TGTATTGATTCATGACAACGAACGAACGAACGAACGAACGAACGAATATGACTACTACGATTACGGCTACTGACTACTGGATGGCTACGGCTACGGCTACTGCTCTTACTACCACCAACCCATTTCCTCTCCAACTCACAAAAGAACAACGCGATGAGAAGAGTTGCGATTACCAGTTTGGACTGTGTGACACGTGTGATGCCGGACTTGACGACCGCGGCGAGGTCAACTTTCACTACCACGCGGATGGTACTATTGAAACATTGTGTGATGCTTGCCACAACTACTACATCGAGGGACCCTGCTATGCTACTGAAGACTAAGTGTAAATGTGTGTGGTCTGCGCGGGGGGTTCCGCCCCCCATCGACGGGTTCATTGTCTACATCGTATAACATCTGCCGTCCATTCTTACCTTGGGGGTTCCGCCCCCCCACGACGGGCTCATCGTGTACATTGTCTACATCGTATAACATCTGCCGTCCATTCTTACCTTCGGTCAATATCGACGGCGGGGGCGGGGGCGGGGGCGGGGGCGGGGGCGACGACGACGACGGCGGGGTTGGCCGTCCTTTTTTTTTGGATTCAAAATCGAATGTTCGAGAGATTTACCCCGAAGTATAGTATTTCATTCTTTTACTCCGGTTTTGCACATTTTCACGATGTATGTTTTTACCTTACCATATATCGTGTCATATTATCTCTCGGTGGCGGGAATTCGGTGACATAACCTCGGGTGACTCATGATTTGGGGCCGGGGTGCCGGGTATACTTTGCTTATTGGTATTACAAGCAATAAACAATTTAAAGACTAATTCCAATCAATATGTATAACAATGGAATCATTCGACGTTGTTGATTTGATTGAAAACAATCCGATTAGTAAGTTAACAGCCACTTACCAAAACAAACTCTTGACTAAAATCAAGGCGAAATTTACAGAAACCGAACAACAGTTATTTGTGGCGAGTTTTTATGGATTTTTAAATTATGACCCAAATAACGACTTTGTTATTGAGTTGGATGATGTTTGGAAGTGGGTGGGATTTTCAAATAAAGCTCATTCAAAATATCTGTTGGAAAAACATTTTGTCATTGATAAAGATTATAAATTATTGCTCACGAAGCCTAGTAAGCAATCCGACCACACCAGGGGTGGTCACAATAAAGAAATATTCATGTTGAACGTTTCTACATTCAAGAAATTCTGTTTAAAAGCCGGGACAAAAAAGGCCGATTCAATTCATGAATATTACATCAAGCTTGAAGGGTTGCTTCACGAAGTGGTTCAAGAAGAAAGCACTGAATTGAAATTGCAGTTGGAACAAAACCAACTCCAATTAGAACAAACCCAAATCCAATTAGAACAAAACCAACTCCAATTGGATAAGTCTGAGAAAACTGCCGAAAAAATTAGAGAAAAAACCTTGTTGGAACAGTTCGGTCGTAACACACAGTGTGTTTATTATGGTAGCATCGATAATCTTAGTGATACGAATGAAAAATTAATTAAATTCGGCAATTCTAATAATTTGGCTGGTCGCGTCGCTCAACACAGAGAAACCTATACTAATTTTCGCTTATTAAATGCTTTCAAAGTCGATAATAAATTACAAATCGAAAATGAAATGAAAGAGCATCCTTTGTTCTCTGAAAGACAACGGACCATTACTATTAAATCTAAAAACTATGTCGAATTATTGAGTATGAATGACCTCACTTTTACTATTCTCGATAAAACAATTCGGGATATTATTCTTAGCAACGAATGCAATCCCGACAATTTCAAGAAACTAATGGAAGAAAACAAACGTTTGAAGGCACTCATCAAAGAACATGACAATTTTAATCATATGAATGAACTTGTATTATTACGGGATGAAAATAAAAAACTCAAATCTCAAAATTTAAGGATTATTAAAAAATATAAAAAGTGGAAATCTGACTCGCCTTATTTTTCCGATTCCGAATCTGATTACGATTATCAACCCACTCCGGCATCTTCTATCAATCATGAACTCCACAATTATGGTATCGTTATTCAACAAATACAAACAAAAAGACGAGATAGAGCTCCTGATGGCTTCTTTCATATCGATGGAATACCTTATGAATTATTGGAAGGCACTAGAACTGATGTTTGGAACGGCAAAGCTTATCAAACTGCCGGGGGATTAATTAAAACTGATTTGTTAATTAATAAAAACGGCAAAATTGTTTCAAAAAGTAAGTCTATCGAAGGTATTATTAACAATAAATTGGATATAGTTAATCAACGTAAAATACCCCGTATTACTAGTGAGTCTCTTTAACTGGGGGTTCCGCCCCCCAACGACGGGGTCCTCGTCTACATCGTATTACATCGTATAACATCGTATTACATCGTATAACATCGTATAACATCGTATAACATCGTATAACATCGTATAACATCGTATAACATCCGCCGTCCATTCTTACCTTCGGTCCATATCGACGGCGGGGTTGGCCGTCTCTTTTTTTACTTTACAAATCACATGTTCGAGAGATTTAACATACTTCCACCCCGTTTTAGTATTTGAATAACGGGAGGTTCCGCCGGGGGTTCCGCCGGGGGTTCCGCCCCCCCACGACGGGTTCCTCGTGTACATTGTATACATCGTATAACATCCTCCGTACATTCTTACCGTCGGTCCATATCGACGGCGGGGGGGACGGCGGGGGGTCGGCCGGTGGTCGGCGGGTGGTCGGCAGGTGGTCGGCAGGATAACGGGGTCACTCGGTCGGCAGGGTTGGCCGTCTCTTTTTTTACTTTACAATTCGGATGTTCGAGAGATTTACCTTACCATTTATCGTGCGACGGTTATCTATCGGTAACCGGAAATGGCCCACATAACCTCGGGTGGCTCATATTATGGATAGGGGGTTCCGCCGGGGGTTCCGCCCCCCCACGACGGGTTCCTCGTATAATATCCTCCGTCTATTCTTACCTTCGGTCTATATCGACGGCGGGGGCGGTCGGGGGATGGTGGCGGGGGGGGGCGGCGGCCGTCTCTTTTTTTACTTTACAATTCATATGTTCGAGAGATTTAACATGTTTCCCGTTTTAGTATTTGAATAACGGGGGTTCCGCCCCCCAACGACGGAATCATCGTGTACATCGTATAACATCCGCCGTACATTTTGACCTACGGTACATATCGACGGCGGGGGCGGTCGGGGGATGGTGGCGGGCGGCGGCGGCCGTCTCTTTTTTACTTTACAAATCTGATGTTCGAGAGATTTACGATAACAATGCATCCGGTTTTAGTATTTGAATAACGGGGGTTCCGCCCCCCACGACGGGTTCCTCGCATAACATCCTCCGTACATTCTGACCTTCGGTCTATATCGACGGCGGGGGCGCCCGTCTCTTTTTTTACTTTACAATTCATATGTTCGAGAGATTTACTCTATAATGCATCCAACCCCCTGGTTAGTATTACAATAATCTCTCGAAACTTTCTTTTTCAGGGGGTTCCGCCGGGGGTTCCGCCCCCCAACGACGGGCTCATCGCATAACATCCGCCGTCCATTCTTACCTTGGGGGTTCCGCCCCCCCACGACGGGCTCATCGCATAACATCCTCCGTACATTTTGACCTACGGTACATATCGACGGCGGGGGCGGGGGGACGGCAGGGACGGCCGGCGCGCTTGGCCGTCTCTTTTTTTACTTTACAATTCACATGTTCGAGAGATTTACCCATCATATTATTACCGGGTTAGTATTACAATAATCTCTCGAACTTTCTTTTTCAGGGGGTTCCGCCCCCCCACGACGGGCTCATCGCATAACATCCTCCGTCCATTCTTACCTTCGGTCCATATCGACGGCGGTGACGCGACCTTTCCACTTTTTTCATGATCCGCCCTTTCTCTCTGTTTTACAATAAAATTGAAACTCATTCTTCATTATCCTACTTACTTCACCTTCCGTATCTATTATACGGTTCGGTATTCTACCGGAGTGGCGCAGAGGCAGCGCGCGGGGCTCATAACCCCGAGGACACAGGATCAAAGCCTGTCTCCGGTATTTTCCATTTCGGTTGCTTTATTGTGCTACCGCACAATCCCCCTGCTTCTTGATGGGGTGTTCAGAAACAACCCGTCATTGCTATGCGACGTTAAACACTGCACCAAACCAAACCTATTCACCGCTGTGGCGCAGAGGTAGCGCGCGGGGCTCATAACTCCGAGGTCACTCGATCGAAACGGGTCAGCGGTATTCTCCCTTTCGCACGCTTTATTGTGCTACCGCACAATCCCCCTGCTTCTAGCTGGGGTGTTCAGAAAGCTCGCCGTCACGCTGGACGTTAAACATGCTTGAGTTAGTGGGGTGAACCTGCTCTAACCTCGTCTAGTTAGAGACGTTAAACGTAACAACACACGTACGATGGCTTCCTGAACGATACTGGTTGTCGGTAGTTCGCATTCGCTGGTTTACAAGAATCTGCCACGCTGTCAACACACACAGCTCTCTATTGCCGGTGTAGCTCAGAGGCAGAGCGCCTAAACACCCGTCTCCTTCCTTTCAACTCTCTGGGTTCGATTTGGGGATGGTTATCGCCTTATAAGCGGGAGGTCGTAGGATCGAAACCTACCGCCGGCATTTACTCTTTTTTCTTTTTACCATAAAAAAATCTTTTCTTTTCTTTTATTCTTTCTCTCACACACATACACGCGCTCGCTCCGCTCGCTTACTCCACTTCTATTCTCTTTGTTGTTTCATTCCATCTTCCTATCTCTTCACTTGTCTCCATGTCGTATACTATTCCCGTCGTTATCGACTTAAAGTACTTCACTCCGTCGTACTCCAACTCTTCCACTTCCACTTCCAATTCTTCTTCCTCCGCCAATGGCTCTCTCTCCAGTTCCTTCTCTTCCTCCTCGGCTACTACTACTACTACTACCTCCTTCTTCGATTCGCTCTTCTTCTTCGTTTCGCTCTTCTTCTTCGCTTCCTTTTCTGCTTTCGATTTGGCATCCTTCGCTTCCTTCGCTTCCTTCGCTTTTGCTTCCTTCGCTTCCTTTGCTTCCTTTTCCGCCTTCGCTTTTGCTTCCTTCGCTTCCTTCGCTTCCTTCGCTTTCGCTTCTTTTGCTTCCTTCGCTTTTGCTTCCTTTTCTGCTTTCGTTTCTTTCACTTTCACTTCTTTTGTTTCTTTCACTTTCACTTCCTTTTCTGCTTTTGTTTCTTTCACTTTTGTTTCTTTCACCTCCTTGCTCACGCCTTCGGCGCTCGCACTCTCTTTCACCTCCTTGCTCACGCCTTCGGCGCTCACCACGCTCACGCCTTCGGCGTTCGCCACGCTCGCGCCTTCGGCGCTCGCCACGCTCACGCCTTCGGCGTTCGCCCTCTTCTTTCCCTTCGCCTTCGGTTCTTTCTCCGCCTTCGGCTCTTCTTCTTCTTTCATCATCATCTTTTTCATCGCATTTATCTCCAACTCCATCTCCAACATTTCCTTTCTCATCAACTCTCTCAACTCCGTTTCACTCTTTCCCGTCTCCCTCCTCATCACTCTCATTATGCTTTCCATTCTTTCTTCTTTACATTCCCCTCTTTACTTCTTTCTCATTTCAATTTTTTTATTCTTTCTTTCTTTCTCTCTCTTCTTCTTTCTTTCCTACCCTCTCTCTATCTCTACCTTCTTCGGTTCATACCCTCTCTATCTCCGCATAATACGCCTTTACCTTTTTGTTCACCAAAATCTTCGTAACATCGTAACTCATGATACTCAACCCTTGCAATGATTTGACGCGAGATAGTGCAACGTAACTCTGCCCCGCTTCAAATACTCGCTCCCCAATATCAATGATACATCGTTCTAGTGTCGCGCCTTGACTCTTATGAATGGTAATGGCCCATGATAAGATTAGAGGTATTTGTGATACGCCAATCCCGGGTATATTCTCACTTATCCATGTATGATAGTTGACCGTCATTTCAAGACCGTTATTGAAACGCACCACTGGCAATGGCGGTGTGGATGTACCTGCAGGATTTTCTATCATGCGTACAACCACTCCTTGACTTCCATTGCATATTGGTGTTGCAGATGTTGTCACCGACTCTTCCATATTGACGACACACATTACCTGGGCGCCCACCCTTAAATGCACAATGTCGTCACACAAAATACTGTTTTTCAATGAATTCAGTTCGGCAGTAATCCGTTCATGACTCTGAGATGCGCGAAATTGCCGTTCTTTATCAGACAACGGTAAATCTCTCGCATATTTTAGTTCATAACTGTATGTAGGACTATCTGGGTCCACTATCGTAAGTTTCTCCATTTCAAGTCGGTTGATTTCATCCGCACGAGACCGGGTAGAATATAAAATCGTCGGTTTGGTCTGTGGCGTCCCATCTTCCGATACATCCGGCAATACGACACCGACGCGTGACCGAAGTATTTCGTCCGTTTTGCGTGTAATCCGCCCTTCACGCACCTGGTTCAGTATTTGGCAGTACACGGGGTCATTCTGCCGGAATATCTGTTTCAGTTGGATTTGGTTTTCTTTCGGAAACGTATGAAACCAACTTTCACTTTCAAAACAGAACCGCGAATTATCGGGGTCTTCCGTGTTGACTCCTACTGGCGGGAGTTGGTAGAAATCACCGCAAAATATGAGTTGTATTCCACCGAAAGGTCGAGAATGACAGTTTCTGACTGTTTTTCCGACAATATCTAATATATCGAAAAGGCGTTTTGACATCATACTTACTTCGTCGATAATGAGTGTTCGCGTTTTTCGCCAATCTTTTTTTTTGAAGAAATTCTTGTCCACGCGTTGAACAATTCTCTCGACATCACCATTTGCAAGTCCGATACCAGACCATGAATGAATCGTTTTGGCTTTACAGTCCAACATGACCGCCGCGCACCCCGTGAGTGCGCATACTTGGATATTATGTTCTCGCTGTGTCGCGTATTTATAAATCTCTCGAATAAGGGCGGACTTGCCCGTTCCACCAGGGCCTGTAATAAATACATTTTGCCCCGATATGTATTTCGCAAACGCTAGTTTTTGTTCTGGTGACATATAGTCCGGAATTGACGCGGGACCTGGCGCGGGACCTGGCGCGGGACCTGGCGCGGGACCTGGCGCACTGGATAGAATTGTCGGTATCGAGTTCATTATCGGCCTCTCTTCTTGCGACAATTTCTTCACTACCGTCGTATATTTGCGAATATCGTGCGACATTGTTGACGTCATTTGAATGAATGAATGGATACAACAGAGGAAATACCCGAATTAGATTTCAATTTAACGCATTGTGTTTATTTATATACTAATATTTCGCGATTTCTTTTCGCCAATTGTAATATAGAACTATTTTTATAGTTATCATAGTCACACTTCCGAATGAATACAATTACCACATCTTATTCTCACCCTCAACCATTATACACGAATACAAGTGCAGAACCGGCGTATACACCGACGAATGCGATTGTAACCGCGCCGACGAATGACCATTTAGAACGCGTAAAAAAATCACAACTTATCCTTGAAAAATATCCAGACCGTGTCCCGCTTATCATACAACCATCTAAAACTGACCGCGACGCATATCCCATCGACAAGTCGAAATATATAACTCCGAGAGATTTAACGTTACTTCAACTACAGCAGATTATCCGCAAACGAATCCATTTTCCACCCGAAAAGGCAATGTTCATGTTCATCAACAATAAGATATACCCCATTACATCGATAATTGGAACTGTATACGATACGAATAAAGACTCTGATGGATTTTTATACATCACGTATTGTCAGGAAAGCACATTTGGGTAAAGGCGCACACTGAAAAAATAACATATATAGATAGAAAAGTATATATCCATACAATCTATATATGTTGTCATTCTTTTCTAAGATAAAAAAAAATATCCAGGATAAGATAAATAATAGAAGAGTGTTTAAAAGACGACGGCGGTACCAGGTGGTAGTTATGGATTCTGATATCATCACAGTGAATACTGGCATTGACAATGACATTGACATTGACAATGACATTGAGGATGTCAATGATGACATAGAAGTTCATCCGCCTCCGCCACCAACGACTCCAATCACGCCGACGACCCCGCCAACGATTAGACACCGGTTTTTCCGAACAGAAATAACTGATGACGAACTAAGAAATGATTATGAATTACAGCATCTGATTAGTGCGCTAACAAATCGTAATATTGACGTAACGAATCTACTCCTTGAACCTCGATTTGAAGAACTACTTCAAAACATTCCAGAGATGTCCGACATCTTAAAAATAAAAATGCGGTCTTTTTACATTATTATCGCGCAAGACATGTATTCGAAGTTATTTGAAGAGAAAAAGAGGTATCGTGCAACAAAAACAAAACACACATTAGGGGTGTTTCGATACAATGACTATATTCTTCGCATCGATGATTCGCCGTATAGTTTTATTAATGAAACATGTGTCATTGACGCATTAGCGTCGGCGTCGGCGTCGGCGTCGGCGCCGGGAGCAGTTGCTGTGAGTAGTATCATAGTCCCATTCGTTGTATTGACAAATATAAAACGAAATATAAACAATCATATTTGTGATTGTAGTGTTATCGCACATTGTGAATGTAAGTATCTAGATAATGCAGATAATCACCCAAACATGCATGAATTGAAATATGAAGGCCGGACACATTACAATATTTTACGGGAGAATGAAATATCATTCAGTATCCAACATTATGTAAAGAATAGTGAACCATTATATGGTTGGGTGAAGAACAATATCGGAAAATATGTGTATAATCAGTTTACAAATATTCAGTATCCTTTATTTATTAATTTATTTCTTACATGCGCGCATGCACTTGAACATCTTCACGCAATTGATGTCGTACATGGAGATATAAAACCAGACAATATTCTTATACACGAAGGTCACGATTTTGACATGAATCATCCTAAAAAATGTAAAAACTTCACTGTGCATCTCATCGACTTTGGATTATCTGGAATCAACAATAAAGGGTACGGAACTGGCGGCACTGTTCCATATTGTCATCCGGAGTTCAAAAATATCCGCGACACGATTCGTTCAAATAAATACAACTGGAAAAAACAACATTTGAAGCATGATGTATGGTCGCTTGGTATTATGTTTATTACCTTGTATATTTACCGTGACTTTTATAGCTATTACAATAAATACCCGGATTATTTCTTTACGAAAGATGGATATGTATCATCATTGATATTGGATGTAATATCCAATCATAACCTGCATGAGTTATTTACCAAAATGCTTTCGGTTGAATCTATACCCATCGATGAAGTATGCAACCGATTACAACGAATGGTTGACCGTTGATGACGATGACGACAACGTCTGAATTGGTTCGATGACCATTTCTTTTTGTGTAGATTCGACTACTGTTTCTACTTCAATTGATGTGGCCGCAATCGGGTCGGTCGTGGTCGCGGTCGTGGTCGCGGTCGCGGTCGTGGTCGCGTCCGGTTTTTGAACTGTTTCCGTCACGGCATTCATAATAGTGTATGGATTATTATTATTCCCGCGAATTGACTTGGGTAGATACTGGTCTTCAATGGATGGTGTATATTCTGGTATCTGCGGAGTCGTTGTAGGTGCGGACGCCGGCGCGGACGCCGGTGCGGACGCCGGTTTATTCTTAAGTTGGTCAATCCCGTTTCCATGTTTTTCGAGTGTATCACTCCGCGTATTCATTGTTTGAAGGATATGTAACACCAATTGGGGCGCAATCGAAAGCGTATTCATATGTGTACGATACTGAAACGAACAAACAGTTGTTTCGCTTCCGATGAATTGGATACTATACCACCAATACGCCGGAATAAAAACGACCATACCTTGATACAATTCAATTTCAAGTGTTTTTATTTTGTCGAAATCGTCTTGGTATTCCGGTTGAACCTTCCATGGATTCACTGGTGACCGAAACTCGAAAATATCATAATCCATTATCGGGTATAAATATCGCGCGTCTTTTGGCGGCATTAATTTTAGTCGTATTGTCCCTTGTGTCACTAAGAAATAGTTACGATAATTCAAATTATAGCGCAGAGGTGTAACTGTATTTTCGGACCCTAATAATATATCATACGTGCATTTTGATACCATATAAGGTCGTAAGAAGTCATCGTATAACTGGAATGTTTTAATTAAACCGGTTTCTTCTATAAAGTCTGCATTATGTTCGCTTATGTATTTTTGTTCTCTATCATTTTTCAAGACTTCGTGCGCTATTTTTAATGGTACGGGGATATACAATACATAATCATTTTCGTTCTCTTTTTTGGCGTCATTGTCATTTTTTGTACTCGACGACGACGACGGAGTCTTTGAAACATCACGGATATGAATATCAAATGCGCGATACATGTTATGGATTGCCTGGTATGATAGTTGTGTAAGTAATTGTTCATTATAATACTCGAATGTGGTTGGTTGTCGTATATCGCATACTTCTTCTAAACGCTGTTTGGATGGTTGGTCGATTTCGTATACTTCTAAATCATTGCTTTGTTTCAGATGAAAATGGATATGAAGGTAAATAAACAACACAATACAAAAAATAAGAATGGACACAATTAGCATTGTAAATATGAATACTATTACATATTCATATTTATACTTCTTTCGGTTTACGCACCGGATGGGACGGTCGGGTGGGGGATGGGGGATGGGGATGGGGGATGGGGGATGGGGGATGGGGATTACAATTCACTTACAACCAATGAAATTGGTTCGATGAAATTGCGTGTTTCATATTCATCATACGTGTAGTCGGTAGGTTCTAATGCACGTATTTCATCGGACTCGGCGTCGGCGTTGTCATCGGCTGCGTCGACGTTGTCTGCGTCCACTTCGGCTGCGTCGGCGTTGTCATCGGCTGCGTCGGCTGCGTCGGCTGCGTCCACTTCGGCATCGGCATCCATTTCCATATCAGCGTCCGCGGATGTATCGCATACTTCGTGTTGATTGTGCAAATTCGCGTCCGATAATATAATTTCAGTCATCTCGCATGAAGGAAACAATCCATCTCTATCCACGACAGCGTCTTCAGCAGACACGGTATTGATATCGGCACCGCCACTGCCGCCGACACTGCCGCCGACACCATTTAACAGCCGAAGCAACATTGTATTCATTTCGTTCATCATCTGTTGTTGCGAATGTATGAGTGAACGCAGTTCTTGATTCTCTTTCACAAGTGGTTCGATTTTCATAATCACTTCCGAGAGATTCGTTTCATTGACAATCTTGTTCACGATACCTTCTACAAATTCACGACTATTCGTCAAATCATGCATGACAACCTCCATCAACAACTCCTCCTCTTCTGTTTCTACGTTGTCATCGTTGAGGGTGTCGGTCGATTCGTCGATGGGTACAACTCTTTCTCTCGAATTGTTGCGGGATTCTTCTTTTATGGTCGGAAGAATGTTACTACCGGATTGTCCGTGTGACTCGCTCGCCCCTGCCATCATGGATGCACGCAAATCGTCCAACTCATGAACAATTTCATGTAAAATATGATTATGCTCTTGTAGTTTTATATCATGCGCCTTCAATACAACAACTGGTGGAGGAATAACACCAGTGTCGGATAGCATACTCACAAACGGTGTCAGTTGAGTCGCGTTCGCGTGCTTCGATGCATGTACATGTGCCGGCGCGGGCGCGGGCGCTACACGACCTGCTTGACTCGGGTCTCTATAATTGGGATTCTTTCGCGGTACTCCCTTCTCATAAAGAAACTCGGGTTCTGAGATATGTGCTGATGGTCCGCGTATTTGGTTCTCGCCCTCCATCTGGGTCGCAATAGCCATTTTCTGTTTCAGGATTTGTGTCTGGATTTCATTCTGTTTTTGAAGAACTCGCAATTTTTCAGGAGGCATAGAACTTCCCTGTGTTTGTATAAGTTTGCTCCGTTCGGTCAACTGATGCTTAATCAGTTCTATATTTTCATAGATGTTCATGGGTTGTGATGGCAACATTCCGTGTACGATATTTGGTTGCTGTACAAAATTGGTCGGTTCTTTGGGGACGGGTTGTCCTGCACCCCGACCATAATACGCCGTTGGTCCGGGACCGCCGGGACCGCCGGGACCACCGGGACCACCGGGACCACTCGGTGCTGTCGACGCCCTACGTTTTCTCGCAGCAGATAAAGCCGCACTACCACTCATATTCGCGAATTACAATGAACCAACAACGACCGTTACGATTATAAAATGTAATAACACATTATTTCTATATTATTTTCGCATTTTCATCGATATTGGGTCATAACTTTGATAATTCAGTACTTTAAAATCATCAAATCGGTAGTCATCGATATTATCTCTCAGAACCGTGATTTCAACTCTTGGAAATGGAAACGGGCGACGCAATAATTGCGGTCGTAACGCTTCAACGTGGTCGTCGTAAATGTGTGCATTTCCTAAATAATATACAAACTCGTGTGCAACTAGTCCACAGTGTTTGGCAAGGAGATGTGTCAAGAAACTGTAGGATGCAATATTGAATGGAACCCCTAACCCAACATCTCCACTACGCTGGTATAATGCGCATGAAAGTCGATTGTGGTTGTCAACATTAAACTGACATAAAACATGGCATGGTGGAAGCGCCATCTCGTTTAATTGACACGGGTTCCATGCCGACATAATCAATCGACGCGAAAATCTCTCGACAGGGTCCTTCAAGCACCGTATAATCTCGGCCAGTTGGTCGACGCCTTTCCCTGTATAATCCGTCTCGTGTCCAGTGTATTCGGCATTAAAGTGTCGCCATTGATGACCATAGATAGGACCGAGGTCGCCTTCGGCGTAGTGCGACAGTCCGCGTGATTCTATAAAATCACGTGACGCATTATCGTCCCAAATATGAACGCCAGCGTCTTGTAAAAGGCGGTTGTCGGTTTTTCCCTGAATAAACCAGAGGAGTTCTTTGAGGCATGTTTTCCACGCCATTTGTTTTGTAGTGAGTAGCGGAATCCATCCTTGTTCGAGTGAAAATACCATACCTGCGCCAAATATGGACAAGGTACTGCCATTTCGACCAATGTGTTCGTTTTTTTGCTCTATAATATCCTGGATGAGATTTAGGTATTGATATTCAGCGTGCGGATGGATGAAGACGGTGGACGTTGGCATAATAACCATTGGGGGTGGGTCGTTGGTGGTGGTGGTGGTGGTAGCGGTTGTTGGCGTACTTTCATGGGTGTTGTCATCATTAATTGAAGCAAGTGCGCGACTGGTTATCGAATATTGCGCAACACCCGTGTTTTCAACGCGGTAATGTGGAACGCTATTGATTCTGGCGAATCGTCGAATCATCGGAATGGGGGTTGTGGGTGTATATACAATCTATAGTGAAACGTGTTTAATTCCGTTCCATGATTCCATGATTCCATGATTCCATATTCCAATACATTCCATGATTCCATGATTCCATGATTCCATGATTCCATATTCCAATACATTCCATGATTATGAACTATAAATAATATTATTCCTTTTATATATACTCAAACAATGGAGGCATTTGAAGAAACTGTGAAAGAAGGGTCGAAACGCGGTAGTTCATTCATCGACCATGTCTTTCGTTTAGACGAACAGCAACAAGGGGTATTATTGAATATTGTTCAGTATACAATCATCGGGTTTGTCCCAATTCTCTTGATGTTGTATTTGGTCCGCACATATGTCCCTGAACCCGACGATCACAAGGCGACACTCATGATTTTAGTGGAAATCATCGGTCAAATCCTCTTCATGTTCGTGTTCATCTACTTTATTCATCGGTTAATTACATTTATTCCCACCTACTCTGGATATAGGTACAGCGAGTTCAACTTCACTACAACCATTTTAGGAATATTGATGATTCTCTTGAGTATTAAGACGAAATTGGGCGAGAAGGTCCAGATTCTCGTAGAACGTGTCATTGAACTCTTGGGCGGTGAGACCAGTTACAATGGAACTGCTGGCGGAGGTGCAAACAATGGCGCGCAGGGAAGTGGCGCAGTTCGCATCACACAGCCATTGTCGCAACCTTACGCCGGCGGTGTTCCCGGTGGAATGGTCGGCGGTGGTATGGCGCCTCCCAACCCCGTCATGACCGCCAACCGTAACACTGGAACTGCCGACTACGGACTTTCGCAAGCGTCGCAGCAGCAGCAACACTTCAACAGCACGTATGCGCAGAATGTCGGCGGAGGGATGCCCGGTGGTATGATGTCGTTTGAACCGATGGCCGCCAATGAGGTTATCGGGTCGAAGTTTTAGACCTTTGGTGTAAACCGAAAGTACAATACAATACAATATAAAGTATGAATCACAATTTATATTATATAATTACAACTTCTTCGTATGAGTAACTTAAACGAATATTTCAAAAAGAATAATATTATACCTACCGAGGGTTATTCTCAACAAGTTCCCGGACAAATCGCATTCCTAAGAAGAATGGTAAGTTCTCCGTCGATAAAACGTGTCATGGAAATTGGATTCAATGGAGGACATTCCGCGGAATTGTTTCTATCCTCCAATCCCAATGTGGAACTTGTAAGTTTTGACATAGGGCATCACGACTACCTGACCCACGGTAAAGCATTTATCGATAGTAAGTACCCCAATAGACATACACTACTCATTGGAAATAGTCTACAGACGGTACCGGAATATTCAAAAACTGCGAAACCATTTGATATTATATTTATTGATGGAGGACACGATTATCCTATCGCATACGGGGACATTGTAAATTGTAAGAGTCTCGCGCATATGCATACAATTGTCATTATGGATGATACCATCAAAAATAAAAATTGGCTCCGGAGGTGGAATTATGGTCCAAATCGTGCATGGGCTGATTGTATTACGAATAACATTATTGAAGAACTCGGAAGTGAAGACTGCGAACCTGGTAGAGGTCATAGCTGGGGGCGTTACATTACTTCTCTATAAACACCTCTCGTTCAACACTTTTCATAATCTTACGTTCCCCAATCGGGTCGTCCTTTATTTCATGAAGCACGTTTTTCACCATCTTATGATGAAAATCTTGCAACCGACTATTTGTCTCCCACCCAGGATGTAAATCCATCCACTTCTTAATCGCGAAATACTCCTTGTTCGCAATATCGACGAACGCCTGACGCATCCGCGCATTCCCTTCATCTCTCGCCCACTGGTGGTTGTCCCGCACATAAATCGTATCCCGCTTCTGGTCGGTGCAATGAATCGGGCGCTTATAAAGGTCCAGTTGTTTCAATCCGTCAATCATGACCTTGCTAATCCCTTCCACGAGTCCCTGGTTCCGCGTATACGTGAGGTCGTCCATCGTGATTTCGAGAGAATTGACAAAATCCGAGAGATTCACCGCGTCTTTACACTGTTCATTCAAGAAAAAGTTCAAATTGAACTGGTTGTTGTTCGTATTATTCACGATAATATTGCGTTCCTTGCTCAATTCGATGATTTGTTTTTGCAGGGTTTTATTCTGGTCTAATAACTCGAATACGAGAGAATTGACGAGAGATTTCTTGTTTCGTTTCTTGCCAGCAGTAAGTGCCGAAATCATCTTTCGAATATAATCCTTCAGTTTCTCATTCTGTTCGGTGAGAAGTTCAGATACGACCGATGATGACGCATCAGATGCGGCATCTTGTTCATGATGAAATAAGGTCGACGATGACGTCGACGATGATGACGATGACGACGCCGCATCACTGTTACTGTCGCTTTCTTTGTCGCTGGCATGAACATCCGTCGTTTCCAATATTTCTACAGTCAGTTCTGGCTCTGTCTCTGTCTCTGGCTCTGGCCCAGGCGCAGTCCCCGCCCCCAGCACCGGTTCTGGAAACACAGAATAATGAAAGATGCCGTCGTCCACCTTTTTCCTGGATTTGAAACGATAGCGCACCATTCGGTTATTTTCATCATCACTAGATGCAACCACCTCCGTTGCGTGTTTCATTTCGGTTTCTTCGACAGCATCTGATAACCTGGACGTCATTCTCGACGTTTGGGTTGTTGTCGTCGTCGTCGTCGTCGTCGAAATGATAGAAACAGACACCGTATTCACAACCGATTCTTGCGGATGCTTATGTACAGATTGGTTGTGTTGAAACTGAAGACATGTGGATGTGTGTTTATAATAACTAGAACGGTGTGAATACGACTTTTTACAAAGGCAAATATATTTCCCATCCTTCGTCGTTGGCGCAGCCACAGAAATTGTTTCATGAACTGCGCCGCCAAAAATCTCCGCTTCAAAAACAGGGGCCGCGGCCGTTACGGCCATTTCACTGCCGAAAATATTCGGTTTAAATTCAGATATTCCAAATAAAGTGTTCGGACACTTTTCGTCCATTTTTTCATCGTTCAAATTTGGTTTCATTTTAAAAATATATAAATTGGCATGTTCCCGGGCTTGGATTTCATTGTTACAAGAACATTCCGCCAGAATGTCACACTTCCAATTCGTCCATCCACCATTCATTCGAATACATTCGTATAACTTTGACTGAATAGAAAGATCCAAAGTCTCGCGCTTATGCTTATACTTCCGTTGTGTTAAGTTGGTAGTGTACGAAATGTACGCGTCCGAAATTGCCGAATTTTTACAAGTTAATCGGTAGACGTAGGTCTTAGAGTAGTCAACGTACTTTCTTGGCATTTTTGTTCCGTTCAATTCTTGTCTTATTTTACCCCAATTTGTCTTATTTTACCCCAATTTGTCTTAATTTTACCCCAATTTGTCTTATTTTACCCCAATTTGTCTTAATTTTACCCCAATTTGTCTTAATTTTACCCCAATTTGTCTTATTTTACCCCAATTATATAGGTAATATTCTTGCTCTATATACCGTGTATATTATAATTATGAGATGTCTCTATTATCGTTTCAGTGCGCCTGTGACCGGTAATTCATTTTACCCCAACGCTTTGGCAACATTCGCACCATCGGTTGGTCTAAATGTTGCCATTCTCACATCAAAAATCGTACATCATCGTCAGGGGTTTTGTCTTAATTTGTCTTATTTTACCCCAATTTTGTCTTAAAGTGCATTTTGACATTCTGGTGATTTTGGCAACATTTGCACCATATTCAGTCACATCACCAGAAAGCAAACGCCTATATATCCCGCTAACACAAAAAGGGTAAAATGGTATTTTTCCAAAAATGTCCAAATCCGGGTTTGGCCGTTTTGCTTTTAAAACGCGTTTTTTCGCATGTTTAGCCTGACGAGAGCATAATTTACGATTTTCAACGTTATTTTGGCAACATTCGCACGATACATGGTGACGCTTTTTCGCGTGGCACCTCCCGGCGCCATTTTGCGCCCTCCGGCGCCCATTTTCCGCCAGACTGACTTTTCAAAAACCTATAAGATAATGCTATATATGCTCTAGTTTTCAGTAAGGTGGTCGTAAAACGTCCACAAAACCGCGCAGGTCAGTGTCAATTTGTGTAAACAATGTGTCGTATCTGTAATAAACACAATTCGTTATATTGGATTATTGGTGGCGCGAATACGAATGAAGAAAACAGTAGTTGTTGATTTGGAGTTTATGCGACCATCGGTGGGTCGAGGTCGAAGTAGGTCGCGGTCACAGTCGCGGTCGAGGTCACAGTCGCAGTCGCGGTCGCGGTCAAGGTCCGGTAAACCGGTTACATCCGCCACATCATATCATGAAGACGACGACATCTTGAATATTGGCGCATTATTACATAAACATAAGGACGAATACGACGACGACGACGCCTCGGACGCATCGGACGCATCGGACGCAATCGATAGTAGCGATAGTTGTATTGAATCAGATAGTTCCCCTCCCGTGAAAGACCGAACGCATCCAAGCGTCAAGGATTCGGATTATGCAGTTGATTCCGACAATGACCTACTCCAATCCGTACTAGATGAACCAACATTTCCGCTTGATATTAATGCGATATTATCGGCAATGAATAAAACCGAGAATAACACGATAGCCAATACGACACTCAAAAAAATACACGCGCGAAGACACGAGATTCTCGCGTCAATGAATCTCACACCAGAGAAACTGGCCGAGTTTGAACGTAAGTTACACATGTACCGGGTCATTGAAAACCCCTATGACCTAAAACATAACCAACTTATTCGTTGGATACCTCTTCGTTCTCTCGAAGCGCGACCCTATGTAACATTGGGAGGCACATTATTCCGCGTGCGTGAAAATGTGGAAGACAAGATGCATATTGTTACGATTCGAAACATAAAACGGTTTGTATTCAATATTCGATTTGAGTTGAATGTCGTATTTCAACGATTGAGTCAAGAAGAATTGCTGATATTACGTGTACTTGAATATATAGATGCCGACAATGACGCAGGCGACACAGGCGACGCAGGCGACGCCTCTTCCTATTTATAAATACGCCTCGACGTCTTTGTAATATAACGTGTCATTCTTGGTCGTAGTTTACCGTTCTTTGTTTTACATCGAAATCCGTGTGACTTCAATCCCTTTGTATTGAAAATCGACCGAGTACAATATGCAATACGACGACCTTCATTAGATGATGATGACGATGACGATGATTCGGTCGTACCATCACCACTTGCTTTAATGCACCGACATAGTTTTTGTGCTAGAATTCGATGCGCGCGTTCTTTGACCGACTTCCTATTTTTACGCGTGATGCGTCCGTGTCCGGGTTCTTGATAATGATGAAGTATTTTTACGTAATCTCCGTGTGTCAATTTCATATCTTCATCAATATCACTATCTGCATATTTGGGTACGTTTTTCATATAAATGACACACACACACGCACGCACACACAGACAGACACGTATTATATTATATTATATTGTAATATTATAATAGTATGAAACCAAAGGTTGTCGCCTTTGACGTAGATGAAACACTCGGTAATTTCTCTCAATTCTCTTACTTTGGTCATACATTAGGACAATACTTCAACAAACCAGACATCATGTATCGTTATTTCAATGATTTAGTTGACTTGTACCCGGAAATTGTACGCCCAAATATGGTGCGCATTTTGGATTATATCCGTAAAAAAAAGAATGCAGGGAGTTGCAGTAAGGTTATGATATATACGAACAATATGGGTCCTGACAAATGGGTCGGGCATATTCGCAGTTATTTTGAAAATAAACTGCGGTCCATGAAACAAAGCGGGGCGGGGGGTGGTCTGGCCATCGTTCCGCCACTGTTCGACCATACCATCGGAGGGTTCAAACCACAGAATGAACGAATGGCGGCGGGCGCCTCGGTCTCAGCCTCGACGTATCCAGAACGAACGACCACCCATAAGACAGTAAATGAATTTATTCGATGCGGTCGCTTACCCTCAGATATTGAAATATGCTTCTTGGATGATGTCGAACATCCTAAAATGGTGGATGAACGCGTATACTATATTAAATTACAGGCGTATCATTCGTACATTCCGTTTGAAATGTTCGTCATCCGATTTTTAAACAGTGCATTATACCGAGACGTGTTTTCGCATTTTCAGGTTCCATCGATTACGCCAGGAACATCATCTACTGCTAAATCACAGATTCTCTCGATTGAAATGAACAATCTACTCGTAAAGATTGCGGAAGCAGCCGAATATGATGTAAAAGCGAACCAACGAAAAGTGAATCCGCGCGAGATTGATGAAATCATAAGCAAGTATATCTTATACCATCTACAACAGTTTTTCCGCGATGGTCTGCTCACGTCGGTGTCGGCATCGGCCACGCATAAACCACGGAATAAGACCTCTAAAAAAAATAGTAGGACCTCTTTATTGAATCATCGACGTGTATATTACATTGACAAGAATACGGCTGTAAAGAATATGAAGAATAAGACAATTCGTAACCGATAATCGGTTATGCGCGCGCCACCCCCGACGCTGTCACCACCCCCATTACGTAAACCAAGAGAGACTCCCTGATGCGCCGACAAATACAACACGCTGCCCAGCAGACTCGGCTTCGGCAATCACTTCTTCTCTTGCAATTTTCACTTCAGGAGTTTCATGCATCTCGTCAATGTAAACAATACCGTCTTCACGTCGCGCAACGATATGTTGCCTGGCATATTTGAGCGCTCTTTCAAATTTCCGATGACGCTCTGCAACCACCCAACGCTGGTGACGCGGATTTGAGATATGTCGGTCCCAGTTTCCTTGTACTCCGCGCCAACCACATTGACAACTTACTGGTCTCACCACCTCCAGTTCACGATAAGTATCATCAAACATCCGCCTCATAATCACCTGTATTGCATGATGAAGTACCATTGGACTCGTTTCATATCCAGCATTTCCGGGTTCTGGTTTGTAATTCACGAGTAACTGAAACACTTCTTGTTCTTCTCCGCGGTCGACCAGACTCACGTCGTCCTCATGCATATAAATACTTGCCTCATCTCCGCATAATTCCACGACAATATCATCCGCGGTATCCATGATTTCATGGTAAAGGTCTTCATCCGATTCTTCAATTTCGTCCAATGTCATCCAACATCGCAGTAAATCGCCCGGGCGGCGTTGAGAAAGTGTTGTGCGCTTGTGCTTATGTAACGCCCCGAGTGCATTCATTCCGCGTAAATACGCACCTTCCGGCATCTTGTCTTGATTTTCTTCGAGTATATCCATCATGATATCCAACTCTTTCTGAATCATTTCGTCGGGTGTCTCAACTACTCTGGCTGGGACATATCCGCCACCGCCATGACCTTCATCACGGATTATACTCCAGTTAGTCTCATTGCCGAATGCAATTGCTGCATTCTCCACGACTTCGTTCATTCGTTCGCTCATTCGTTCGTTTATTTGTTGTTGTTCGTGTATGTTATTATGAATTGACAAAAGAATTCAATTTTTTTTGTCAATTGCTGGGCGAGGCGTTCACTCACCACCTACCGGATACCATCCCTTGTACGGGTCCAGAACCGGCGCCACCACCGGCGCCACCACCGCCACCGACGCGTTGCTTCTCCGCCATCTGTTTTGCCGCCTGTTCTTGTATAAATTTCTTGACAACTGGAATGTTATCGACCGCCCCAGATGTGTCGATATAATTGTATACCGGATGAACCACACTCGTAGTTACCGGGTGTGTTATATTTTTGGCTACTTGCTTTTTGATGTAATTCGATACAGTTTCAGACACAATATGTGTGATTAAAATGAAAATACATGTAGAAATAATGAGACGACGGTCAAACTCACTAAACTTATTTCCGCCAAGAATCGCAAATTTCGAGTTTGTCCATGAAATCGTATTGAATCGAAGTAAAAGAACGAACACTGCAATGTATAGAATGGTGTTTCGTAATACAGGAATATACTCTGGAATGGTATTGTAGAAACCAAGTAATATAATTGCGTACGTTCCATAAAAAAACAAGTCAATGTACTTATAATAATCCGAATATTTGGCGAATATCGGTTTCACTGTATCACGGATATAGGTTATGATTCCAACTATCAAATCTTCCAATGATGTCTTGATAGTATTCATGGAATGGAATGCAATGAAATGAAATGCAATGATATATAATGAAGAGATAAATATTACGTCTTGGCGCTGCCGTCCGCATCCGCATCCGCATCCGCCACATAAAACGACAGCAACCTCGCGCTTGGGTCAAGAACACCTTCACAGAATGGATGACGCCAATAGTACGGGATTGTATCCCCACGCCCCGGATAGATGGATTCAAATATGCGACGATAATAAAAACTCTCCTTGTCATACGGTGGGTTGTGAAGCGAATATAAGTAGTGATTCTTGTTATTGTATTCGCTATCCGTAACAACGCGGTCTACATATTCTTTAATCATTTGAACCCATGTTCGACCACCATCGGCCGAACTCACTCCGTCACTAAACGCCTCCTTTCTACGCCAAAGAACGCTATCCGGCAGAAGATCATCTTCATTCTCAAACGCTTTTCGAAGCAAGTATTTCTCCATTTTCTCGTCGGTGAACTCCTTGAATCGCGCAGGAATACGCATCACGTAGGAAAGAAACTCCTTATCAGCAAACGGTACACGCGCCTCCAAACCAGCGCCGCTGATACTCTTATCTGACCGCAGTAAATCAAAGAACCGAACATCGCGAATCATGCGCTCATTTTCACGATGAAAATCGGTCTCATTTGGCGCCTTCTGGAATCCACGATACGACCCGAATATTTCATCCGACATGTCCCCGCAATAAATAACGACATCGTCGGATTGCTGTTCAATGTATTTGCTTATCAGATAATTCCCCACCGAGGCGCGAATGGTCGTAGTGCAGTAACTCTCGGTTTGGTAAATCGTCTCATAAATTGCGTTCAAGAAATCTTGTTCGGTGAGCGATACTTCATGATGGCATGTTCCCAAATGTTCGGCCACACGACGCGCCCATATCAAATCAACGGAACCGTCTAAACCGATGCTATACGTATTCAAAACCGTATCTGGCGAGGTGCGTTTCAATTCTCTCGCAACAATCGCCGTAACAAGTGAACTATCCAGTCCACCAGATAATAAGCATCCAACGGGTCGCTCACTCATCAAACGCTTTACGACCGCACTCGTAAATAATTCGCGGATGTTGGCACATATTTCCTTTTCCGCTGTCGCGTCATCTATCCCAGCGTCGATAACCATCATCGGGTATGAATAATTCACATGCAACTGCTTCAATGTACTGTCAAGGCCATCGTCACCCGCCGCCACCGCCGTCGTCGTCGTCACAGGGTCGTAATACGAGTGAAACGTCGCATTTCCTCCATCCTCTCCAATGTATTCCATATAACAACCGGCGGGAAATTGGACCACCGTATCACATATCGAATGAATCGACTTCATTTCACTTGCGATACATAGGGCGTAATGGTCGGGGTTCAATGAAACACAGGTCAAATCGGAATATTCGCTGCCGAATTGTCCGTCGTGATGAGAAACACCAATATAAAGCGCACGCACACCCACTGGGTCTCGCGCAACATAAGTCGTTCCTGTTTCGTAATCGTGCAGGACAAACCCGAACACACCATCCAAGCGACGAACAGTCTCCTTCATATTCCCGCCAAACTTGCGATACAAATGAATAATAATTTCGCAGTCGGAACCACTGGTATACTCGCCTTCCAATCCAAACTCGGCAATCAATTCGCGGAAATTATAGATTTCTCCATTACAAATCAACCGACAGTTTTTGAGGTGAAATGGTTGGTCTGCAGCGGGGTCCATGCCATTAATCGAAAGACGATGAAATCCCCATGCACGGGTATCATCTTTGAGAAACACCGTCTTATCAGGACCTCGATGACATGATAATAAACAGTTTTCTTGTAATGTTTTGAGTTGGTTTAAGGATAAACGCGCGACAGTTTGAAAATAGAATATACCGCACATTACGCTCACGATGAAATCACAGGTAATATAGAATACGACGCGATACCGTTTAAACCCTTTCGCCGCCGTCGCCGTCGCCGCCCCCTGTCGCCCGCCCCCGCCGAAATCATAATATTTTCATAATATAAAAGTATATTCTCATACATAATACCCGACTACGACAACAACAACAACAACGACAACAACGACAATGGAGTTTTACGGTGTTGTAAATGGCGCATATTCAAATCATCATGACCGACTTGGAGAAATCAATGAACGTATTTCAGACCGCAATATACCTTCGACGGGATTACGCCCGGCGTATAATGTTCGCCCCCTGTCATCCAAATACGCAATGATGCCGATTTTAGAGACACGACCTGTCCCGACTGTACCAATTCAACCCTATCAGCATTTTACCACGGAAACCGTATTCAATCCGGGTAACGCCAAAGCGCCGTGGCGTGGATGGGCCGAACGCGTGAATGTAGAGTCGTCGCTTCGCAACCAATACTTCGCGCTTCAGCGCAATGACCGCGCCGTTTATGTTCCGGAATCGACAAGCGACCTTTATCAGGTGGCGATAGATGCACGTGAAGTAGCGCAACCAAACCCATACTTGTTTGAGAATGGGGCCACGGACTTCAACCCCATGAACCCCAATCCCCACAATTTAGGCAAACTCACGTTTGAGAATTCAACCCGGTTTCAACTTCGTACATTGAACTGTACATTTGACGGGTTTTGTACGGGTGAAGGTGGTCCTGTCATCGAACCGGCAACGAATCGTATTCCCGAAGAACAACTTAAAAAGAAACAAAAGGAAAAGGAACAAAATGCGCACGCACAAGGAATTGAAGAGGGGTTTACCGGTGGGAGGTCTGGGGCAACGCGTGAAAACCCAGTTACACCAGGAAAGTTTCCGCGGGATATACCCCGTGCGACGGCGACGTCGAATGCACGCGAACATTTGACGATGCGAAGCCGGGCGTAGACCGGTGTAGCCGGGGGGGGACGCGATGCGAAGCCGGGCGTAGACCGGTGTAGCCGGGGGGACGCGATGCGAAGCCGGTATAAATATAATAATCTAATACAACAATATATGCCAAATTATTGTTGTATTATAACACAATATAGCGCACTGAAATGGATAAGAGAGAAGACGAAGGAGAAGGGCCATGCGACGGACAATGGAACGAAATGAATGAAATGACATTATCAGTGATGTCAAACCGAATACGATATGATAAATATAAGAAAACGGTTGGGAATGCAAGTGATGCACTGATAGAACAGTTATGTAAAGAAAAAATATACTATAAAGAACGAATATTGGCGATGACGCGTGACTTATTCCATGAACGATGCGAGAATGATGATATTAATCGCGGACATGATGAGTATTTGAAATCATGCATCGAATACTTGAAATGGTGTGACATTACTGAAATGGTGGAACAAGATAAGCGAACAGAGGTTCGTGAGGGAGAGACGACGCCACCGCCGCCGCCGTCGCCGCCGCCGTCGTCGGAAATTGATGAAAGTACAGCGAGTCCAGAACCGGCGCCAGCGACCGCGCCAGCGCCACCAACAATACAGAACGACCGTATTCTTTCCTTTGCAAATAAAATGTGTATCCGAAAAAAAACAATGGATGATTTTATAGTCATGAAACCGATACCTGGAAATACAGACGAAGATATAAAGGCGCGATTACCGAAAATCCGCGATTACCACCAGGAAATCACGATGCGAGTAGCGAACGGCGGCGGCGGCGCTGGTAATCAACTGGACTGACCCAATATTTGAAGCACAGATTGAAGAGTTCCGGGTGTATAAGGCACCGACGAATCCGATGGTGCAGCAGCAGCCGGGTCAAACCAATAATTACGAGAACCAATGAGTTGAAACACTTTGAATCCGTTGGTTGTTTCAGTCGATGTCTTGTCGTGGAGGAGGCGGTCGATGTCGTAATATGACGATTCATCACCGAATACACATGCCGTAAATGCGCTGTCATTTGACTGGACGATGCCAAGAATATCGTCCTGAATGAAGTAATCGTAGTTCTTGTGGGGGACAATCAACGTCGCGACATAGTTCATAATCGTATCACCGATGTATGAGAGGTACTTCATGTGAATCGTGTTGACCGGTTGGGGAAATCCCGACTCGGGGGGCGAGGACGAGGGCGATGACGACCCATCATCCGGGTAGGAATTGGACACGATGGTATATACATAATACAACCGATTCTTGTGGTTGTAAAGAATGAATGCCGTCTTGTAATGAAGCGTCCTCTCGCTATTATAGACACCGATTCGGTACATGTACCGTGTGATGGGTTGCATAGGGTTAATACATGCATGCGAAGACATGACATCTTCGGGGTTCGGTGACTCAGAGAGGTCGACAAGTGCTTCGGTCGCGGATGCTTCGAGTGCTGCCATGTCATGTTCTTCTTCTTCTTCCTGGTGGTCGCGGTAATGCACATGACCACCGCCGCTGCTGATAGCACGACGTCCTGTGTGTATTTTATACTTCCAGATACTGGCCTCACGAATTGACGGCGTGAATAGGCTGTGGTGGTCATCACAAGGACCGGCAACGACAGTATTCGACGACTTCTTCTTATTACTAGAACGAGTTTTTACGACCATGATTGATTGATAGATAGTGCGAGTAGTACGAGTATTACGAGTATTACGAGTATTACGAGAGTACGAGTGTACGAGTGTACGAGAGTACGAGTGTACGAGTGTACGAGAGTACGAGTGGACGAGTAAACGGACGTGGACGGACGATATTCTACTACAAATAATAATATAAACACTTCAATTTTTTATGACATAATAGTATAGGTTTAGTATTTCATATCATGGAACGAGGAGACGTCGATACTGTAAAAGATAATAAGAAGACATTTAAAGACGTGAGTTGTGCGCCAAGAGACGAGACCGACCCCGACATCAACGAAACCAAAGATTTCTCGTGTTATTCATCGAAATCTCTCGAAAAACTGCGATTAATGTGGAATCGACGCCACCCCGACCAGAAAATCACCGACACCGACCCTCGCGCTATATGGTCCGAACTTAAAAATAATATGAACCGTGTATGTCATCAGGAAGCGTGTTGGTTGCGCCAAAGTTTTGCTTCGTCCGGAATGGACCGAGAGATGCTTCATTATACCTTTGCACCACAAGCGCCAAAAGAGTGGAAGAAGAATATCCATGAGTGGTTATCGAGTATTGATATCGCCAATTCTCTCAAACAATACGAACATGCGGTTCCGTCGTTTATGTTTATTGGACCATCCCCCGTCGATTTCGACAAAGTGTTGGAAGATGGTGAATGTGTCTGGGAAGAGTTGTGTAAGTTCGATATTATGAAGCACGTCAAAAATGGACACCAAAAAATAGGTATTGTCTTCAATACCGACCCTCATGATAAACCAGGTGAGCATTGGGTGTCCATGTTCATCGATGTACGCGCGCGGGTCATCTTTTTCTTTGACAGTACGGGAGACCGTCCGCAAACCCGAATCCGCACATTGATGAAACGAGTGCGCGAACAAGGTGAGGCCAACGGAATACCATTCAAGGAATATATCAACGACATTCATCATCAGAAGAACGATTCTGAGTGTGGTGTGTATTGTATTTTCATGATTATTCACATGTTACTCGGAAAAATGACCGTGCATGATTTCTTGGACAAGAAGAAAAAGTTGACCGATAAATATATGCAACGATTCAGGCGCAAGTTTTTCAATGTGGATGAGAAGGTGCCGACGCCGAATGTGGAGTTTTAGAGGGGGCTACCAGCCTCTGTCATTTAGATGATAAAAAAATAAAATAGATATTATATAAATGGTTCGTAACTCCGAAAAGAAAACGACGCGGAAGATTCGCAAGAATCGACAAACGCGTAGAAAACGTGTATTAAAAATGAAAACAAAAATGCGGAAAAACCGTATGCATAAAACGATGAAGGGGGGGGACCGGATACTTCTTACCACATTACGTGAACAATTAAAGCCAATTGGTGACTTAGGTAAACAAATAAATTTGCATTTGAATGGTATTGTGGAATTTATTGGAATGAAACTTGAACCGGGAAATACTTTCATAACATCTTACAACGCTGCGCCTAAACTGGCGGCTAGTGTCGCATTTACGCCAGTCGCCCCGGCGGCCGGTACTGAACAAAAGGTGCAATTTATTCCAAATAACTTTATTAGAGAAATACCAGTTCCAATTCAGGTTTTAATAACAGAGATTAAAGAACAGTACAGGAAACTATGTCGTAGTAGTAGTAGTCCATGTGGAAACAGCAATTCCACATATAAATTAACGCCGGTTGATTTTGACCGAGTGTTAGACTATGTATGTAAGGGTGAAGTGCATAAAGTTCCGTGCGTAGGGGCGTTTTGCAGTAAGATTATGTTTAAAAAAAACGATGAATATGTTGAATTAATAAATTCCTTATATAATTGGAGTAGAACATTTCACGGTACATCATCGCAAAAAAGTCCCAATTTAGATTTTACTATACGTAGTGAATTTAGACAAACTACTGTAAATAGAATATATACTGGACTCAACACTATTTTACCGAATGAACTGCTAACCCCCAACGGAATAATTTATAAAGCGTGTATAATTGTAATGCCACCTTTCATAAAGGCGCCTATGTCTACTATTATGTCTCATATGTCTCCTACGTATGAGTCTAATCCTGATCCGATAACACGCGGTTACAAATCATTTACACATACACATCCTCGATTATATGAATGGAAACCTTTGGGCAGTGGCGAAAAACTAGCGCCAAATATGTATTGCAAAGATAGAATGTATAAAAGAATGATACATCATAGACTAGCGTATACCATGTCACCGTTAGAAATACCGAAAGATTTATTACCGCCGGTTTCCTGGCTTTGGCAAAGCGATAATGCCAAGACTTTCAACGCTTTTTCTCCGGAGCACGCTGCCCAACTTGAAGTAGCGTATCAATCTCGCGCCGCCCAATTTGAGATTCCAGAAAAGAGTTGGCGTTTTGACTTTCACATTATGAGACAATTCAACACGACGGCTAGTGGCACCTCGCGGAAAATCAAGCGGTCTTATGATTATCAACATGAACATGATGTTGGGTTAGAAGCAATGGCAAACATGATATCGAATCTAACCCGATTATCAGATGACAAAAAAGCAAAATTACAATCTGATTTTGAGACAAATAAAAAAGTTGAAATGACTCATATATCTTACAAAGATGGATATTATTTTTATTATGAACTTAAAATACAAAAGACGACTATACCACTTGATTCTACAACGAATACGACTAAAATAATTACAGCAGTTATTATAGAGTTTAAAGTATTCAGTGAAGACGGAATATGCAGTAAAGAAATAATATTTGTTTCATATAAACGTCCTCCGGAAACGGATAGTGTTCTACCAGGTGCTGTGATACATAACGATAATGAACAGGTTAGTCCAGACACAATGAATAGCGCAATTAATAAACTATTTAATGAAATGTTTCTGGAACTAGAACGTAGTCTCTATCAGGTTAAACTTGACCAAAGCGTATTAACCATGACCGGTGATGATCAAGGGAATTTTGCAAGAGGTGCACCCTTGCAAAATGATAATGCAATGTTACAACCATTAGCCCCAGACGACCCGTATGGTGGAATATGCACTATTATTTTGACCCAAAACATTGGTATTACAACAATGTCTATTGCAAAAGCAACAACAATACAACAACGTGCATTTACTGCCGTAAATGAACACATAACTAAAACATCAACAGGATGGAATTTTGAACGTGGTCAAAAAACTTTTGAGGTTAATAATCAAAAGACTGGTAACCAAGAAATTAAAGTAACCGTTAGAGTATTTACGGTAAACGAGGGCGCATCAAATCAATTACTATCCGCAATATATCAAGCACAAGACTTAGTACCTTATAGATTATTTGCAAATAAAGATGAAGCACAAAAGTATTTACAATCCATAATGATGATTTAATTCCTTAGTAGGATAATAAAATAATTACAATAGTTTATAACATCCACACTCGAATATGTCATCTCTCGTCACTCAACAAAACAAAGAACTCCTCTGGGGGGGGCGCTGGCCCGCCTACCAGCCTCCGCCCGGCCTGGCAGCCGGGACGTGAATAACCATCAACCGACTGTGTAAATTATATAAACCCACCACGGTATATATGATTTAATAATGTCATCTCTCGTCACTCAACAAAACAAAGAACTCCTCTGGGGGGTCTTGGCCGAAGAAGGTATATTCGACAATGTCCCCACCAGTGTCACCCCCCAAGAAATCAAATACGTATTCGAACAGATTCTGAGAAATCTCTCGACAAACATTCCGGCAATTCACGCCGGGCGATTAAAAGAACTCCATCATGCAAAACACAAAGCCATCGCCGAAGAAGACTACGACGCGGCGAAGAAAATCCGCGCCACAATCAGCGAAATGGAGGCGCTCCTGCCTCGATTAGAAAAACTGGAACAGCGTAAACAACTCGCGGTCCAGGCGGAGGATTTCGAGACGGCGAAACAGTTGAAAAACGAGATTGACCGGATTCACGCGGTCACCTTTTCATTAAAAGAACTCAATAAGGTCGCGCTTCAATCTCTCGTCATTCATATTCCAAGGATGGCGCGAGAGATAAGCGCGAGGAAAATGGGAGGGGGCGGTGGCGTCGTCGGCAGTAGCGTCGTCGGCAGCATCATCGGCAACAGCAGTAGTAGCGTCGGTCTGGTTCCACAAGTTCGAGAGATTTATAATGCAGAGGATTTCCATTCGAAAAAACGCGAAGAAATCGAGACAAAACTGCGCGAGAAGGAGGCGGAGATGCGGTCGTATCTCGAAGTCCCGCGACCCCAGGAAATCGATTTTTCAGATGTTCCGAGAGATGCACGGAAATCCGTGAAGAAGAATAAGGGTGAAGGGGGCGGAGGGGACGACGACAATGACGACGACAATGACAGTCCACTTGCAATGAACAGTGATGATATGGAAAAAATCATTGCCGAGAGAATCGCTGCGAGACAACGCGACATGGATGAAATCACCGAGAGAATGAAGGCGACGAACCCGCCACCACACGCAGTGTCGACGCCGACGCCGATGCCGACGCCGAGAGAATATAGTACAAGCGAGTTAGATGTACCGACGCCCACGTCGCTGCCGCTGCCACTGCCGCTGCCCGCACCACAATTCACAATGGATGCGTCCGATAATACAAACGGCGCACGGCGAGTGAGATTTCAGGAGGATACAATAGACGATAACCCAATCCTTCTGAAACTAAAGAGGAAACCGGCGGTGGAACAATAAAATTACGCATCCGCCTCCGCCTCCGCCTCCGCCTCCGCCTCCGCCTCCGCCTCCGCCTCCGCCTCCGCCTCCGTCTCGCACCCGCACCCGCCTCCGCCTCCGTCTCGCACCCGCACCCGCCTCCGCCTCCGCCTCCGCCTCCGCCTCTGCCTCCGCCCCCGCACCCGCCTCCGCCTCCGCCTCCGCCACCGTCTCCGCCACCGTCTCCGCCTCTGCCTCCGTCTCGCACCCGCATCGTCAAGGCTTTCATGAAAATGTTGGAGCAGGCGGGCCATCGGCCCGCTGGCGCAATCATTTTTATGAAAGAATCAAAGAAAATCCATCCGAGACTGTTCCCCCGTCCCCGTCCGTGGGTCTGCTGGTATGATTGTCCTACGCCCGCGCTCCACCAAGTTCCCCATCTTGTAAAGTTCCATGTCATAAATGATATGCGTGTCGGGGTCTTCCGCATATTCTTTGCCATTGACGACCAACTTACGCAACGCAATCGACTTCGCCTGTTTGTTCAGTTTCTTCGTCTTGTCGTCCTCCTCCGCCTCAATATTTGGCTGGGAAGCGAGAGATTCCTCACCTGCGCCAACGCCAAATGTGTAGCATTGCAGGCGTTCTTTCGCGCCCGCATTCGCATGAATCATACAATCAAACGACGACTCCTTCACTGCCGTCAAAATCTGGCGTGTAATGCGTTCCTTGATATTCGATATTTCGTAAAGCGACTGGTCGGTACTCATCGGCGTCGACCCGTCCGTCTTGCTCTTATCGTTCATCCGAATATTCAGGGATTCGTCATTGTCCGTCGCCATTTGACGCGCGGTAAAACGCATCACATATAAAAACACATCCACAGTTCGCAGTTCCTCCGGCAAGTCAATGTGACTACAAATACGACGCGCACGCCCAATAATCTGTTCTGTGCGAACAGGGTGCCAGTAGGGTTCCGTGATATGCACATAACGCACATTACGCAGGTTAATACCTTCTGCACCCGACGCCGTAATCATAAGAATCTTAATCACTTCACCGTACATGTTATTCGTGAACCGAGTGCTGAGTTGTTCCGTAATCGTCTTCGGTACATTCTTCCACTTGCTATTGAAGATATTGCGGATGATTTCCTTTTCTTCGGCCGTTTCAGTTCCCGTATAAAGCGCAAAGCAGGGGCGTTCTTGTTCTTCGGCCGTCATATCAATTGTCCAGTCGCCGAGAGATGACTGCTTGATTTTAAATTGTGAGAATCCGTTTGTTTCCAGTATCAACTTAATAATTCCGATACCTTCTAATGTGCGGAACTGGCTATAGACGAGATGAAGACCAACGTGTTGTTTATTGAGAATATTCTCGAGGAGGTGCAGAAATTTGGGACTATATGTCACGAGTTCATCCGGAATAAGAAAACTGCCGGCGCTTACTTTCAAATCATGAATGGCTTTGGTAATCGCGGACTGGTATTGCGCGACGTAGTCTTTTTTACCGGATGCGGTCGCCCCCGATTTTTTGGCCGACCCCGCCATAACAGCCGCCACTGCGTCGGAGTGTTCACCGGTGATGACCATTTCAGCGTCGTCTTCATCGCTGTCGTCACCATCACCATTTGGATTCTTGACGCCATCCAGCATATTTTCGTCCATTGCGGCCGCACCTTCGTCTTCGCCTTCGTCGCCTTTGGCCGCTGCCGCCACCGCACCCGCCCCCTTGGGTTTGCGTCCACGTTTTGGCGCCCCCGTCGCGCCCGTCCCACCGCGACCCACGTCCATCGCCCGTGCAATCCGCGTCGCCAACATTTCGGCTGTTTCATGTGCTTCACCCATAGCACCCGCGTCGGGCATACGTCCAAGTGCAGCCGACTTCTCCATTTCTGACGCTGCAGTTCCATCATCTCCCGGCAAGGGACGACGAATCGATGGTGGAAATACGAAATTGCAAAAAGCGCGGGAAAAAATACGATAGGTGGATGAAACATCGTCGTATACATTATCGCCGCCGCCGCCCCCACCGCCTTCACCGCCTTTCTTGCCGGCAGCCGCCCCGCGTTTCTTCGCCTTCTTCTTCATATTCGACTCTTGGTTGCGTTCAAGGTCGCGCACACGCGAATAAATCGCGAACTGATAATCGCTCATTTCAACTTCGACAAGGTGGAAATTGGCGCCGGCGTCATACGTTGGCAGAAGTTTCTCTTGCGCGCTGCGAAAATACGAAGTAAGACCCAAAATACGGCGAATAAATAAGTCGCGGTTCTTGAACTCTAATGTGGCGGGGTCGATAAAGTAACCATTGAAATCATCCATTTTATCCGGAAGTGCAGTAAAGGGTGCCTGCTTGTTGGTGGATGCAGAGATTACCGAGATACCATTCTCGCGAAGTTTCTGGATGATTGCGCGTTCAAATGCTGCGTCCGAGAGAAGACCGTTTTCAGTGGATGTTGTATCCATGACGGCGATACTTCCGGTATCCGCGCCCGCCGCAGCCGCTCCCGCTTCTTCGCGCATAACTGCGCTTGGGTCTCCGCGCCGAATCACACCTCGATACTTTGACGAAACTGCGTCGTAATCACGGACAAACCCAAAAGGGTTTCTGGTAATCATGAGCTTCTTTGTTCGCGTATTATAATCCATATGGTCAAATGAAAGTCCGATTCCTTTTGCGAAACTGGCGCCCGCCGCTGCCCCTGCAGCTCCGGCCTTGGCACCCTTTCCGCGTCCTGACGATGCCGCCGCCCCCGCGAGACCAAATATGGATTTGAACGTGTCAAGCGTCAATCGACCGCCCGCCCCCGCCCCCGCGCCTTCACTCACCGTGAACACCCAGTTGTCGATATTCCCGCGCAAAATATTGAACAACACCGCAATCTCATTCGGGTAGTTAATAATGGGCGTTCCTGTCAATAATACAACTTTGGCATTCTGGGCCGACAATAAAAAGTGGTACAAACGATACGCCATCGATGTGGGACGTTTGAGTTTATTCACGATTCTACTGACGAAATTGTGCGCCTCGTCGATGATTATCACCGCATTATCAAATGGATTGCGTGTATACCCGTCGGTCATACTCTTCAATTTCTCGGCGCGAAGACCGTTGTAATTGATGAAATCGTACTTGGTATGAATCATCTCGTCGATTTGGCGGTCCACGCGTACACGCTGACTCGGTGTGAGTTCAGTTTCATAGTTGCTGGGTTTGGTGACATTCACCATCCATGCGCCCCCGTTGGAGCGAACAAACTTATCATCCGGAAACATCAGAATCTGCGATAATACGTGCGTGAGCTCGGTATTTCCGCGCGAATCGATGAACTCCCAATATTGGTTCTTCTTATACATGAGGTCACCGCATTTCGACTTCATTTCTTCGATATAGTTCATACGCAGTGATGCGGGGGTCATGACAATAATACGCTTAAATGTTTTCAGGCCTTCGGCAATCGCGATGGAAGAGCATGTTTTGCCACTTCCCAATCCGTGAAACAGGAGCAACCCGCGGTACGGCGAATAAATATTCAAGTAATCGCGGACGATTTTCTGGTGGGTCAGAAGCGCGACGGAGGCGGAGTCATCCCCGCCATAAAGCGACTCGCACGTCATATCGCTTTCGCCCGATGTGAGTTCTTCGCGATAAGGGCGGAATAATGCGTTGATATATTGGATGAATTTGGCGCGGTTGTTCATATAAAATTCGGACGCCTGGACTTGGGGAAGTTGGCGTGGAGGTGGAAGGCGGGTTGTCACAATTGTATCTCCGACCTTATAGGCCGCGATATTCAGTGCGGAGTCTTCGCGTTCTTTGATTTTCTTGACTACGGCTTTGACATTGGATGCGGCCGCGCTTACAGTTCCACTGGCTGCTGCTGCTGCCGCCGCCGTTCCTTTCGGTTTGGGGCGGACAGTACTTCGTTTCTTCGGAAGTGCTTTGACGCCCTCGACGCCCGCCGCCGCGCTTTCCGCATCGCCTGCCTCGTGTATTTCTTCAAACTCACTCGGTTGATTCGCCTCGGCAATCGCCAATGCAGCCGCGGTGTTGGATTGTTTCGGCATTTTATCATCGGATGGAAGTTTCGCGCGTTTACGTAATTTCACAACATTCGACGCTGGCGCCAAATCCTCGCCTTCGCCCGCGACCGCGCCCTCGCGTACACGCCGTATTCCAATAGGGTCGGCATCAGAACCGAAATCCGGTTCCATTTCAGGATGGCGTAAGGTATCCGCCGCCGCCGCTACGAACTTATTAGAAAAAGAGGGAGGTTGTAATGGAATCGCGACAGTTGCTGCGCCTCTCAATTTCGCCATCGCTGCTGCGCGGTCAAACTCGACCGTGTGTCGTTTATCAACCACGAATGCACCAGGCGCAGAGGACGAAATCTCTTTCTCCGCCTCCCCGGCATCTCCCGCCCCCGCTGCCTCCGCCGCCGCACCTTCATCCACCCCCACCCCCTCTCCCTCCCCCTCTACCGGCAACTCCGGCGCGAACTCTTCCTCGCGTTTACGCCGCATTGTCGCATATCCAGAGACAATCCGCGGTTTTTTGAATACACCACTCGGAAGCTTACGAACAAAATTAATTACGACACCATCTTTCGCATTCGTCGCACCCGACCCCGACGCAGCCGACCCACGCAATGACGGTCGTTCTTTCAAATTAAATTGCTTTAAAGCATTCATATTCTACCTAACATATATGATTATATTTATTTCGCAATCCGCGCGATTTGTCGTATCGCCATCTCGCATGTAACCTGTTCCGCCTTTTTCTTGATTTTATGCGAAGCCCGTGCAAAGAAGATGAACGCCTTCCCGCCATTCTGTTCGCAAATCCGATGCACACCAGCAAACCCATCCGACAATGACCCGAACGAAATCGCAGCCGATGGTTGCCCGATGACTTCATGTAATGGTTGTCCTAAACATAAATACAACCCCATTTCATACCCTGCGTCAGGGTCCCGCGACAACTCGATATAATCCGGCGTCGTCTTAAACTCCTTCTGAATCTTCACCTGGAGAATGTTCTTGTAGTTGTCGTCATTCTTGATAAGGTTCGTCCAGTCGATGTGTTGTTCAAATACCGTCTCGATGAATATCTGCGCGACTTGAAACCCCGGTCCGCATGTAAACACACGGTCAAACCATTTATCCTCATCGTGAATCGGGACATGGTTGAAATCCAGAAACAATGCACCCACAAACGCCTCAAACAGACACCCTAATTTCTTCAGATTGGTTCTCGTCTTCTTTTCTTCCGAGTGTTTCGAAATAATGAACCACCGGTGTAATCCCATTTCGAGCGCGAATTTTCCGATGGTCTCGTTTTTCACGATGGCGATTTTCTTTTCGGTCATGAATCCTTCATTCTCTTTAGGAAAACGGCGGTAGAGGTAGTATTTCGTGATACATTCGAGGACGCCATCCCCGACGAATTCGAGACGCTCATTGGATTTCGTGTGGAGTGGTTTTGCGCCTTCTGGGCGTTCAATGAATGTGATATTTTCGAGGTCGTTCAATGCTTTAGGGCGTTTGGTATACGACCGATGGACGAATGCGCGCCGATACAGTTCGAAATTGTGGACTTGGGATGGCACGCCGTATCGCGCGAGGATGCTTTCGACGTCGGCCAGCGTGACGTCCACGTTTTCTGTATTGTACGGATTGAAGATATACCGGTCGTCATCGACGCGTATAATGTCGTCGTCATTGTATATATTTTTGCCGGTACGCGCGCTTTCTCCTGCGACGGGACCAGAATCGCAGCCGTCGTCGATATTTAGAAGTATATTCTCTTGTTCAGAATCGGAACTACTGCCAGCAGTGGCGGTAGCAGCGGCGGCAGACAAAGCAGGGTCGCGAAGACGAAACATATCACCAAAACAATAATGTGAACCAATGATTTAAGATAAATCCAATCAATTTTTTTATATCGGTATTATTTATAATTCAGTATTACAAAATGGTCTTAAGTGGTTCCAAGAAGGTTTCCGGTATTCGTTCTCTCACGAGCAAGGGTTGCCATTTCGGCAGTATGCCCGGTTCACCCCCCAAGATTGGACGTGGTTCAGGAACGTCCATCGCGTATCGCCAGGGAGGGGTGTCCTGCGACTGCTTGGCAAAGATTCGCTTTTCGACATGCGCGGATCAGTATAAGTATTTGAAGGATAATAACCTTCTCTTCAATTGCAAACTTACTGGTGGTATCGGTCGCCAGCCGTTCACCAAGAACTGCGCTGCTAAGTAGTAATGCTATCAGTATCAGTATCAGTATCAGTATCAGCATCAGTATTTATTTATTTATACGATAATTATATAACAACTGTAATTATGGTAAATAGCAAAATCGCGCGACGCGTTTTATTTAACAGCACCGGCCCCACGAACGCCATCGGCACCGATACGGCACACGGAGGAGGCGACAAGAAGGGAGGGGCTCACCCGGCAGGTACTGGCCAGATGCGTAGTTTCGCGATGAGAAACACCATTACGGAAAGCGCCAAGAACAAGGACTTTATCTTTAGGTTCATCGAGAGATTGTCGCCGGCGAGACACTCTGGACCAAAGTTATAAATGGGGGGCTCGCCCCCCACGACCCCCCCATGTGCTAGGACGGAGGCGGGCGGACGGAGGGGGGAGGACAGACGGAAGAGGGGGGAAGGAGGGGGGACAGATGACGGAGGACGGACGGATGGGGGGAGGACGGAGACGGACGGAGACGGACGGACGAAGGACGGAGAAGGACGGAGACGGACGGAGACGGACGGAGGACGGGGGGCGGATAACAACATAAACACACAAGTATGTTGTTATGTATTGACACGACGACGATACAAATGATTATCAAAATTGATTGCCGAGAGAAAGATCTACTAGAGTTGATGAAGCCCGCACCCGCCCCCACACCGGTGGCGCCAGAACCCGACCATTACATCATGGATTTAGGCGATGGAGTGACAATGAAGGTACCGCTGCCGAAGAAGACCGTCCCCCCGATGACGAAAACAAAGAAATCTCTCGCCGCTACTACCGCTGTCCTCGCGACGAACCACGAAATCAAATCCGAGAGATTACCGCTTGGAGACGTGATTCTCCATGACCCGTCACAAGGACAAGGACTGGGACGGGACATCGTCATCTTCGAGAGAAAGACCCTGGCGGACCTCGCCGCGAGTATCCGAGACGGGCGGTATAAAGAGCAGTCTTTTAGGCTCATCGAGACTGCTGCCGCCACCGGATTTCACATCCACAATATCGTATACATCATTGAAGGCGACCTCGCACGATATGACGAGCAACATACCCAGATTACAAAGACGGCACTTCAAAGCGCAATGGTCTCACTGATGTATTATAAGGGGTTTTCGGTGGTTCGCACGATGAATGTAGGAGAAACAGCAGACTTTATTCTGCATTTTGCAGATAAGGTGGCGAAAGAGGGACCGATTTCCATCGCAGACACGGCGGCGGCATATAGCGAGGTTTCTGCGAAAAAGGAGAAGCGGGATTACATTACGCGAGAGAATATAGGGGAGATTATGCTGGCGCAGGTCCCGGGGGTGAGCGCGAAGATGGCGGCAGCGATTCTTGCGAAATACGGTGGTTCTATTTATGAGTTTTTAGGGGATTTGCATCGGAAAATCGATGATTACGAAGAGAGTATGTCGCCGGAGGAGTTGTCGGGGGCGCCGGCGGGGGCGGGGGCGGGGGTGGTGTTGCTATCAGAGGCGACGGACACGAGACCATCGTCACCGATGAATAAGAACAAATACAAGCATGTTTCGGAGTGTTTTAAGGACGTCGCGGTGGATGGAAAACGCGGGATAGGTAAGCTTACCGTAGAAAAGGTGTGTTATTTTTTAGGGTGATAGTGTAAGTAGGTAGAATTATTTCTGAAAAAGATGCCCCCCCCAATCAAAAGTTTCAAATACAATACAAGATACCCAAACCCAGCACGTGATAGCGATAACCAAATGGATAATTTAATACTTGTAGATAATAGTGATAATGCTGAAGTAAAATATTGTGTTGAATTTGTGAATTTCGCGAGGGGTACAGGGGAACTTAGTTTCAAAGTAACTTGTTTTGACTCTGATAAAACAACACCTCGTTTTGAAAATATTGTATCAGTCGCAACAAATTTAAATAATGTTAGGGAAGATGAACTAGCGCAACGATTTTTACTTGATGTATTGAAAGATGCAGCGGCCGGCGGTGTAAATAAACAAGAAATGAAAAAATTACTTACGGAACTCGGCTTCAATGTTGATATAATTGACGGGGCGAATATTGATAGACTTATTGATAAACTCAAAAAAAATGTTACGGGAAGAGACATTACAGAACATTCAAAACCAGCTTATCATGAACGTTCCGTTGATGGTTTATATAAATTGGCTTTATTCACGGCACGACTATTATTTCTTGAAACGGGTTCTTTATCAAAGTTCTCATCATATAAAGTATTTGAGAAGGGAATTTGGAGAGCATGTAATGCTTTTGTTCGAGCTGGGGGGAAGTGGAACGGTCGCGACAATTTATTACAAATTATAGCAAATGGATTTGCTTTACAAGTTCAAACCCCTGCAACAACACAGGATCCAGCTTCACCTTGTCAATCACCGTACGGTCAATCCATGAGATGTATTCAGGGAATAAATTGGTTTAACGTCATGTATGGTTTACCACAGGCTACCAAGCACGATTTTGAGATATTAATTGAACTATTATATGATTGGTGTGATGAAAATCAAATCGATATGTTACTAGAGCACGAAAATACAGATGATGGTAATGGTAATGATGAGGTTGCGGTTCAAATGGGGGGTAGAAGACTTGCAGATGCGAGCATCCCATCCGGTCATTTCGTTTCATCTGATGCTGCTCATGTTACATTCACTATACATTATAAACAGTCTGGTTCGAAACACACAAGCAGTACGTTCGCTACTGGATATGTATACCATACTGTTCCTGAAAATTGTGATAGGCGTTCGTGGTCAGAAACATCACGACAACGATTGGGTAATGGTTTTACACCTTTTTTACTAGGAAATACTCAAAACGGAGGCGTGTTTACGAGGAGTATATCTAAAATTAATGATAGAGACAGTTTAAGCACAGAAGAATGCATTAAGAACTTACAACATATATTTGGTAAAGAAGATGGAGATTGCTCACAAATTCATGCGATTTTGTATTATGTCATACAACTTGCGGTACATTGGAGTCGTAATAGTAATAGCGGTGTACCATTCGAACAATGTTTTAAGAATCTAATGAAGGAAGTAATGGTAGTTACATGTGACCGTGTAGTATATTATACATGTATGTGTTTAAAAATCCCTTGTACCTATACTGGAAGTGGAGATGGTAAAGTATATGTATATGCACCGTATAACACAGAAGTGACAGAGGCGGAACAGTTGCAGCATGAACTAGATTTATTAAAAAAAAAATTAGAGTCAGATATTGAAAATTCGATGAAGTTTTTGATTAGTCAAAACAAATTTCTTTCAACAGCGATGTTCTCTGGTATTTCATCTGTAAGGTATAAACATCCAGGCACACCCAATGTTGAGTATGAACAATTTCCTAATAATTGTTATAGTCAAATCAAAGAACTTCTACGTGTTAAGAAAGATAGATTAGTTATAGTATCTGAATGCGTTTTATTTATTAAAGAATCGATACAAATCAAACCTACGCAGTCACTTATTCTTAACCTACTTGTTAGATTTGCTCTGGCAATTATTATTACCAATTTGGCGGTTGTTGCTTCAAACGTAAGTGAAGTTATTAACATCTTTGTCAACATTTTTAATAGTTTTTCAGATTTTAAGGATGCGCTTGTTGAAGAGTTAAATAAACGAGATGTTACGGATACACTTAAAAGTCCCGTTAGCAATAAATATAATATCGACCGCACTCTGAATACACAGCATTTTGCAAAGGTCGCGAGTGAAATTAACGTTATTGTTAAATTGATGATGACCCCACCACATGATGCCAATTCATATTTTAGTTTTTTAACAACATTAAATAATTATATTTTAAAAGACGAAAACAACAAATGTGTAAGCACTACACAAGAACCTAGCATATATAAAGATAGCGGTAATATAACTGTTTATATATTAAATAATGTAACCATTCCTAATTATGTTTTTGACGGTTGGAAAGCGTTACAAGAAAAAGCAGTACCGATGACACGAGGTCGGGCTTCAGGACCCAAAGGAGGAGGAAAAATGCGCAAAAAAATAATCCAAACAGGAGGAGACCCACCAGATGTTATAATTAAAGAAGCGCTTGAAATAAATTTGAATGACCGAGAAAAGCTGAAAAAGTTCGAGGAGGGTATACAAGATATAGAGGAATCTTTATTAGACGCTATAATTGGTACTCAAATCGACCCACATATATTACGACATTATTTGACAAGATTAAGTGAATTTAGAACAAAAAGAATAGAAATAATAGATAGAGACATTGGTTCTATACAAGAAAAACATCGAAAAGAATCAGAATCAGTATCTCCTGCTCTTTATGCAGTATATCAACGAAGAGCAGCAGGAGAAGCAGGAGAAGCACTAGGGCAAGAAGACCCAGAACCAGCGTTATATTTATTAATGTTAGAACGTAATGATCAAACTGCGAGATTAAGTAAAGAAAATTTCATAAATCAAATGTTACAAGATCTTATACCTGAAGAAGATAAAGAGTATTATTGGAAAACCCGAAATGAACTTATTCCCGTCATACCACAATCTTTGAGAATAATCGAAAAAACAGTGCTAGAGATGTCCGATATTGAAATGTTATTATCTGTCTATGTGGCTATTACCGAAATACATACGGATTTTGACAATGTTTTATCTTTTTTGATATCGTTATATCGCAAATTAATAATTAATCATAATCCACTCACGTGGCTTAGAGAAGACAGTCTAGGTCAAATAAATATTAATTATACTAATGCTAGAATAAAAATCGGACATCCTGATGAAACCCCACGGGTAATTGCCCTAACAAAACTTCTCTTGTATGGAGAAACAAGTAATCCAAATATCATTATTCCCGACACTGACCGAATATTCGTATTATTCATGTTGTATCTCTTATTAAATGAAGTAATCATGGATATGATTCCCGATAGTTTTGGTAAAAATTTAAAGATAGACCGCAATATAATTGGTTTACTTGAAAAATCATATACGATATCAAGTTCAATAGACCCGTCAAATCATACCCAAGAACAAATTCGGGAGGCGAGAAATGCGGCATCAGAAATGTCAGTATCCCAACAATCCAATCAATACCACCTTATTGACGGCGACGGCAACGGCGATAAACAGGACTTATTGCTTCCAGATAGTATTCGCGCCCCATCGCAGTCACCAAGACCAGAAGAGCGCCGGTCCTCTCGTCAACAATTCTCATTTACCGCACCACCACAACCACAACCACCACCACAACCACAACCACAACCACCACAACCACAACAACAACAGAATGGTCTGTGGATAGGACCGAGACTGGCGGCACTGAAACGAGGACGACATGCGAATTGGGGCGGTTCAACCACCAGGACTCGCCGCAAACTCCGTCGCAATCACCGTCGCACCCAATATACAAACAAGTACAAACGTTCCTCCAAAAATACTAAACACAATACCATTAAACATCGCAAATCATACCGCAAGCACAATCGCACAATCAAACGGCGCAAGAACAGTCGTCGTCGCAACTAAATCACAAATTAAATAATCTAATACTAATTCAGTATTACATCATTACATTCTATTACACAATCCAACAACAAATGAACACCCTCCTCCCCTCCTCCTCTGCCGACAACACCGACACCCTCGCCAAATACGTAGTTTTAGGCATATTCCTCATTCTCGCGCTCGTCACCATCCAGTATATTTTCCGTAACCATATCGGGATGATAGAAGGTCTTACCAACCGAAAATCCAAATCGAATGACCCCCTCGAAGACGAAAACGAAGGCGACATCATCACCATCGCCAAGCGCCAAGAAGAGCTCACAACGAAGACACAGAAGTCCCTAAATATGGACTCACATTACAACCATTACAACAAAATCATCGAGAACATGGACGAGTGGGTCAATGCTAAAATCGTCAATTCTCTCAAAAACGTCTCTCGGGAAGTGCATGGCGAAGGGAAAATGGAAGACATCATCCGACACATGAATGAACTAAACACCATGAATAAGTTCAAGTTGACGTTGGAGGATTGTGCGCGATATATCGATTCCTCGTAAAAAGTCGTTGCGCGCCCTTGCGGGGCGCTCCACTCCTTTTTACTCGGGCTTCGCTTGTTCTCCTCCGTCGTCCATCTCTCGGGCGCGGGCGTCGCTTGTTCTCATCCGTCGTCCATCTCTCGGGCGCGGGCTTCGCTTGTTCTCATCCGTCGTCCATCTCTCGAACGTCACCTATTGTATTCATTCACACTCCCCCACATTTGTCATCATCACCGTGCCATTGACAACAAGATGATACAGCGTCACCGTAATCGCCCCGCCGCCCAAGATATGCCATATCGAGTGTAGCGGTGCAACCCCCATCCGGTCCAGTAAAAAGCACACCACCCCAAGGTTTACAAGCAAAAATACCACCGCGCCATAATACGACTTCATTTTCATACACGATAACATCGCAAATGGATATACCATCCCAATGACAATCAACGCCAATCGTGTGCTATACCGCCATGCATTGAAATTCAGCATACCTATCCCCAATAACGCACCAACTTGTGTTATTATATCCACGCCAAACACGCTCATTGTAACAGACACAAACGCAAACGACGCCAAGAAACAATCAACGCACCCTACGACTTCTATCATGGACGCGTGATACGCGGCTGAGCATATCATCACCAGCGCCGATATCGCAATCGAAAAATGGATATACGCAGGCCATCCTTCTGCCGCGCGCCACCCTTCAAACCAGTCTTCTTCTTTCACGAGATAAAGAAGCAGACTACTGCCGTAGAAAAACGAAGTAATGAAGCACCAAAATTCCGCGATATTTGGATGAACCTGGTATTTCGGTTCCATTGTCGTCGTTTCGGCAGGGTCAAGTACCGCGCATTTCGAAGGATTTCCGAAAATGCATCGAATCATCGACCATTCATCCGTCGGATTCGCCGCCGCCGCCGCCTTCGTCTTCGTAGCCCGCCGCGGTGTCTTCTCCGCAATAGTCGTAATCATTTCATCCACCACATCCTGTGTAACACGGTGAATCAATGCGTCATCGCCCACATCCTCGTAAGGACATTCCCGCCAGCACAGTGTAGCGTCATAATCCCACGATACGATTTTCTCCTTCGTGGCGCCGTCCTCCCCCCGGTCATCCTCGAACACTTCCCAATAATCTCCGCCATCCCCACCCCATCCGCGTCGTTCACTCCGTAGCCACTTCCCAGCATATGTAAACCCCTTCGTAGTAAAATACTGCCAGTCCTTCCGCCGTAGCGCCGGAATATATTCCCACGACTTTCGTGTAGCGTACGTATATTCGTAACGCTTGTCCGGCGAAAACCGACCGTCGGGCATCGGCATCCGAAAGCATTCGATTTCTTCTGGGTGCTGCGGCGGCGGCGGCGTCATTCGAGTGGGCGGGATATATGAATACCAGTGTTATATTCATATATGCTACAGTTTTTATACGAGTTACATCATCTCGGCGTCGACTCCGTTACTCCGTTACTCCCCCGGCACAAGCATCGGTCTAAGCGACGGGTCGCTCGTCGTTCGTGCCGCATCCGGGCGCGTTCTGTCCGCATACGCCCCCGACGCAACAACCGATTCCGTATAACGGATACCGCCCCAGTTCGCATCCATCGGGTTATCGCTATATTTCGACGTGAGTTCTTTCTCGCGAAACGCCGCATCTTGTGATGTATAATCCCCCATATTGAAATTAAGCGGGTCGAATCCGTCATACATCTGGTTATTAAAGGGCGGGTTATCGCGGGAAGCGTCCATCATCTGGACCAGTGCAGCAGGTGCAGGAGAATAGGGAACATTGGGGGAGAGTCCGCCTTGTAAATCTGTCGGGGAAGGCCGCATCTTATACACAGCTTGCCCTTGGGCGTCATACGAGAACTGGAGGAAAAGCACCGGACATCGAATCCCCCGTCCCTGCAACCAATCCATGAATTCGGAATAATCGTCTAAACTCTTGAATCGAATCGGATTCACGCCGGGGACCTTCTCAACTTTTGAATTGTAAAGGAAGATTTCACTGCCGTGCTGAACGAGAATATTCGGGCATCGGTCATTATTCATGGATCCGAAATCCTGTGAGTTATTTTCGCCTGACGACGGCGACGACGCGTTATCGAAGGGTTCCGCGCCGCCGCCGCCGCCGCCGTCACCACCGCCGCCGGCGTTGCTCTTCGTACGCGCCACATTCCGAAGTTTATGCGCCACTTGTGCGTCAGGTTCAATGTTCATAAATCCTTCTGGCAATGCACCCTTCGACGGCGTCGTATATGTAATGTATGCGCCAACGAGAAATAACACGGCGCAAACGAAAATAAGAAAGTTACCCTGTATTCCTTTTATTTTTTGGATTATATCAATCTCATTCATCATTTTAGTTGAATTATCCGAAATATACTTCATAATCTCTTTTTGAACCATTGAATAATTATATCGTATGTATATAAATGATAGAAATTATTGACGTAAAAGAAAACAAAAATATAGACAAGTTCAATGCAGTCGCAAAGAAGGCGCACGACCACCCGGAAACACACGGTCTCCTCGTAAAAATCTACGCGGATTGGTGTGGTCATTGTCGCACTATGAAGGCCGATTGGAAGCGTTTGACGCGCGAACTAAAGACACATTATCAGTGTAAAAAACCGGGGTGTGTTCTTACTATCGCAAATATTCGCGCCGTGAATCTGGAAGCAAATGACCCCGTCATTCAACGTATCAAATACATACCTAAAGATATCCAGGGTGTTCCGATGATTGCCTATATAAGTAAAGGGACGCGCGGTTTAGAATACTCCAATGACCGCGTTTATTCGGAGATGCTGAAGTGGGTCATCTCTCATCCGGATTTTGGACTCACTCGCAAAGCGGACGCCCGTCATGCGCCTGGACACGAACACGAAGACGAAGACGTCAAACGTCCGTTACACGGTTTAACAAAGAAGGCGCGTACCAAATTCAAGCATTTTCACCGCGCTACACTGAAACGATTTCACCATGAAATGAAACGCCAACATAAAAAGAGTGTTGATTCAAGAATGCCGACACCAGTTGCGCACACAAGAAAAACCGGTCGACACATACCCGCATATTTACGCGAATAATTACACGAATAATAAATAATATATTATTATATTACAAACAAACACTCCATTTAGCAATGCTACCGAATCTCGCCGTATGCCCTTTGGCATCAGTTGTTTTGGTATTGGTGATTATCATCAATATTCTTGATACTTATTTAGTCGGGTATCAGTTTGCAATTATAGCGACGAACCTCATTATTTCCGTATTCTTTGTTTGGTTGGCGAACAAGACTTGCGACAAGTATCAGTGGGTATCGTGGCTCATTATCGCCTACTTCGCGATATCAATCATCGGTGCTTTCGCGTTGATTATGGACCCGGCAAAGTACAACCAGAATGTCACGAAGTCAAAAGAAGGCCTTGCAGTCGATAAAAATAAAAAGGTGCAGTTTGCACCCCCTCTTCCTTCTGCGTCGTCCTAGTCGCGTCACTCCTGCCTCATATTCGCCTCATGTTCGCCTCATGTTCGCCTTGCGCTCCTCCTCCTCGCCTCGATTACCTACGTAGTATTCATCGCAACCCTGATGGTGAAATCAATGCGCGCATGTCTCAGAAACAAATATAGTCCGATAGTATTCAATACAATAAGTCCAATCCGGTAATCCAACGAAAAGAACGCGTTTAGCAAACCGTAGAAATTGATTGACCCGATGGTTGCATTGAGAGTATTCCATAGTAAGAAGATGAACCAGATATATAATGGCGACATATGGTAGTTGATATCTGCGTGTGGCATCGGAATGGAATCGAATCGAATCGTTCGGAATATGGAATCATGCATTCCAGATGACATCAATATTATCATTCAATTTTATACAACCCTCCCCATCCTCCTCCCCCTCCCCCTCCCCCTCCCGAGGTATAAAATTGAAATAAAGAATAGATGAAAGATTGTACAGTACAGTAAAGTAAAGTAGAGTAGAATACAAGATATCATGAAAAAGTTTAAAATTGTCAAGAAACCCGTCGTTGCAGTGCGTGATACGGCCGACGCCGACGCCGCTGTTGATCCGTCCTTCCGCCTCATCGACTTCAATGTATACGATTGCGTCCCAGATACAAATACACACTCGGCGTCGTCGTCGTCATCCGATAACGCCGACGACAGTTCGGTTTCTTCTGGCGGAGGAGGCAGCAATGGCGGTGGCACCGGCGCCGGCGCAGCAACCGACACCAATGAGTTCCGTATCCAAATGTTCGGCATCAATGAGCAAGGCGAAACATGCTCCATCTTCGTAGACGACTACCACCCCTTCTTCTATGTCATGGTTGCCGACCATTGGACCAACGCCACCAAATCCGCGTTCATCCGCGACATCAAAAAGAATCTAAAGAGTCGTTACTTCGAAAACAGCGTCATCGCGGAAAAATGCGAAATCGTGGAGAAGCGCAAACTCTACGGATTCGACGGTGGGAAAAACCACAAGTTTGTTCTACTCGTGTTTAAGAATACAACCGTGATGAACCGGGTGAAGAACCTGTGGTTTCACGACATCTTCACCCCGCGTGAAGGAAAGACGCGTGCGCTCAAACCCGATGGATACTCATTCGCGAATACGAAAACGTATATCTATGAAGCAAACATCCCCCCTATCCTGCGTTTCTTCCATATTCAGAAAATAAGTCCATCGGGTTGGGTGACATTCTCCACGAAGAAGACGCGCATCATCGAGAAATATACGACTACTTGTCAGTATGAGTACCGCCTTTCATTCGAAGACATTATCCCCCAGAATGAGAAAGAGACGGTCGTCCCGTATAAAATATGCAGTTTTGATATTGAGGCCAGTAGCAGTCACGGCGACTTTCCTATCCCCGTGAAATCGTACAAGAAACTGGCGACGAATATCGTGGATGCAGTGATTGCAAAGCACGCCACCGGCGCCGGCGTCGAAATCACCGACGATGAATTGACACATATTATTTATACCGCATTTCAGTATTCATACCAAGGTCGCGCGAAGTATCAAGGTATCGAGACGATATACCCGAAACGTCGCCCGAAAGAGGCGGATATGGCGCGGTTATGTCGTCTTGTTCTCTCGAAAGAACTCCGGCATCTTATCAAGCATGAAATCGTCGCACAAGAAAACACAATTGAGCAGATATTTATGAATATGGCGGCCACGGCGAAGCAAGAAGCAGCGAAAGCAGCGGAGGCGAAGGCGAATCTGAATGCGAATGCGAATGGGTCCGATAGCGATGGCGAAAGCGACGACGATGACGACAGGGGGGACGACCACGCTGATGACGGAGATGATGGACACCATCCGGTGTTGAAACCAAAACTGGCCACCCCCGCCACCCCCGCCGCCGCCGCCACTGCCGACCTCTCCGTAAAACTCGCCACTCTCTTGAATAACCCCAAACACTCCCGTGAAACGAAAATCACGATTGTCAGTGATACGCTGGGGTCCATCTTCCCCAAAGTCGAAGGCGACAAAGTCACATTTATCGGGTCGACATTTGTGAAATATGGCCAAGATAGCAACCGCCCCTATCTAAGTAACTGTATCGTTCTCGACACATGCGACAACCTGCACGATGAAGTGCCGAACTCTGAAATAGAAAGTTACACTACCGAGGCAGATGTATTGCTCGCATGGACGCGTCTTATCCAGAGAGAGAACCCCGACATTATTATTGGGTATAATATATTCGGTTTTGATTACCAGTTCATGTTTCGGCGCGCAGTAGAGACGGGATGTTATGAAGAGTTCCTGAAACTGTCGCGAAACCGGGATGAGTTGTGTGCGAATGCCGGGGGGGGCGGTGCGGGCGGTGGCTACGTGAATCCAAACACCGAAATCACTGCTGATAATGTCGCGATAGAGCAAACCAAAATCGCCCTCGCAAGTGGACAATACGACCTCCATTTCGTGAAGATGACTGGTCGTCTTCAAGTCGATGTCTACAATTATCTGCGCCGTGATTTCAACCTCTCTTCCTATAAACTCGACGACGTATCGAGTTACTTCATCGGCGATGCAGTGAAGAACGTGGAATATGACGCAGCCACCGATACTACACGCGTGTTTTCCAGCAACTTGCTCGGTCTTGAAGTCGGCAATTTCGTCAAGTTCGAACAAACCAACCATTCCACCGACCTCTATAAGGATGGCCATAAGTTCAAAGTGGTCGCGATTGCGGCGGCGGCAGGCTTCACCGTCAATGGTCAGGCGACCCCCGACATGAAAACAATGGTGCGTTGGGGTCTCGCCAAGGACGATGTAAGCCCCCAAGATATTTTCAGGATGACGAATGAAGGCCCGAAAGAACGCGCCGTCATCGCAAAATACTGTATTCAGGATTGTAACCTCGTCCACCACCTGATGAACAAAATCGACATCATCACGGGGTATACGGAGATGGCGAAGATTTGTAGCGTCCCTATCAGTTTCCTTGTCATGCGCGGTCAAGGTATCAAACTCACGAGTTATGTCGCCATGAAATGCCGTGAGAAGAATACATTGATGCCCGTCATCGATAAAGACCGCAGTGAGTCCGGATATGAAGGCGCAATCGTGTTGCCTCCAAAGTGCGGACTTTATCTCGACAATCCAGTCGCATGTAATGATTACTCATCACTGTATCCATCGTCCATGATTAGCGAGAATCTCTCGCATGATAGCAAAGTATGGACGAAAGAATACGACCTTGACGGCCAACTTATCCGCGAGACCGGCGAGTCATGCTACGATAATCTCCCCGGGTATAAATATGTGGATATAACCTACGACACTTACAGATGGACGCGCCCGAAATCCATGACGAAAACGGCGTCTGCAGCCGTAAAAGTGAAATGCGGGACGAAAGTGTGCCGGTTTGCGCAGTTCCCTGAAGGCGAGAAAGGGATTATGCCGGCCATCCTGGAAGAACTCCTGACTGCTCGTAAGACGACGCGAAAACTCGCGGAAAAACAGACGGACGCGTTCATGGCGAATATTCTCGATAAGCGACAACTTGGTTATAAGGTCACCGCGAATTCATTATACGGACAGTGTGGCGCAAAGACGAGTACATTCTACGAGGTGGATGTCGCGGCCTCAACGACTGCGACGGGCCGTAAACTCCTCACATATGCTCGCCGTGTCGTGGAAGAGGCGTACGGGGATATCCTTCTCCCGACATCACACCCCAATTACCCCGTCGTCCATTCGAAAGCCGAGTATATCTATGGCGACACGGATAGTGTCTTCTTCACATTCAACCTCGCGACACCGGAAGGCGCGCCCATCCGCGGAAAAGACGCGATTGAAATCACGATTGAACTCGCGAAGCAGGTGGGCGATTATTCGTCGAAATTCTTGAAGGCGCCTCATGGGTGGGTCTATGAGAAGACGATTTGCCCCTTTGCGCTACTTCGCAAGAAAGGGTATGTCGGTGTGTATTATGAGCAGAATCCGAATAAGGGCAAACTGAAAAGTATGGGTATCGTGCTGAAGCGCCGCGATAATGCGCCCATCGTAAAGGAAATCTACGGCGGAATCATCGATATTCTAATGAAGGAGCAAAACGTGAACCGCGCCATCGCATTTCTGCGCGAGAAACTACAATACATGATTGACCAGAAATGCCCCATCGAAAAACTCATCATTACAAAATCGCTACGGTCCGATTATAAGAACCCACAGCAAATCGCGCACAAGGTCTTGGCGGACCGCATGGGTGTGCGCGACCCAGGAAATAAACCGAATACTGGCGACCGTATCCCGTATGCATATATACACAATACCACAAAAGGCGCGCTGCAAGGCGATAGAATCGAGCATCCGGATTATATCAAGAAACAGCGGCTTCAATTGAATTACTCGTTCTATATCACCAATCAAATCATGAAACCGGTTCAGCAGTTATTCGCGCTTGTATTAGAGCAACTACCGGCATTCCAGAAGAAGAAGGGGCAGTTTGAAATCGATGTATGGACTGCTACCGCGCATATGGAAGACGAAGTGAAACGCGAGAAGAAAATAACAGAGATGCGTCACAAGGAGGTGAAATCTCTGTTATTCGATGAGTTCTTAGTCAAGGCCGATAACTTGAATAAAGGGAACCGCGCAATTACGGATTGGTTCAGCGGCGCGGGGGCGGGGGCGGGGGCGGCGCCCCGTAAATAAAAATCACGAACACTATCGTTACACAATATGCGAAACTTCCGGTCTAATCTACCTCCATAATATCGTCGTCGTCGTCGCGGTCGCGGTCGCGGTCGTCCAGATTCGGTTGGGAGGTCTGTGGCATTATACCAGTGATTCGATTCACGATATCTTGGTATATCTGTTCATTACTGTATTCAACCGGTAAATCATATGAAAATGTGATACTATCATTATCGACGCGGTCGATTGAAATATTCGTAGTTTCGGTTCTTACTGGTTCATGTTCACGAGTATGGTCTAACGACGACGCCGACGGGCGATACATCCGAATATCACGTCGACACATCGGACAACTGGAGTGATGCACGAACCATTCTCTCAAACTAGTACGATTGAAGATATGATTACATCCGCGTATCATCGTGATTTCACTATTGTCATTGAACTCGTCACGTGATATAGGGCATGTTGCATTTATAGGAGATACAATATTTGAGAAGGCAGTATTCAATGTTGCGCGGTTGATTTGGTCGTTTGTAGGCGCGCCTGGTCTAGGAACACTCGACCCGGCGCCGCCACCGCCCCCGACGCCACCCCCGACGCCACCCCCGACGCCACGAGATATTGGAACTGTATACAACATTGCAATCTCGCCGCTACCACCCTCAGTGTTCGATTCTCTGGCCTCGCGGTTCAAATCGGTTGTAAAATATCTGGATAATAAACGAGGAAATACATCGCCCAAGCGACCTGAAGCACTCGCAGACACCGCAGCAGGTACTGATGGTATTGCTTGTGGGGGAACGGGAGGTGCGACCGGAACCGGAACCGGAACCGGGACCGGGACCGCAATAGGTTGTTGTATCCCCACGCCGCCGCCGCCGCCGCCGCCGCCGCCTCCCACATTCTCTCGAACACGTTGATAATAAAAGGATTGACGCACCATCGTCCTTGTTAAACTCTCTCGCAATGTTTGTTCCATACGTATATACATTGCATTCGCATTCATCATGAATTCATTATACCGGTGTGATAGTGTCGTATATTCATCCATATAGATTTGTTCATCCTCTACAGCATTATAATATTGATTCAGTTCAAATCTCTCGCGATAGGTCGAACTGTTTCTTTCAGGGTCGCTGCCCCCGCCGCCGCCCCCGCCGCTGCCCCCGCCGCCGCCGCCATTCACCCTCCGGTGTATAATGTTATGGTCTGAATTCATATGAATTTATATACCTATTCATGTTTTCCTCTATATCCGTTTAGAGACGAATAAACTTAAACATAATAATTTAGTATCATGTAAATACCCCCAAAAAACACACATCACGCAATGGAATCGCAACGGTTCCCCGATTTCGTGAATAAAGGTATCACCGGACTAATGAATCTAGGCAATACATGCTTCGTGAATTCGTGCCTCCAGGCGCTATCCCACACCTATGAACTAAACCGGTTCTTAAACGACGAAAAATACAAGAAACGCCTTACAAAGAAACCCGACGCAGTATTATTAAGTGAATGGGACAAACTCCGGACTCTCATGTGGAGCGAAAACTGTATTGTATCACCGGGTGGTTTCGTCGCGTCAATGAAACAAATCGCGCGGTTGAAGAACCATGAACTCTTCACGCAAAATTCGCAAAACGATGTGCAAGAGTTCCTTGTCTTCATGTTGGATTCGTTCCATATGGCTCTCTCGAGAGAAGTGAATATGACAATCACCGGCAATGTTAACAACGACAAGGACATCATCGGGCGTAAATGTTACGAGATGATGCGTCAAATGTACACCAAAAATTACTCGGAAATGTTGAACTTATTCTACGGAATACAGATGTCAGTTATAACAGAACTCGACACTGGCGCCGTATTAAGCATCTCCCCCGAACCCTTCTCCATCATCTCCCTTTCGATTCCGTTGGTCGAAATCCCAGGAACCGGAAAGACACGTATTCCAACATTATTGGACTGTTTTAGTCATTATTGCACCGGTGAAGTGATGGAAGGAGAAAATGCGTGGTTTAATGATACTACGAAAAAATACCAAAATGTCAAGCGCAGTATGATGTATTGGAGTTTACCGAATATTATGATTATTGATTTGAAACGTGTTCAATATACTGCGCGTGGTCCGACCAAGATAACAATTCCGGTGGATATACCACTCCGAGGTCTGAATATGACTTCATTTGTAAATGGATACAAACGCGATAGTTACATCTATGACTTATACGCGGTATGTAACCATCATGGAAGTTTTAGTGGAAGTGGGCATTATACTGCAACAATATGCACGGCGAGTAATCAATGGTATACATTCAACGACGAGAATGTAAAACAAACCGAGATGAAAACCGATAGTATAAGCAGTAATATTCCGTATTGTTTATTTTACCGTAAAAGACAGAATTAGATATCTGGATGAAATAACGAGTTCCAATTCACATCGGGTCCATCATCACTCACAATAAACATGAACGATATTATAGCAACAATATATAAGTACAGTCGATTCCATACATTCCATACATTCCATACATTCCATGTCACAACCACCCTCCCCCACATCATCGACAAATTTTCCCGTAGCCGCAAGCATCGGTTTAAATGAAGTATCCGGTATGTTCGATTGGATGGATGGTAAAATAGACGAATTCATCAACCCGCGCGTCATTGTCTTACTTTTAGTAGTGATTGCAATGGTATATTTTGTAATCAATGCTTTAGCCGGTGGCGGAACGGCCGAAGTCGACAATAAGGAAAGCACGTTATTCGCAAATGTCTCCATTCTAGAAATATTCCTCTGGGCCATTTTGATTGTTATCGTTATTCTCAACGGGTTTCAGTACTTCTTTAACACGAACATCACAACCGAAGTATCGAACATCTTCTCAGCCAAACCCGAAATCACAATCTCTCAAACTGTCCCGGAAGAAGCCGGTAGCGATTTAGGCGCAGGTCCATCTCTCAAAATGCGAAAGCAGGTATTCCATATCCCCGCCAGTATTTATGACTATGATAATGCAAAGGCGCTTTGTAACGCATATGGCGCAGACCTTGCGAACATCGACCAAATGGAAGAGGCGCATAGTTCCGGCGCAGAATGGTGTTCGTATGGTTGGTCAGATAACCAGATGATACTTTACCCGACTCAGAAATCTACATGGGATGAACTACAGAAGAGTAGCGACCCGGCCAAGAAGAACAGTTGTGGGCGCCCCGGCGTCAATGGTGGATTCTTCGAAGATACAAGTAAAAAATTGGGCGTCAATTGCTATGGACCCAAACCCGATATAAACCCGTCATCGTCGAAGTTGATGGCCAGTATACAGAACTATGAAGCCGGAAAGATGCTCAATCCCGAACATGACGCACGCGTCAATCAAATGAGAGAAAAGATAAACGATATCGTGATTGCTCCATTTAATAAGGGGGCGTGGTCGTTGTTGTAGATTATAAAAATACCAGAGATGGATGTAAATAAACCGACATAATATTTACATTCATTCATTCATTCATTCATTCATTCATTCTCGCGCGTCTCGTCTTATTCTGTCGTTTCTTATCGGTTTTATTCGACTGCTGCTGCTGGCGCTGTCTTCGCGTCTTGACATCATGATGAATTCTCTCGGTCGGTGTAACTAGCGCCAGAAGTGTATCAAATATATCCGTCGGTACTGTTTTTCGACGGATGCTGTCGCGACCCTCGTCGTCGCTGTCGCTGTCACTGCTGCTGCTACTGTCGCCGTCGTCGTGTTTTTTCTCTCGAACCGCGTCTTCCTCCGGAACTTCGAAAGCATAATTACGAGGCCGGAACTGGGGCGGCATCATGAACAATCCAGCCGGAACTGCTAAATCGCGAAATAAGTCGCTGAACTTTTCAGGAATAAAGTGGCGATTTTCACATTCATCGCTTCCCGCGCCCGCTCCTGCGCCACCAGACATCGCCCCTTGCCCGCCGCTATTTCCGAGAGATACAAATAGAGGCATCTTGCGTTGGTATAATAAATTATTCACTTGATATCCACCACCAATCATATTTCCTTCTTTATCTTGATGAAGTGTCAAATGTTGGTCAGGATTAAAATATTCACTCATCTTCATTTTCGACATCACTTGGGCGTTGCTTATTCTACAAATGGTAATGATATTACTCTATATACTTGTAATATCATTAGATAATACTGTATCGATGTGTGGCGCGCGCAGTGCGCAGTTCTAGGACTCGTCGTCAGATGACGCACCCGCACCCGCACCCGCACCCGCACCCGGTTTCGCATTATACACACGCTTAATCTCCGTCGTTGTCTTTGTCTCACGATTCTTCTTAATGTACGTCATAATCTGCTCAACTTGTTTCGCATTGGTGATTAATTCGCCGAGACATTTCTCAATATAGGTGAGTGTTAACGGCGCCGTATGTTTTGCTGTGACAAACCGCAACTTCCCATCGGTTATATTCACGGTGGCCTTCCCGAGTTGTTTCTCTTCTATAATTTCAAGTATTTCATCATTGATGACTGCCTTCTCCGTGCGAATATCCCGCACTTCTTCTGTATTTTCTTTTATTTTATTATCGAGTTCAACCCATCGTTTAATCTTACTCTCAAGAGTATGCGGTGTTGCATGGGTTGCAGTCATAATCGTGGTAGGGTTCATGATTATAGAAACGATGTGTTTGGGAGTTATGTAGATATAGACATTCGAGGATTATGTTTATATCCGTTCATCGGCATTCATCGGCGCGACTGCGCGACATTTACCTGCGACTACGACGACGAGTGCGACGAGAAGAAGACCGGCTGCGACGACCGAAACCAAGTGAACTTCCAAGTGAAGAAGAACGGTTTCCAGACCTGCGCGACTGGAGTGCTTTTTGACCAAGATACAATCCTAAAGGAACCAAAGCTGTTTCGACGGCAGTCATAAGTCCTGGAACCATACCTCCTTTCTGGGACTTAGACTGAGAAGAAGACTGAGAAGACGACTGAGAAGACGACTTGCGACCCTTACGAGCCCTGTGTCGGCCACCACCCATAATAGGTGAACCTCCAAGAGATGACAAAGCTTCAGTAGCTGCAACCGCGCCGGCGTTCGCACCGGCAATAGCTCCTCCAGTGATAGCTGCCTGAGCAACAGCGGGCGCTGACATTTCGGCACCAGAGTTGCCTCCAGATTGTGGCATATGAGGAACACCAGCGGCGCCAGCGTGAGCGCTACCACCAACCTGTCCAGGAGTTGAACTGCTATTCGTAGACATTGCGTTATTCAATAATTTCTGGGCGATCTGACCTGCCTGTTGAAGTGTCTCTTGCGATATTTGAGGCATCTGCGGTTGTTCTCCACTGCTATTTCCACCATGCTGGTTCTGGTTCTGGTTCTGGTTCTGGTTCTGGTTCTGGTTCTGGTTCTGGTTCTGACGCTTGGAACCACGGCGTTTCCTGGGAGATTTAGTTCGATGAGGCATATTCAATAATTATATAATACATATAGAAATAATTTACGCTATATATGTATAAAAATACAATGAAGATTTTCCCTTTTCTGCTTCTTGGCTTGATGATTCTTCCCGAGTCGATTGTTCATGTTCCTATCTTTCCATTTGGAAAAGTCGACGCACATCCAATTGCGGCCGTTGCCGACGTCACTGCCGTGGCCGACGTCGAACATAACCTAACGGTGACTGAACGCGGACTTGAATGCGACGCATGTATGTATCTGACCAAAGGAATCAATGAAACAATCCTACACAACCCTAAAGTTCTCGCAATTGTAACCGATGATTTGGATAAGGTATGTGCAGTTCTACCTGAAAGTGTCCAAGCGTTATGTACATCGGCAGCCGAACAAACAGCCCCACTTCTCCTAAATCATTTGGGCGATTTCATTGCAACAGATGGATGCGCGGATTTAGGCGTATGTCATAAATAAAAGCGCATCATCGGCGTGCATTCGCCCGCATCGACCCGCATCGGCGTGCATTCGCCCGCATCGACCCGCATCGGCGTGCATTCGCCCGCATTCGTATTCTTCTCGTAATCTTTTTATAGCGTCATACTAATTCATTTCATTCGTATTACGCACACGATGGAAGTATTTCATCCCAATGATACATTTCAGTTTGACCAACTACAACTGACTCACCCAAACAGTATTGCTGGCGGGTCATATATGACACGGTATTCGTATTTCAACAGTAAACAACCACTCTATATTCAGACGACAAAAACGTGTTCAAAACAAGGAATCGTGGTATCAGGCAAGAAAGCCTATATTGATTTACTACTTACATCCTCTGATGCAGACTCGGAATTGACGGAATGGATTGCGAATTTAGAGAAAAGGTCGGTGGATTTACTTTACGAAAAACGGCACTTATGGTTCACACAGGAACTCGACCGTGTCGACATCGAAAACTCATTTACATCCCCCATACGTGCATATAAGACCGGTAATTTTCTCATTCGCGTGAGTTTAGAACCAAATCGTAATTTTACACATATTCAACCGTTTTCATGTAAAGTATTTGATGAAAATAAGAAATCAGTCCCGGTGGAATACATTAAGGATGAACACTCGATTATCTCCATTATCGAGTTTCAGGGTATTAAGTTCACATCGCGCAACTTTCAGATGGAACTACTATTACGGCAAGTATTGGTTATTCCGGACGTTCCTTTGTTTGAGACGTGTATTATTTCTGAACCGAATGCGACGGCGACGGCGACGGCGACGGCAGTCGGACCGGGACGAACGCAACAAACCGATACCATTGCGGATCCCGACGACGGACCTGAACCAGAACCACTATCTTCGTCTATTTATTTAGGAAGAGAACAAGAACAATACCCGGAACTAGAACCAGAACCAGAACCAGCACCAGAACCAGAACCGTCGCACGAAATAAAACATTTCGATTTTAAGGAAATCAATATTGATTTTGATAGTATTCCGGACACGATTGATACAAATGAACCGAACTTCCAAACACCCGCGTCACAAGACGCGCCCTCGGCCACGGCCTCGACCACGGCCTCGGCCTCGACCACGGCCTCGGTCTCGACCATGAAATTAAAAAAACACAAGGATGTACTTTATGAAATGTACAAGGTTGCCAAACGGAAGGCGCAAGAAGCCAAAAAAGTGGCGATACGTACATATTTAGAAGCAAAAGAAATAAAGGCCGCATATTTGTTGGATAATTCGGACCTTTCGGATAGCGATAATGACGAATAAATGCGTCGCCATCGTTTAACATGGATTACATTATTTTATCATTTATTTTATATACAATTAAATTATAAGAATGAGTTTTTTGTCTGATTTAGAGAAAACACTTCGTACCAATCACATTCTTGTGATTTTCGGCGCGATTGTTCTTGTATACGCCGTTTATACCTATTCCGACCAAAAGTTCGTCGTTCCGTATGAACCCCTTCAAGATAGTACATCTGGACGTCCAAGAGCCCCCCAGCAACAGCCCCCGTCGCAACTCCCTGCCGGCATGGATGGAATGACCGTTCAAGGCGGCAGCGGCGCTCCCCCGGCCGGCGCTTCGCAGTTGCCTGTCGCAAACCCATCTGACCTTCTTCCCCGTGACAGCAATAATCAGTGGGGCAGTTTGAATCCCTCAGGAAGCGGCGACCTTCAAGGGCAGAACCTTCTTTCCGCCACTTTCTTGACTGGAATCGACACCATCGGTAACACGATGAAGAATGCCAACCTTCAGTTGCGTTCGGAGCCTCCTAATCCCCAGTTGAATGTTGGACCCTGGAACCAGAGCACATTTGCTCCTGACCTGATGCGCACTCCTCTGGAGTTGGGAAGCACACCGATTCAGTAATCGCGTTACGCCGCGAACCACAATCGAGCGCGTTACGCCGCGGGGGTGGGGGCGGGAGGTGGGAGGTAGGTGGGGGCGGGAGGTGGGAGGTAGGTGGGGGGTACTCTATCCATATCCATATCCATATCCATATCCATATCCATATAGTATATACTCTCTATAGTATATACTGTATACTGTCATGCCAAATATTATATCAACACTTCTTCTATTATTTGTCGTGATTGTCATATCTGTCCTCATTATTCAGCATCTAATCATCCCTGGGTTTGTGAACTATCAGCACGGTCTTTTCATGGATCCAGATTTCACGATTGGCGAAAGTCGTATCCAAGGTCTAGGACTGTTTACAAAACGTTATCGCGTCAAGGGCGAGAAATTATTCATCGCGATTCATCCCGACGAGACTGTAACACCCATTGGAAGTAAAATCAACCATTGTCCGGAGAAGGATGATGATGGATATAAAATGAACGCGTTCGTCTCGGTGATTCCCAATACGTATCTCTCGGAAAGACCCGATAGAACCACCGGCGCGTGGTGGATTATTGCCGCGCGGAATATCAATGTCGGGGAGGAACTCACGGTGGATTATACAAACACACCCGATTTCATTAAAAAACCCGAACCCCAGTGGAGGTGTGATTTGTAATCTCTCGGTGATATATAATATAGGTATGAAAATCGGTGGCCTTGATTTGTGCCGCTACAAAGACCTCTTCGGTCGACCGAGAGAAGGTGCGCATGCATACCGGGTATTCGATATCGCGGTGGTGGATGTCGCGGCCACCGTCGTGGTGGCGTATGTCATTGCACGCGTTTTCGGGTTCGCGTTCTGGAAATCTCTCGTCGCGTTGTTTATCGTGGGGATTATATCGCACCGGGCGTTCTGCGTGCGTACGACGGTAGATAAATGGTTGTTTCCGAATGTATGATACAAATCGTGGATTCATGACGAATCGCGATTATGATTTGTATCATAATGAAATGGAATGGAATGGATTAATATGCACGGCGAGATCCGCGACGTTGACGACGCTTCTGCTTACGCTGAGTGCCGCGCTTCTTAGCAGAACGGCGGCCGCGGCGAGATGAGGATTTACGAGCAGAGGAAGAACGACGACGGCTTTCTTGACCGCGCTTACGCAAACGGCGACCGCCGCGCGCTCCCCTATCAGGAGGGAGAAGCGCCTCGATGCGTTCAACATTTGCACTATTAAATGCTGAAATTTCTCCATCTAAACTAGATCTTTCGGTCCCGATTTGATTCGTTCCATCATTTGTTGGATCCATCCGCATAATAGTTTGATATCTACTTCTAAGATTTGCTATAGCATCCCGTAAAGTCGGATGCTCAGCTTCTATAGCAGTTTGAGTAGTAGCAGCAGCTCGAGCAGCATCAGCAGCAGCTCGAGCAGCATCTTCAGCAGGTAGAGCATTAATCATATCATTTTGAGGAATATCAGCTGCAACAGCAGCTTCAGCAGCTTCAGCAGCAGCAGCAGCAGCAGCAGCAGCTGTTTCTGCTGCTCTGCGTGCACGATCATTGATAAGGTTTACCCATTGTTCTAATTCATTGATTCTTTCGTTAAGGGGGTCTTCGTTAACCATCTAATTATAATAAACTACAAATACTTGACAAAAAACTTAAATTCTCGCTTTATATAAATACCCAAGAAAATAAAAATGTTCAAAACCAGTGTTTTCGGATATATCATTATTATTTTTATTATCGTCATTTGTCTAAAAATCTACCAAGAATCCGACGCATTTCAGTTAAAATGCATTGTTTCAAAAGTCGATGGAAACAAGTACTGCGTCCGTGAACGCGCTAAACTGGAACTCGCCGCCGATCTCCTCGCGACCGTTACCCAGAAAATGAAAAAACTCGTACAACATATGGGCGCGACTTTCCCCGACCGCGATAACGTAAAACGTTTAGTCAAAAATTTCCGTCCTGAAAAAGTAAGTGAAACACTGCCGACGAGTGAGTTCACAGCGTATAGCGAGAACAAGGGTGAGAAGCTCGCGTTTTGCGTGAATACAACGAAGACTGGGAATAAACTCATCGACGAAAACACGCTCACATTCGTCGCACTGCATGAGTTGAGTCATATTATGACGGAGAGCGTAGGTCATAAAGACGAGTTCTGGAACAATTTCCGGTTTTTGATTGATGAGGCGCAGAAAATAAAAATCTACACACCGGAAGACTATAAACTGAAACCGAAGGAGTATTGCGGAATGACGATTAATGATAATCCGCATTATGATAACTGAGTGCGTCCGGCCGCACACCACCGGGTGCGTCCGGCCGCACACCACCGGGCGCTAACGCGCCGTATAATCAAGACATTATTGGTTCATAACTTCGCGAGTTCATCACTTATTCGCACACATATATTCATGTTCCCTGGCGCGTTAGCGCCCGGTGGCACGCGGCCGAACGCGGCACTTAGACATCCATCAGTCGTCCCAACCTTAAAAAAAACGTATTCGGCGTTCGTCGTTCTTGTATGGCGCGAATATCGGCCGGACGCGTAATCCCCGCTACAATATCCCGGTCAACATCCATGACACGATATATTGTATTATGTATCGTAGGTGAGTTGAAAAACGATACATATTTCGGTATTGTTTCCGCGTCCGTCCAGCACCATATTGCCCGATTCATTGGGTCATTTCGAAGTAACTCCCATTCTTCAATCGATTCGTATTGATACATCAGTGGAAATGCTGTATCATGCTCATAACTTTCATCTACAAATGTGATATAGATGTCATCGACCGGAAAAAGTGCGGATGACGGCGAGACTGGTGATGACGCGAGTACTTGTTCGTAGATGGACGCGCCGCCAATAAACCAAACCACCTCATAATTTGCCGCATAGGTATGCATCTCCGAGAGATTCTTGATGAATGTAACACCCGTGGTGTGTTCGGTCGCGCCGTGGTCGTGGTCGTGGTCGTGGTCGTGGTCGTGCAGTGCAGAGACAACAAAATTATCGCGGAATGGCAGTGGTTGCGCCGTCGCAGGAATACTTTCCCACGTCTTCCGTCCCATCACTACTGCGCTATTGTACGGGAACGTCGAAGACCGTGTCATTTCCGAAAAAAACCGGAGGTCGCGTTCGATTTTAGGCCACGGAAGTGTTCCTTGGTATCCGATACCACCACCACGGCATAATGCGACAATCATTTTGTATTGAGGAATGTGAGGAGGAGACATTATGATGTGTGGCGTATATTACACTACTAGACGGTAGATACATACATACATACGCGAAATGTATTTATTATCTCTTCATCTCCGTGCAACTACGCAAATAGATGTAAAGTATAATCTTCTATTGATATAATAACACGGATCATGGAAAACCCGGCGTCGGAGATTCCCATTTATAAAATATGTCATCTTCGGTCGCCAGATGATATTTCCGATCAAGTAGCTGAATCAACTGCGGCCAGGTCGTCCTCACTTTCCCCCGAATACAATGTGCTATACGTATTTTACGGCAATGTCGAGTTCACCACCGACGAGGGGCGTGTCGTAAATATCAATGACATTTTCATCCAAGAGCAGGCCAACCCCTTCTTCAAAACGATATTTAGTGATTATGAATTATATGCAATTCGGCAAAACGAGATAAAGGTCGTCTTTCTTCCCGAGAGAATCTACCCCGACGATTCCATCGAAACCATCAAAAAGAAGTTTCTTTATTTGACGCGTGACAAGGTTGGTCTTTCGTACTCCGAATTGTACTTCTTCTGTAAACAGGTAAAGACAATTACAACGCAAATGGCGCACGATCACATCACATCCAATGGAAAACTAGAGATGACGCCGGTTCGAGTCCATAATTATTTACTGAATATCGACAATCAACCGATGGCCATGCCCGCATCGGCGTCAGCGCCTGCATCACCGCAAGAATACGCCAAACTCGGTCAACCTGCCGGAGGCGCCACTGGAAATTACGCATATACCAATATCGCAAATCTAAAATTAGAAGAGAAACCGCGTATTATAAATGTGACAATGGGGCAAGACTTAAATATTGCGTCTACCTACGAGTATCCGTATGTGGCGAACCCATTCGATGCAGTATATGCCGACCCCTTTTTAGAAATCCACGCAACCGAAATTGTAAACACCACCAACAAGATTGTTCTCGTTGATTACGGTGTTTTTCTTCATAATACGATTTATTTAGTCACTGCAGAAGATGCGTTGATATATGCGAAAGAAATCAATATTGTCGACCCGTCGGTCGCTGGCCCCGCCGCCGCCGCCGCCGCCGCCTCCGCCTCTGCCCCTGCCGCCCCGGGTAAACTCATCTATGAATCGTATATCGTCCGATTATATTTCCCCTATCTTTCGTCATATCGCGATGATAGTCGCCACTTGCCCGTGGAACAAGGTTCGGCCGAAGCATCCGGCGAGACCGATCTCACAACAATCCATTCACGCGAAACACTCCTCCTTCACAAGTTAAAACTGTTCGACGCGGATAAAAAAATACTCAACGAGAGATTTATGCGCCAAACGGCGAATATCAAGTTGCTCTACGACATTTACGATAGACGCACATCTCAACAAAATTACATCGATGACGGGATTCGCGGGGTTGAACTCATGATTCACCCCGAGACTCCATACAATCAATCTCTCGACACAGTCTTTAAACTGATACATTGCTCTCAATACATTCCGTATATCAAATATAATCCAGGAAAGAAACGCGACAATATTTACAAACTCTACATCTCTGGTATCAGTCGCAGTGGTCGTAAAATCCCATATCTCCCCAAAAGCGATATTTTTCGTCTCATAAAAACGACCGCGCGTAAAAAGAGTGTAGCCATGTATATTCATAACACCTACTCGAATCCGGAGGTACCTGACCATAAAGCAACACATTTACCGATTCCAATTTTATGCGAGTTCTACCCAGACGGGTCCATCTATGTCAAACTCTCTGTCAAGTATTCATTTACAACGACCGATATCGAGAGTATCATCAAAGCAAGCGTCAACCCTGTCTTACGCGTAATCAAAGAACACGTCGAGCAAAGCGGATTTCAGATGACCCTTTTCTCTAAACTGTACCATCCTCAGGTTGAATTGATTAATATGGAATACTTGGCGCAACTCGCCATTACACGAAATATCGAAATAAAGCAGATGATAAAGTGTATTTCGAGTGCGTTTAATGAGATAGAGGGTAGTCTCAAGAAAGGCATTGTATTACGGTATAAGCGTGTAAGTAATTACAACGACATGTCGAGTCAAGATGCATATATTATTGAAATGATAAACAAGCGACAAAGCGACCGTGATATCATTGATGGACTTCGGGATAATTATATGATGTCGGAATCCGATGCGCGCGTGAAATTATCGGGCGTACTATCGTCACTACAAACCCAGCAGTTTTCGCGGTTTCGTGGCGGGAATATCCGAATCAAGAATAACCCCGGATTTCTTACGAAAATCACAAAAGGCGCATTCAATAATATTATTACAATCGATATTACAAACATCAACAATGTGCTATTTTTACCGGTGCTTCATATTTACATTGATTCGATTATTCGTATCTACCAAAATCCAGAAACAACTGAGATTCCTCGTGAAAAAATCGCGGAACTTTGTGCAAATGCGTCGGTCGACGCGGCGAGTAGAACAAACCCAGACCCGCGTACAAGTAGTAGTGTGCAGCAATCAGAAACTGTATCCGAAGAACGTGTTGAAGTTATGTCGGAAATTGTACCAGTTGTGAAAAAACCGGCCGTAGCAACTGCACCACTTGTATTTGGATTCGAAGCCGAACCCGATGTTATCGTCGGTGCAAAGCAAGGAGAAGAAGAGGTCGATTTATTCGATTTATTGCAAGGAGACGGCGACGATGACGAGGACGATGACGGCGACGGTGACAATGCAGGAGATACAGGAGCGCAAGACGGAGGCGCCGGTGCAGCAGCCGCACCAAAAAAGAAGAAAGCAGCTGCCGCCTCCGCCACAGCCTCCGCCGCCCCAGACTCAGATGTAGATGAAGACTTATCTGATATAACCGGTATGGAGTTAAACAATCCAAACCCATTTTCAAAACGTATCCAAGAACGCGATCCAGTCATCCATTTGAATGAAGATGTCGGTAAATTCAATGCATATTCGCGAGGTTGTCCATGGAATGTGCGCCGCCAACCCGTAATTTTAACCAGTGAGGAAAAGGCGCGCATTGACCGCGAACATCCAGATTCATATTCACATAGTATAACATACGGTTCTGACCCAAGTAAACAGTATCACTATATCTGCCCAAGATATTGGAGTCTCAAGCATAATACGAGTCTTACCGAAGAAGAGGTCAAATCAGGGAAGTATGGTGCAGTGATTCCGCAAACAGCGAAGAAAGTCCCAAAAGATGCAAATATCTTTGAATTCACGGATAAAAAATATCATCTCGATGAAAAGGGGAATTACAAACAACATTATCCTGGATTTCAGAAAAAGGATGCTCACCCGAAAGGATTATGCGTACCTTGTTGTTTTGCACAGTGGGATAAACCTATGCAAACTGCTCGACGAAAAGAGTGTGAAACCAAACAATTTGAAGCCATTCGAACCGAGACAAGACTCACTGCTGGTCCAGCAGCCCCCGCAGCCGCAGCTGCTCTCGATGACGCAATGATAGAGGAAGAGAAACCGGAGGAAGGAATTCTGACCGCGCAACCGCCCGTAGTGGTTCCTCCATTACCGGCGTCCCCCCCTGAACGCATGTATATCAATGAATTGAAAGATGACCGTATTTTAAGTTCAGACAAGTTCCCTCTTGAAAATAATCGATGGGGGTATTTGCCTCTTCAAGTTCAAAAATTCCTATTTTCAGATAGTCGAAATTGCCAGGTTAGTATCAAAAATACAGCAATAAAAAAGGACACACCATGTCTGCTTCGCCGCGGGGTTGAATCAAATGACCGTCAATCGTTTGTATCTGCAATCGCGTATTATTACAGAGAAAGTATCGGTCTAACAACGACAACCGTATTTCCCACGGAAGATTTTACTGGAGCAGTATCCACGAAGAAAAATCCAAAATCAAAAATGAGAGAATCCATTTCTGCATCCATCAATGCAGGTTCATTAGTAGCGAAAGGTGGTCTAACTCTCAAAGAACAGGTATACAAGAACATTTCAGAAAATATTCATAAACAATCGGCCCAGATAAATAAATCATCAGGTGCTGCATCGTCGGCAGTTGTTGCGCATCCTCGTATTCCAGAAGAACAAGAACAAGAACAAGAACAAGAACCAGAACAAGAACCAGAACAAGAACAAGAACAAGAAGAAAGACATACCGGTGCAGGTGCAGGTGCGCCTGTTGTATTATCGTCAAATGCCGTTCCATTTATCCGAGAGATGCGAACCATCATCATAGAATCTCTCGACATCGACACATTTGTAACATTGCATAACGGTACACTCGCAGATGTGTTTTATAATCCAAACAAGGAACTCATGGATTCCGACATCAAAAAGTACAACGGCGCAAATATCTCTCGAACACTCCCTCCAGAAACATTCGCGCGAGTATGTAATGCATACCAAAACTTCATTGCATATCTTGATGATGACAAATCTATTATTGACCACACCTATCTATGGGACATCGTCTCTCGACCGAATAAAAAACTCTTCAAGAATGGCAACAATATTATCCTCATTCATATTCCTGACGACGATATCACCAATAATGTCCAGGTGATATGCCCAACAAACGCATATTCTGGCGAAGTGTTTGATGTGGACCGCAAAACGATTATTATCATGAAACGAGACACATATTATGAACCGATTTCCCTATTTGAAATGAAACCCAATGGAAAGTTTAGTGCAGAGGGTCTTTTCTCAATGAAAAATAAAACACTCGCGCCAAAAATCAAGCATGTCATCCAAAATATACGCGACCTTTATTTTTCGTATTGCCGTCTTCATGCAAGTCAACCGAGAGAATATAAGTACAAAATGAATCAGCCCGCACATATTATCGCAAAAATAGTGAAGGACGCCGGATTTGAAATCCACGCTCAGGTGATGAATTTCAACGGCAAGGTCATCGGGTTGCAAATCTCTCAGATGATTACAACGACGAAACTGAATCCTATCGGTGCAGTAAAGAAAACAAGTTCGCGCAAATTATGGAAAGGTGTTGTTCCTACTGCCGTTTCCGCCCCCGCTCCTGCTCCCGCGGCACTTGCCCCCACGTCAGTCATGATGGATGATGATGAAACCCTGTGGAATATGAGTTATCGCGAAACAGTCGACTTCTTAGAGAAGGTAGCGAGTCATGTAAAAAAAGTCACGAAAAAGGATATATTCTGTCGCCCCAAAGTGAAAGTAGTAGAACGTGGACTAGTTGTCGGTGTGATTACAGAAACAAACCAGTTTATTCAAATCAACATGGATAAAGACAAGGAATTGAACCAAAATGATGGAATCCCCGCAATAACAGAAAGCAACCATCTTGTTGCAGATAAAGAAGTCGCATCAAAACCGGAAGGTTTCATCGATAAGACGCGCGAGAGATATGTCCGACATATACGATTAGAAACCAATTTCTATAATGTGTTCCGCAATACAGCGCGAAATGTCCTAAACCGCCCCGAAAATAAGAGCCTAAAAGACGATATTGAAAAATTGATTTCGTCACCCTTTATGATTTATCAGAACAAACTCTCGCAAATTATCTCGCAAATGAAACGAATGCTCATGAAATACATTGCGTTCATTCGATACAGCAAAGAGACATTGAAAATGGTTGGCGAGATTTCCGGATGTATTACGAGCGATGATGAAACATGTGGAAAGAAAAGTTACTGTTTGAAAGAATCGGGTGGAATGTGCAAACTCCTGCTCCCGCAACGAAACTTGATGTATCCGGATATTGATAATGAGATTGCCTATTTTGGAAAACTGGCCGACGAGATGATACGATATGAACGCGTGAAACTCTTCATGTTTGAACCCACGAAATATCTATCGTTTCAAGACAGAAAATACGACCTTCGTGATGACGAGATTATCCTACTAGAAACATTTATCACGCAAGAGTATTTTGAAAATATGGAACCCGTGGATGATAATCCTTATGCGTATCAGACGACCTTTTATACGGTTGCGCCTAGTAATGCGGGTAGTCGTGATATTCAGTTCTATGACCCGGTGTATCGAAAAGAATACAAAGACAGTTATTTGGAGATAGGGTTACCGGGTGCAACTGACCCCGCATCGCCCACCGTGGGACCTGCCCCTGTCGCCCCCGTCGCCCCCGTCGCCCCCGTAGACCCTGCGGGTCCCGCCCCTGAATCATCGCTTCAAATCAACGAAATCAATCACGTCCTCGACTTCTGTCACCAAGTATCGAAACGTAAAATGACCGACACATTGAAAAAAAACTTTTTCCCAAAAATAAACACATTCGAAATATTGTTTTCAAATGAAAGCAATGAATGTTCGTTTGATGTGATATTGACGATACTGCGGATTATTGCTCAGAATGCATCAAAGTGTCCCAGCGGGCATAGCTGTGTTTCTCAAAAACCGAATCCATTCAAGTTTCAATCCATGAAAGCTACAGGACCAGCGTCTGAACCTGAACATGAACCTGAACCTGAACCTGAAATATGTCAAAAATGTCGCACTACAATTGGTCATGACCATAATGAGTTTGCATGCCGTCAATGTAATTATTTCATGTGCGAGAATTGCCGTCACCAACATGTAGACCAATTAGCTGATATGTCGATACCCAAAATCAAGAATATACTTGTAGGAGAATATGACAAGTTTGCCGAAAAGGGTCTAGGAAATAAGTTGACAATGATACTTAACGGGTATGGAATGAAGAAATATGCTGATATTATTAATGAAGAACGCGCTACATTATCTCAAATCATCCAGAGCGAAAACTACTTTTTAACGAATGTTGACATCTGGATTTTAGCGTTGTATTTCAAAATACCCATCGTGTTTGTATCTCAAACGTTATTGAGAGAAAATGGGAAGAATATGATGGTCTTATATGGTGACCATGATTCTGATAGTTATTTTTTCGTTCATCCATGGGCCGTATCACAGAATGTCCCGTCGAGATTTGGATTGATTGAAGTTAAACAGGACGATTATTCATTAATAAAGGTACCTCTTGAGTTTGTATCTTCGACACTCCGAACGACGATAGAAGAGGACGAAGATGCACGCGTATCTATCGAAGAATATATACGAACATTCAAGTTGGGCAATAATAAAAATAAAAATAAAAATAAGAAAGAACTAGTATTTACAATGACAGAATCGGACAAACCAGCGCCAGTAGACCGTTCTAATGGCAGTGCTGTTCCTGCTCTTTCTCCGGTTCTGGCCGGTCGGCAACTGTTATCATCAAATGCATCGTTGTTTCAATAAGTAAAAATAAACTGAAAGATATATAGGAAAATGAATCCATTTCAACCGCCATCGGTTTACATCACGGCCGATATTGTCCCGCAAAATGAAGCAAATAATCCTACATCACAAGTAATTATAAGTGATGTATTTGATATTCCTGATATTGTATTTACGCCACCTCCCGTATTGAGACCCATTACAATTCCGTTACAACTTCCATCATTGACACCACCTGCACCCGCACCTGCACCCGCACCCGCACCCGCACCTGCACTCGCACCCGCACCCGTTACTGCTATCAACTTCATCAAAGCAATTAACCATTCAGCAATGGCGGATATCATGAACCAGACGATGGTACGTAACACACAGAATACACCGTCTGTGGGAACAAACCAATCCGGAGTATCGATTCAAGTCAAACCGCTAGTTCCCGCACCCGCACTCGCACCTGCACCCGCACCCGCACCAGCACCTGCACACACACCCGCACCTGCACCCGCACACACACCCGCACACACACCTACGCCCAGGTCCACACTCGCACCTGCACCCGCACCCGTCTCTCCGCCTGGGTCCATTCAAGTGTCTACAACTAAACCTTGTACTACATCTCACGCGCATAAATTGACAACAAATACAAAAATCATCATTGAAGATGAAGATAAGGATACAGCAATTGACTATGACGACGAAGACCCCGAAATCAAGAAAATCAAACTCTCTCTTTTTCATTTCGCTAAAGATATCACGTTCAATTTGATATTCACAATCCCCTTTTTACGAACCAAACTCACGAATATTTTGAAAGAACCATCTTTAGCGATTAATCAGATTGAGCGTGTTTTTGATGAATTCAAGGACCGGTTGAATCGAATGCATCTTGAAAGTCTTAAGAAGTATGTATGCGAAGATGGTATACGCGATAAGTTGAACTTCATTCTTGAATCCGGATTCAATAAAATATTGTCTGATGGAAAAATCGACATCAATGATGCGCCACAATTCAACCAACTCGTGTATTTTATTATTAAGTCGTTTAACAATATCAATCAAGGCAAAGTGTATCGGTTTTACGTATCTAGCGAACATGTGATGCTTCTTCTCCACTTCATCCTGAAATCGGTATTTACGTTGACATTGAAAGGGAACGAAGAACAAATGGCGATTGGACTTTTAGACACAAGTTTCAAACTGGTTCAAATTGAGGTACTTCCACTGATATCAAAACGCTGGTATCACCGGTTTCGGATTTGCCATGCAGTTCAAGAAATCGAGGAGTTGATAGACTAATGAAATGGAATGAAATGGAATGGAATGAAATGGAATGGAATGGTCCGAATATTTAGGAATATTTTGCGTCCAACGGCGCGTTTTTCGCGAAAAGAACTTAAAGATATTTTCTCCGTATACTATGAGAAGGTGCGTGCATCAACTTTCTCACCTCTTTAGGATATATGACAAACATTTCTATGTTATTCACACATCAATTTTCGTCACAAATCTTTTGACCAGTTAGGTCCGCGTTGTGATGATTATCTTATTAAAATGTATTGATTTGTGGGTTTTAGAAATGTGCAGTCATTGTATTCTATTTTTACCGGTGTAGCTCAGCGGCAGAGCGTCTAACACGTCGTTTGTTATTTTTTTACTAGTTCCGCAAGGAACAGGTCCGTTCTACGAATGATTATCGCCTTATAAGCGGAAGGTCGTAGGATCGAAACCTACCGCCGGTATTGTCAAGCTGGACGCTATAAACGCAGCATATTCCATTCCATTCCATTCCATTACATTTTACCGGGGTGGCGCAGAGGGAGCGCGCGGGGCTCATAACCCCGAGGACATAGGATCAAAACCTATCTCCGGTATTGTCTTGCTGATAGACGCTATAAACGCAGCACCAACACACACGACAATGGTCGTATTATTTCACCGGCATGGCGCAGGGGCAGCGCGCGGGGCTCATAACTCCGAGGACACTCGATCGAAACGGGTTGCCGGTAAAAAATCATATAAACATGTGTTGTTTATATTATTTTACATAATTACGCGGCAATGGCGTTGATGTTGTTGGATGAATGAAAACGTATCGTAAACACGCCCAAAAAAGACTTAAATATAAGTCAAGATAGTTAAGTGGGTATGGTCGCATAACTGCTCTCATATTCCGCACGGTATATGCTCTTTTAGCTCAGTTGGTTAGAGCGCGGGTCTTATGTGCCCGAGGTCATGGGTTCGAGCCCCGTAAGGAGCAGGAACAATTTTTTCTTTCTTTCACACAAGAAAATTAAAATACTAATAATCTATATACGAACAAGTCACGATTTACATTTATGGCGAATTATCGAGGAAAGTCATCGCGCAAGACCCGCGCCCGCGGGGTTAGTCGTAAACGCGCAACTCGTCGCGCTCGCGGCGCCAGTCATTCACGTCGTACCCACCGCCACCGCCGCCCTATTCAGAGTGGTGGATGAGGCCAGGCCCAACCTACGACAACAAATTAATGCATAAATGCATGCATACATTCCTTCATGTTTCGTTGTGATGACGCGTTTAGAAACCGAGACAATCGGAGAAACGCGATACTGATTTGATACATGCGTAGTGTATATTGTTTATGAATATTTAGTATTATTATAATATAGTATTGCGGTTACTATATTATAGTACAACTAGTAACATCTAAATCAATAAATAATATTCAGAAGATGCGAGCAAGGACACATAAGAAAAGACGATCGAAGGGAAGAAAGTCTAATAAACATAAAAAATCAGGACCAATGCCGACAATCAATAAAAAAAATATGAAGGAGTCCGGAGGTCCTGTCGATGAAAAAGGGAACCCACTCCCATTAGACAATCCGCAAGGTGGCGATCCAATATGCCCTGGAGGATACAAAATAGATTATGATTTTGACCCATTTAATGACCCGATTAATCCGCCGTTTCGGTGTATTTCAGCGCTGATAGACCCGAATGATGGTAAACAATACAATAACAATAACAATAACAATAATAACACGTCAAACCAACTTCAAACAGATGAAGACACCATTCGTGGCGGTAGTAAAACAACGACACGCAACATAAAAAAATATAGACCCACTTCATATTCCAAGACGCGTCGTCGCTACCGACGCCAGCATGATGACCACCACCACTGACACTGACACCGCGACGTACTTTTTTATTTATTAGAACCCAATATCATAATCATCATCCACCTTTCCAAGACGCACTTTCTTCACATTATCCACACATGATTGTATCGCCAATTTCGGAATACCGCACTTGTCCGTCTCCAATCCAACCGATGAGTTCGCCTTGAATGCATCTTCAATCTCTTCATTTGCGTCCACGTGACGATACTCCACCGCTTCCTGTTTCATCATTTCGTCCATATTTACGAGTACTTGAAACGCACTTGTTCCATAATATCCTTCTTGACCGCACATCACATTCGCAGAGATACCACGCATGGGGTCCAACTCTGCATGACGTGCGGCCTTCAAGAACATCTCCGGCGTTTCTTCAAATGACGCTTTCGCAATCGGACCGATGTCATCGCTATTGATTCCATGACGGAAGATTGATATCATCGATGACGATACCGTCATGCGGTCACAGAGAAGACACACGTGGTGATAATTGATAGGCGAGTCATCAAACACTTCCGCCAGTTCATTGTAGATGGCCTGTCTCGCAGCTTCAATCCCAAAGACACGGTATACTTCTTGGATATCATTGCTAACTGTACGTTTGGCGTCGATGTAGTCCAACCCGAGCATATGAACCAGGTTCGTCCCTGTCGTATCAAGCACCCAACTGTCCTTCTTGGTATACACGCCATCCGCCTTTGTCAGTGTATTCTTGATTTTCCGAAGCATCACTTTCTTGATTCCCTTCACCCCGCGAAGCACGATATTATTCAATAGTTGGTCTTGGAATGTCTTAATCATATAGATATGGTCGGATTGGTCAAGTGGATTTTGTTTGTGACCGCCGCCGCCACCACCCCCGCCAAACCCGCCGCCGCCGCCGCCACCACCACCCGACTTCTTACCTTGTGCGATATTCTCCATACGAAGACGGAATATGAGATTGTCGTCATTGTAATCCGAAAATGCGCAACTCACTTCATTTCCGTAACTGTTCTTAATCGAGAAGTGGATATCATCCATTGTCAGTTTCTTGTCCAACATCGCCTCTGGGTCAATCTTAATTCGGATAATCCACTTGGACTTCGCGGCGGCGGAGGCAGCGCCACCACCACCACCACCACCACTGGCATTCGACTGCTGCTGCTGCTGCTGCGTATCAGGAACGCCAGATGTGCCAGCTACGACTGAATCGCGCACACACTCTTCAATTAGTTTCTCAAACTCTTGGTATTGCGACATGACTGCGCGGTCTTGTTCTACAAGTGTATTCAAATCATCCGGGTCAAAGCACACTTCAATACTATCTACCACTTCGGCCAGTTTGGTATGTTCTATCAGTGGAATGAACTCCTGGACACGCTCCGGCGTAGATTCATCGTCTTCTTTGAAGTATACCGTAATCGACGGATTCTTCGGGTTTTCAGAGAGTGACAGGATTTCTTCAATACGAGGAACACCGCGTGTCGCATTCGATTTGGATGCAACACCGGCCGAATGAAATGTATTCAGTGTCAACTGTGTGGTCGGTTCACCAATACTCTGGGCCGACACCATCCCCACCATTTCACCCGGCGCAACAATCGACCGCTTGTATTGCAAGTTGATAACACTAATGAGGATTGATAATGCGCTCCGGTTGAACCGCTTGATGAGAAGGAGTTCTTTCGGCGACAGATAATAATAGTACATGACCTTGAAGAGCATCGTCGGTGGAGCATAATACAGAGTCTCCAACTGGCGAAACCCGGCCGATATCATATCCATCGCTTCCAGTGGCGTAATATCCACCATTGAATTCTGGTTGATTTGTTGTTGCGCCTGGACATTGTTGATGATGTGGACGAATGACACTGGTAACTGAACATTCTTGTTGTCGAGGCGGTTGAATACGTGTTCAATAATTAGGTCACGCATTTCAATCATGTAGTCAATGAGGTCGCGGATTTTCTTCATTGTCGCAGTCTTCTCCTTTTTCATCTTCGCATAGGTCGTCTTTGTAAATGCAGTGACAGCGCTTTCGGTTGTCTCGCTGGAGTTGTCAAGTGGCATATGAAAGTGCGCGTAGATTTCGTCCATACTCATCGCAACGAGTGGGAGAGACTGATTCTCTACTTTGATTGTGTCGATACCGTCGTCACCGTATGTATACTGAATAATACGCTGTTTGCCGTTTCGGACAGTCATATCATATTCGACCTTCAGGTCTTCCATGCCTTTGATAAGACGACGCTGGATATAGCCTGTGGTTGAAGTTTTAACAGCCGTGTCAATCAAACCGATACGACCACCCATCGCGTGGAAGAAGAGTTCCTCCGGCGACAACCCCGAAATAAACGAACTCTCGATGAAACCACGCGCCAAAGGTCCATCATCAAACTTGTTGAAGTGCGGCAACGTCCGACTGTCGAACCCATATGAGATACGCTTGCCTTCAATCGCCTGTTGACCAAGGCACGAAATCATTTGCGAAATATTGATGTCACTGCCTTTTGAACCGGAAAGAACTAATCCGACAAATCGGTTCATTTGATTCAAACTCTTCGTTCCAATACCACCAGCGTCACTGGTTGCGCTGCTCAAAATATTAGACACCTTGGCTTCGAACTCCGCCTCATTTGACTTCCCCGTCTTGTTCTCGAAAATCCCCAGATGGACTTGGTCAATGAGGTTCTTCACCTCCGTCTTCTTCTTCGTGATGACGTCCGCAATCTGCGAATTCGTCGTCTTATTCGCAATAAGGTCACTAATCCCGACACTATATGCGTGGGATTTCATGTATTCCGTTATAATATTCTGTAGTCCGTCGATAAAGTCAGACGCCGCAATATTTCCGAAATCATTGCACACACGCTGAATCAATCCGACTCCACCTCCACCAAGAACGCTTTTGTCGATTTGACCACGAATCATTCGACCATTTCGGATTTCGACCACATTATTCGATGTGGCGTAGTCTTCGTTTGGATTCTTCTCGCCGAACGCCTTCTTCTTGTATTTCAGCGTCAGTGGTGGCAGAATTTGCGAGATGACATCGAAATTACTGATATCCTCGCCGCTCTTGAATAGTGTTTCATTCACACGAGGGTACGCTGCAAGAAGGTTCATCGCCTCCCTCGGCGTAAATTTGATATTTTCACGTGTGAACAAGTATGACCCAATCAGTGAGTCCTGGAAAACACCGATAATCGAACTATTGTTGGCCGGACTGATGAGTTGATAAGGAACTGCGGCCAAGTGGCGCAACTCGATTTCGGACTCATCGTCTTGTGGCATGTGAAGGTTCATTTCATCTCCCGATGAATATCCTCAAGGTTTCCCAAGAGGCTGGACTGTATCATAGACGCGCTCAGAATGGCTAGTTCATCATCGCACACCAACACCGGTTCAGTCTCTGAGTGCCTTCCATAGTCTACCATGCGACCGTAGGAAGTAACACTGCTGATTGCCCAATCCTTTACGTTATTACCATTGGGTTCGTCAATTAAACGAGTTCCTCGCAGATGTTTCCATCCGAAAGTGGTAGTAAAGGCTCTAAGGGGTTTCCAGCAACAAGGTGTTTCGCCAAAAGTTGTTTTTTTAAGCTATATATGAATTCAACGGCCATATTCTTACTTTCTTCTAAAGTTATATGAACTCCGCCAAAATCAGTTTTTATTTTATTAATATAGACATACCAACCATACTGAAAGTTATACCGATTCAAAGGTTTTATCATATCATCTACATTCTCTTTGAATGAAGACAATTGAATATCTTTGAAACGAATATATTTTGTATCTCTGTAATGATTAATCAACCCATCGGACACTCTTTTTCTACTTTCATCTGAATGTGTAAAATCTGATTGTCCTCCAATCTTTAGGTTATAACCATACGGAAATATACTTTTGTTTGAAATTATGTGATACTTCTCTCTTTCGTTTGCATTTTCAAGTTCACAATATTCTAAAATAACTATCGTAAAATCTTCCTTACCGTATTTACGAATAGCATTATTCAAATAATGTGATTGATGTTTTTTGGTTGAAAATGCTTCTGATATATGAGTTTTGAACCGCCCAATATGACCGTATGGTCGATATTTGTTATGGTTCAATATGTGAGATACTGCTTGACCTACATAAACCTTATCTGTGGTTTTGTTTTGTATCTTATAAATCTCACAATATCTTTTTGATGAATCACATAAAATCTCATTTGATAAATGTATGTTTGGATGGTGGCATGTCATTATTAATATAATATATATAACTAACTTTAACAACTTTTGACTAGGAGGTAACACGCTTTTCACGCCTCCTGTTTCCGACAGAGATGTTTATCGAAATCTGCATTATAAGGTTTCGTACAACCAACATTCATACGAAACGTATCTCCCTGATACATCACCCGCGCGATATGACACATCATACTCATCCTATGAAGTGTCGGTTGACGATTGAACAAGATAGCGTCACCATCCATCATGTGTCGATGAACGATATCGCCGTTGTTCAGCATAATATTCGCGCGGTCTGCATAACGAAGCGAAATGGATTCGCCCGTCTTCCGCTCCAGAATCTTTGCGCCAGGGTACTCATCCGGACCCGCACGGACCAACCGAAGCAGGAACTTCTTGTTCCGGTCATTCACTACGACCGGCTTCGTAATATTCTTCGCGATTTTCAACGGAACTCCGAGTTCGCGAATCGAGAGGTTGGGGTCAGGTGTAATCACCGACCGCGCCGAGAAATCCACGCGTTTTCCCATCAAGTTTCCGCGCACACGACCAGTCTTCCCGTTCAGTCGTTCTTGGATTGATTTCAACGGACGTCCTGACCTCTGTGCGACAGGTGCGCAACCCGGAATATTATTGTTGACTTGTGTCGCAACGTAATATTGGAGCATCATATGCCATCCGTCAATTACATTGGCCGGCGCACCTTCGTTCATTTTGTCTTGAAGCGTCGTATTGGCCTTGATAATATTCACGATGATATGGGTGATGTCATCCTCGCTCCTTTGCGAACCGTCCATTTTCACAGAAGGGCGAACGGCTGGAGGTGGAATCGCGAGAACCTGACAAACCATCCAGTCGGGGCGAGAAAACACCGGACTAAATCCCATGAACTCGACGTCTTCATCACTGATTCTCCTGAAGATTTTGATGACAATCTCGGGGGTGAGTTTCATAGATAGAGAACCATCTTTGTCGGTTTCGGCAGCACTACCCGCCAGTGTAGTTGCGGTAGTCTCTTCTAAAATTCCTTTCACATTATCCCATTCAGCATATATTTTACCAAGACCGGCCTTTGTTGTAATCCGAGTAGGTTGAAGACATCCGCATCCAGTCTCTGTATCTTCACCACAACGCTTGATTTTACTGGCGATGCGAAACACCTGCGTCCATCGCTCATCGGCCGGCAATCCTAGAAGTTGTTTGTTTGCAGATTTGCTCATTCGAAGCGCACTACATTTGATACAGACGCATCGCAAGATTTTTATAATCGTTCCTAGATATTGATAGTAAAACACTGGACGCGCCATTTTGATGTGTCCGAAGTATCCGGGGCATTTCATATAGTCCAACCCATCCGTTGGGCAAATCACACCAGGGTCAATTGGACCCATTCTGGGGTCAAATAAACCACCGATGACAGGTTTATTGTTCACATATGTTTCACGATTGGTGATTTCAGCAACAGAACCTTTCAATATTTCATCGGGGGACATGATACTAAATTGAATACCAATGATTTTCGATACAGGAGTAGTTGTTGACATTGCCATTATTTTTGGGTATGTGAAACCTTTGGTGTTCGGTCTTCTTATATACCTACTATAATATTTAGATTGTTTTCAATTTTGTTGAGATACAGATATTCGAATGATAATGATGACGTATGGAAAGTAAATTGTTCATCTAGTTATAATCTAATTACTAATATATTATAGCAAATAACAATCCATAATGCTATCTTTTTTAGATATTATTGTTTATGTTGCAATTGGAATATTTACAGGTATTACAATTGGAATGGTTGGTATTGGAGCAGGAATTTTATTTATTCCTTTGTTAGTAGCATATGGGATACCTGTTAAAGTTGCGGTTGCTGTTGGATTAGCATTACATGTAGTTCCACAATCTTTACCTGGTTTATATTTATATTATAAACAAGGATTGGTAAATATTCCAGTTACTATTTGGTGTATAATAGGTTCCGCGTTAGGTATATTTATTGGTTCATATTTATCAACTAAGAATTATGTAAGCGAACTATCCATATATCGTATACTCTTTGTCATATGTCTTTGTACTTCTATTTATATAGGTGTAAAATATACAAAACTTTTTCCGTTTGATATGAATTCAATGTAATCGAATCCAAAAAAAATTGAAATGGTTTTTTACATTTCGTGGCAACGATAGCATTCAAACGCAACCCCAATGTCACCGTTCATTATCAAGAATATCAAGAATTCCCGCAAGTTCGGCAAAGCTGCAAAGCCCACGTATAAGAAGCACCGCGACGATGAAGACAATAAAGACATTCCTGAATCTGGTTCAGAGTCTGAAGGTGAGAATTCATCATCGTCGTCATCGTCATCGTCCGTCTCGGTTTCCGCACCTGTGCGCCGGAGCAAGAGCACTGCCATCACAAAAAAGACAAAAACAGCTGCCGCGAATATGGTGGTTGGAAAAATTGCCGAGGCATTGGCGTCATCCGTCATTGCGGCTGCAATTGCCAATCGCAAAAGAAAAGGAGGAAAGAAATTGCGCCGCGAAGAAGAAGAAGACGAAGATGACGAAGAAGAATACGCGGAAGAGGAGCGCGACGACGACGAGGAATCCGACGAAGAAGACAGCAATGAGGACGAGACCGAAGGTAGCGACGACGACGACACTGAAGACGACGATACCGAAGGTGACGACGACGACGACGACGACGACGACGACAGCGACTACGACAGCGATTATGACGAAGACGAAGATGACGATGACTACAGTGAGAGCGACAGCGATGACAGCAGTGAAGCCGACATCGCGCGTCACAAGAAAGACCAAAAGAAAATGGAACAGCGTTGCGAGAATAACAAAAAGCAACTGTCCGACATCAAAGAAACGATTCAGTCATTGACGGATACCATGGCTACCAATGCATCCCTCGCAAACAACAAGTTCATGAAGAAGCAACTCGAGGAAATGAAGCAGAAACAGCGTGAGATTGAGAACCAGCTCCGCGCAGATGAAAAGAAGCGTGACAAACTCAATGTCAAGGAGTTCAAGACGCTTCTGAGAAAGAAGAATTCCACGAACGACCTCCGCTACTTCCGCCGTCATATGACTCCAGTCGAACAGCAAAAAGTCATCGCTGACTTGAAGCAAATCCACGCGGTTAGCATCATTCAAAAACCGTACCGTCTTTCCCTTTTGGAAACCGATATTCCCATCGCGTTCAAGGCCATCGCGATGCGAAAAATCAACTCGCTTCGTCATATGGAACCGGGATGCGGTGAGTACTACAAGGTGAAGAACTGGGTGGACACTTTCATGAAAATCCCCTTCAACAAAACCCGAAATCTGCCGCTTACTATCGAGGATGGTCTGCAGCGATGCAGCGAGTTCATGGAGGCGTCAAAGACCACACTCGACACTGCCGTCTACGGTCTCAATGACGCGAAACTCCAAATTATGCAGATGGTCGGTCAATGGATTTCCAACCCGGCCGCCATGGGAAGCGCTATTGCAATCAAGGGTCCGATGGGTACTGGAAAGACGTCGCTTGTGAAGGAGGGTATCAGCAAAATACTCGGTCGCGACTTCGCTTTCATCGCGCTCGGTGGTGCTACGGACAGCAGTTTCCTGGAGGGACATTCCTACACATACGAAGGAAGCACGTGGGGTAAAATCGTCGAAATCATCATCCAGTGCGGTTCCATGAATCCAGTCATTTACTTTGACGAACTTGACAAAATCAGCGAGACTGCGAAAGGCGAAGAAATCGTTGGCATCCTCACACATCTTACGGATACGAGTCAGAATTCACAGTTCCACGACCGTTACTTTGCAGAAATCGACTTTGACTTGAGCAAGTGTCTCTTCATCTTCAGTTACAATGATGAAAGCAAGGTCAACCCTATCCTGCTCGATAGGATGTACCGCATCAACACGACTGGATACAACAAGAAGGACAAAACGCAGATTGCGCAGAAGTATCTCATCCCCAAGATTTGTGCGCAGGTTGGTTTTCGTGAAGGAGATATTGCAATTCCAGATTCCGTGATTGAACACATCGTGGAGAACTACACGGAGAAGGAAGAAGGTGTTCGTAACTTGAAGCGCTGCCTCGAGGTCGTTCATCGTAAGTTGAACTTGTATCGTCTCATCAAGCCCGACACACCGTTGTTCGAGAAGGAGATGTCGCTGAAGGTTGCGTTTCCGTTTGCAGTGACAAATGAAGTGGTCGACAAGTTGGTCAAGCAGGCGAATGATGATAAGCGTGTGAATATGAACTTGTATCTCTAGAGAATGAATGGAATATGGAATGAATGGAATATGGAATGAATGGAATATGGAATGAATGGAATATGGAATGAATATAAACCTTTTTTATCTAGTTCTACTATTCCATTCCATTCATTCCATATAATGTCGCATCGTCCGCCTCTTTGTATATTTTTCAGCAACTTTTGGACTGGATTCATTGAAAAACAGACAGTATGAACTGTACATTTTTCATCACACTATTTGAAAAGGTATTCAAATTACCGATACATATTTCGTCTTCACCCGATGACGCTACCATATTAGTAGAATCCATATTCGGTGACCAAAGTTACATCTATCATAAAAAATGGAGGTCAACCTTCTTGTTTACGGGAGAGACGCATTACTGTAATCATCCGCATGTATCGGCATTTGATTGTGTATTAGGGTTTGAAGCAACAGACGACAAACATTACGTGCAATGTCCACTTTACCTCTTGTATTTGCAATCAAATCCATCGATATTAGAAAAACTCCGAGACGGTAGCCATAACACCAATCCCGTATCTCATCCCGTATCTCATCCCGTATCTCATCCCCCTCCTCCCAGTTGCGCAACAGTTGTCATTAGTAACACCAACCATGGCATGGAACGAGTACGATTCGTCCAACGTCTAGAAGAGAAAATGACTGTATTTTATGGCGGGAAATATAAAAATAATGTTGGCGGGGTTGTTGGCGGACATTATAATTCTCAGGAAATCAATGACTTTTATAAGCGCGGTAAATTCGCGATTACGATGGAAAATTCGATTGGACCCTACTACATTACAGAAAAACTGGTAAATGGACTTTGTTCGGGAGTTGTTCCTGTATATTGGGGGACTGAACGTGTCTCCGAATTTTTCAATCCTCGTCGTTTCCTTCAATTAAAATCTGGCGCGACTGATGAGGATATAACTGAAATGATTGAACGAATGTTGACAATGAGTGATGACGAGTATATGAATATGATTCGTGAACCGATTATGATTCGTTCCATGGAAGATGTAATCACCGAAGTATCGGAATCTGTAAAAAAAATAGTTATACCTCCTCATCTTCCTCCGGTCGATTTTCACGTTATTATGGTACCCTTACCTTCCGGTTCATAGTGTTCATGTGTAGTCTTCACACCATGTAATTCCCGTCTTCTTCTTCGTCTTCGTCTTCGCCTTCTTCGCCTTGAACGACAATGACATCTTCCTCCGTCTCCTCCGCCTCCTCCGCCTCCATGTCGTCATCGTAAGTTCTTCCCCAATAGTTCCATACTATGGATTCCACAGCATCTGCATCGACTCCTCCTCCTCCCACCAGTTCGCCGACATTCCAGTAGTGGGTGTGGGGTGGTGGTGGTGTATCATGTTGACTGTAGATACGTTTCGCCTCCATTTCTTCATCTTCGAATGACTGGATTGCTTCATCTGTGAGAATCTCGTTGGCCAGTTCTGCATCCATGGTGTACATCATGCAGATACCCAGTTGTGTTCGGTCACTGTTGTGATGATGAACGATGATTTGAACATTGGATGTCAAACCGTCTGGAAACATTGTGACAGGGTATTGTACTGTATACGGATTGAACTGCTGAAGTTGTCCGTTGTCCCCCATCAACAACGCTGAAATGCAGTAGTCTTCTTGGTCCATTGGGTCTTTTTGGGTCTGCATCCACCACAAAGACGCGCAGTATTCAATGATTGCAAGATGACGGCATTGTGTGATGAAGACGCGGCATTTCTCAGCATGATGAATGACTGCTGTAATGGTTTGTTCTGCAATTGTTTTGAATGCGAGAATGTGGCGTGTGCGCATCTCAACCAGAATTGCACGAACTTGTGTGAGAATGTTGTTGGCAATTGTCATGTGGTTCTGCTTCGTCTGTTCGATGAGAACCAGTAGACTCTTGACATGTGGGCTCTGGTAGGTAATCTCTTCGAACAAATGTGAAGGTGTTGCGGCAGCAGCAGTTTCAGAAATGATTTTGCGAATGCGTCTGATTGTGGTTTTTTTTTGTTGTTTGTTGTTGACAAGCATTTTTCGGAATCCTTCGAGACGCGCGAGACACTCTTTCACGACATTCTCGATTTGCATGAACTCACTTGATTGAGGTAATTGTGTGGCTTTGTAGACGAAATCATCGTGTTTGATCTTGCACATTTTGGCATTGAATTCATGATTGCCTCGACCAACCGAAATGTTTTCGTTGCCTGCGCTGCTCACGACTGCGCTGGGTTGTTTCAGGTCATGTTCAAATTCTTTGCGTATGGATTCCACGATATATGTCGTCTCTTCAATGTATTTCTTGAGTTCCTTGGCGCCGTTCACAGTGGTGCGGAATGTAGCAGTAGCGGTAGCGGTAGACATTGTATGTATTGTTCTTAGTGTTGGATTGACTTGCTGTAATCCGTGAAATGGATAAAAACATTTCAATTTTTTTCAGATTGTTTGGATATTGAACAATCTGAAATTTCGATTTGAACTACATAGTCGCGCGACCTCTCCTCATCTCCCCTCCCCTCTCCTCCTTCTCTCCTCCCCCCCCCCGGGTCATACCCTACCTAAACACCCGAATCCGATGTGCGGTTTCCACCACGAGTATTCAAATACTTTATTTGTTCGGGTGTCATGCAAACACAACCTGTACTAGATGAGTACGGGGATGGACAGCATTCCGGTTTGAACTTGTTCTTTGCAAAGATGACCATTTCGCCGTTTTTCAAGGGTTCATCTGCAGTATATGCGCTTCCAGTATTGTTGATAATTCCATATCCAAACTCGGACGCGTACGTATTGGCTTTACTTACCCACATTCCGGCAACATCCCCGTTTTGTACTTCATTTATATCGGACCCCATAAGTGACATACGCTCCGTTACAGCAATATTTTCATCGCGTGGAAGTGCGCCGCCACCTCCCGTTAAAACGTCAATTCCCTTTTGGAATGTACCTGCAACAAATGGTTCTCGAGCCACAGCACTAACGACCGAGGGAATGGGTCGGTTTTTATTGAGAACCTCTTGTTTATCGCCATTTGCTTTGGCAAGAGAAGCAGTTGACCCGGGGGTTCCAACATTCTTATCATCAATTCCTTCCTTTATCATTGCACCTGTAATCGACTTAAAAATCGGGTATCGGCAACAACCGCAGAATAGATTGGCGCCAATAAACAATACTACAACAATAAGTAAAATGAGTTTGTAATCCATATTTATTACCTAAATTGTAGAACAATACAATTATAATAAAACTATAGATAATTATTCACGTCTGCTGTATGATTGTCGTTCTTGTCTAAATATATTATGGCGATGGTGTTCGACTTGTTCGCTGACGTGTAATTTGACGTGATACTAATCCAAACAAAATAAGAGGTATCGCAATTGTAATAAAAACGGCCAGTGCCGAAATTGCAAGAGCCCAACCTACAAATGGAATAAACCACAATACGACAATAACAATAATCATAATAATCAAAATAATAATAACTAGTTCATAGAAGGAACCGATGAGCGAATAAAATGTCCATAATACGCCTACAAATGTGTGTAGTTTGGTTGCTAATATACCTTTTATTTTTTCAAAAAAGTCGACCATTTTTATTAACATGGTTTGAATTGGAATAATGATGTTCTGTATTCGGTTGAAAATAGACATAAAGAGTGCTTTAAGGGTATCACGTATCTTATTCAAAAATAAACGAATTCTCTCAATGACATCCAAAATTAATTTGAAAATTTTCATAATAACCTTAGTAATTTGATACACCATTACCATGGGTTGGTCGAATATACCTTTTGTAAGATTTGAGCTGCACTGCATAAAATTCTGTTTTGTATAATCTAATGGCGATACGCCATCGGGCGCATTAATCCATCCAGAAAACGGCATCACATCTGGTCGGCATCTATATTTTGGCCAATCTTGCTTAACTTCTTCCAGTTTATTCTGTATTTGATAATATGTAATTGCGCACATGAATAAAAATATGACAATTGATACCTTAATAATATCAATTCCATATCGCCCACTAAATGTATTGTCCCCATATATGTATTTCAATCGTTCTATGACGGGTTGTTTTTTGAGTTTTTCCATTTGTGCATCTTTTTCGCTTGTACCCTGCTGAGCATAATCTTTTAATGCTGAAAAAAATGATTTACGTAATTTTTCTAAACCTTCATCTGCTACTCTTTCACTTACACCTGCTGATACTAATCCTAAATCTATACCAATTTTTTGAATTAATGTATAAATGATTGCTATTGCTTCAGCCATAACTTTACCATATATTCAGATATATTTTAGATATATTTGAATAAACTTGACTACACTGTCTTCGTGTGCTTAGGATAGAAAAGAAAGATTCTTGTTTATCTGTCCTGGAAGGCCATGTCCAAACATTATCATATAAATAAGGACAATCGCGGCAATGACAATTGACCGGTCTTCGGCCACAAAACTTGACTGATTAAATACGTATCGCATCATCAAATAAATGGCGATACCAATCATGGCGGAATGTGCCAACATCATGGCGCCTCGTTCGTATGACATGATTTGTTGTAATGATGCGTTGGTTATAAATAATGTAAATATTGTAAATAATGTAAATATTGTAAATAATGTAAATATTGTAAATATTGTAAATAATGCATTATCTCTTCCCAAGAGCCCTGACCATTTGCCCGAATATTCCTCCCCAGAGACTCTTCATGACCATCAGTGCGCTCGACATCACAAACATAAGTGTTGCAAAAATACCGGCCAATTTACCTACTAAATCTCTCATCGCAATAATAATCCTCTGAAATCCAATAATAATATTACTGAAAACGCCGAATATATTCTTGAATATCCCCATAATTTTATCACGTAACGTACCGATGAATTTGCGAATGGTTTCGGTGTGTTTGACAATCTTAGCAGCAACACGTCCCACCAATGAAATGATGTAATTCAGCGGCATCATCAGAAAATCCATATATCCAGTTTGGGTGGCTTGAATACACTGTATGAAGTTATCTCCTACATCATGTCCAAAAATCGAGGCGAATGGCATAACTGCTGGACTACATCGATAGAGCGGCCAGTTATCCTTTACTTTTTTGATTCCGATTGCTAAAATATTGGCAACATAAAGTCCGAGGAATATTACAATAATAAATATTGTAAATGCAATGTCTGTTGATTTCATATCTTCTTTTCTACTTGTAGTCGACGATGGTGACGACGACGACGACTACGATTATAGTCTTCCGTTATATTACACTGACATAATATCTATTCATCGCATTCCGAATCATTTATTATTGTTGTTATTATGAAAACACCTTAGTGACAAACTTTTTCAACTTGTATGTTGCTGTACTTAACATGGAGTATTGTCTGTGACCATGTCTGTGACCGTGCGTGAACCTGACTTTTTTATGCCGACGTCGTCCTCCCTTTGCATATGCGTCATTAATGCTATCAGATTGGGCTTGATTGTTGATGGAGGTCAATGCTGCATTTTGCGAGCCGGCGCATTGAGGACCGCTTGAGCATGTTGAACCGACTTGGGGTATTGCGATAGGTGCGGCATTACCCCCGCTCTGGTATCTGCGACCCTTGTATGTACGAATAACCGACGCACTCCCACGTCCGCGCCCCCGCCCTTTTCGCTGGGTCTGACTCTTGCCGCGTGTATGTCTGCGACCACCACCCGATGTAAGATTATTCACCGCATTCAATTGACCTTGTTGGTCTTTCACCGAGTTCATGGTTGCTTCGGGTGAGGCTATATTCGCAGGAACTTGAATACCGGGCGCAGTATAACTTGGCGCCTGAGGCGTTTGTTGAATTTCTACCATTATTTGTATATATAACACCTGTAAAATAAAGAAATTGCGAAAATGAAGGGCGGGAGGGGGGGTGTCGGTCTGTCTGCACCGCAACCTCGCGTTTAAATATAGTCTAAATACTATCTCTTTACATATATACATACATACGACGTGTACATGGACCCCGAACAACGCATACAGCTTCAAAAGCTCGTCGACGCCAATGGAACCGAAGATCACACGGAAGTGATTCGCCGTGTAAAACACAGTTCGATGATTTTCCAGGATGTCACTACCATGATACAATTGAAGCGTGATTACGGGCGTTTAGCCAAATCCAACCCCAAACAATTTGACTCCATCTGTGTCTCACGGTGCACCTTTTTGTTCACCTATTACACGGATTTATACAATCGATTGAAAGCCGGCGAGATTGACCTAAATCTTTTATTCCAAATGATTCGCATTCTCCGAGAGATTGAGGACGGGAAACTCGACCAGCATGATGGGTCATATAAGGTTGGTAAAATCTTGAAGAGTATTTACGTGGATAGCGCGCTGAAACGGTCAGAGAATTTGGACGCAGAGCAGGAGGCGAAGGAGAAACGGGCGTCGACAAAGGCCGCGAAGACGTCGCGACCGGCAATTCCAGAGAAGAAGATGAGTTGGGCTGAGTTTAAGGCTTCGCAGAACGCACCGGATTCATAAAGAGAATATACCCGTTCAAGTACGTTGCAAATGATACCCACGCTACATAGGGGACGAGTAAATACGCCGCTAGGCGGGACACCGGATAAAACGCGCGAATATTAAGCGCGATGCAGGTGAGCATTGCTAAAATGACGACAAAACTCAGGTCGGGTCGCTGGAACCGAAAGAATATCTGGGACCACGAGAGATTCAGGACCCACGCAGCGCAATAGTAGAAGAACCCGGTGGACCGGACGGCCTCACGAATTGTGGTTGCTGCCGAGAGAAACACGACACCTGAGGCAATGATGAGTGCGTATAAAATCGTCCATGCAATGGGGAAGACCCAACTAGGCGGGGTAAGGGGGGATTGGTTGAGAGATTTGTACCATCGGGAGTTGTTCATGTGTGGATGTTGATTATAATAATGGTAGAATAATAATTTATCAAACAAGTATAAAATTGAATGCGTATGTTGTATACATACACACCCAATACTGCGTCGTGATGCCACCCAAGTTCAAAATCAAACCTCGCCCTCCGCGTGAAAGTGCTTATGCTGCTGCGGCACCTGCCTCCGCAACCCCTCGTCCCGGCACATCGTCTCACAATAAAGGTAGCGCCCGCGCCCTCATCATCGTCGAATCCCCTGCCAAGTGCCAGAAAATCGAAGGCTACCTCGGCAAAGACAAGTACCAGTGTCTCGCCAGTTTCGGACATATCCGAGAGATTGCCGATGGTCTGAAATCCATCGACGTCGATCACGAATTCGCGACGAAGTTCGCGATTATGTCGTCCAAGCAGGCGCAAGTCGCGAAACTCCGCGCCGCTATTGCAGACGCAACCGAAGTCATCCTCGCCACGGACGATGACCGTGAAGGCGAGGCCATCGCCTGGCATCTCTGTCAAGTATTCAATCTCTCGGTGACGACAACCAAACGCATCGTATTCCATGAAATAACCGAACCCGCGCTGAAGGCTGCCGTTGCCGCCCCCCGCGTCATCGATATGTCCCTCGTCCATGCACAACAGGCGCGTCAAGTACTCGACCTCGTTGTCGGGTATAAGATTTCCCCCGTATTATGGACATATGTCGCACATACAAATCTCTCGGCAGGTCGTTGCCAGACTCCTGCGCTGCGTCTCGTATATGAGAATTACAAAGAAATCGAGTCGTCCACGGCGGTCATGGTGTATACTGTATCGGGTATCTTCACCAAACTCAATCTTACATTTCATCTCTCGAGAGAAATCGAATCCATGGGTGATTCTTCCACCGCGAGTCTCGAGAGATTCATTGAGGAAACAGCCGCGGCGCCAGATTCCGGGTTTTGTGCTTCAGTGGGCGCCCCTAAAAAGTTGACAAAAGCCCCGCCTCGCCCCTATTCGACAAGCACGCTTCAGCAGGCTGCCAGTAACGACCTTCATCTCTCGCCGAAAGATACCATGTCGGTTGCACAGAAATTATACGAGCAAGGGTATATTACCTATATGCGAACGGACAGTAAAGTATACTCCGGGGAGTTTGTGAAGAAGGCCTGCGACTATATTCGGAAACGGTTCGCAGGCGCGGGTGAATGCGCCGGCGATGAACTTATTGGAAATATCTCGACCGTCTCCGGGTCGTCATCGTCATCCGATAAAGACGCAAAGGACGCCGCCACCGCCGCTGCCCACGAAGCCATCCGCCCCACCGATATCTCTCGAACTTTACTTCCCCAATCTTGTCATCCGAGAGAACACCGGGTGTATTCCATGATTCATCGTAATACATTGGAGAGTCTCATGGCGCCTGCGATATGCCAAACCATCACAATGTCGATTTCATCGCCGGTCGCTGTCGCGGGCGATCCCTGTAGCTACCGTTACACAGCCGAACAAATCATCAAACCGGGTTGGAAACTCGTTGCAGGGGGGTATGACGCCGAGGCGAAAGAATACACGTATTTCGCATCTCTCGCCTCGCCCGGCTCCGCCGCCACCGCTACCGTTTTGTCCGCCCCCTTCAAACGTATCATGACCAAATGCTCTCTTCGAAACTCGAAATCGCATTATACAGAGTCAGGTCTCGTCCAACTCCTCGAAAAAATGGGTATCGGGCGCCCCTCTACCTTCTCTAGTCTCATTGATAAAATCCAGGAACGTGGATATGTCAAACTCCAGGACATCCGCGGGAAATCTCTCGAGTGTCGTGAGTTCACGATTACAGAACCGACGCATGGAGGATCTAAAAAGATAGAATCAAAAACAGAAGTTCGAGAGATTGGCGGAGAGACGCGGAAACTCGTCATTCAACCTCTCGGAATCATCGTCATCGAGTTCCTCCTTGCACATTTCGCCCCATTATTCGAGTACGATTTCACGAAGGATATGGAGAATCAACTCGACGAAATCGCGACCGGCGGAATGGTATGGCATGAACTCTGTTATAAATGTTGGTTTGATGTCGCCGCGCAATTACAAGAACTGAAGACGCGCGGCGTCGTCAAGGAGGAAATCCATATCGACGACCGGCATTCATATATCCAAGGAAAGAATGGACCGGTGATTCGGTGTCGTGTCTCGGATAGCGTCGCAGACGCGGAGAGCGACGACGGAAGCGAAGACGACGACGCAAGTGAAGCGAGCAGCGACGACGCGACCCCTAACACCGCGGAAAAGAAACCGAAATTCATATTTAAAAGTGTCCGCCCCGACCTAGAGTATGCGAAAATCCAGCGCGGGGAGTATTCTCTCGCGTATATGCTAGGCGAATCCGAATCTGCCGACGGTGGGAGCGGGAGCGGGACTGCGACAGGGACGACATCAACGCCCGCGCCTGTATCCGTCGCTGGAGGCGGTCGCCTTATGGGTCAACATCAGGGGCAAGACGTGATTATAAAAAGCGGGAAATATGGGGCGTATATTGTATGGGGCAGTATGAATCTCTCGCTGAAGCCGTTGTTGGGAGGTGGTGGTGGTGGAAATATGGCTGCGGGGAAGAAGTTCATTTATAAAGGAAAGGTGGCGGCGGCGGCGGCTGCGGCAACAGTGAATCAAAAATCCGAGTTTGACCTGACATTACAAGACGTGGTTGCGTTTATTGAGAGAAATAGTGCGCCGGTGGTTGTCGACGACGGCGGTCACGGCGGTACGGGTGCAGCAGCAGCGCCGGAGGGTACACATTACCAAGGCCAAATATTACGCACCATTGACGAAAATACAACAATAAGATATGGAAGATATGGGCCATATATCTTTCATAAAACGGCGAAAATGTCGAAACCGGCGTTTGTCGCGCTAAAAGGGTTTCCAGAGAAACATGGGAATTATATGACGTGCGAGGCGGCGGTGTTACGGGAGTGGGTCACCGCTGATGCAGCAGCGCCTGCGAAACCGAAACCGAAGTTTGGGTTCTTTAAGAAGAAGTGATATTTACTTGCGGCGAGTGGCGCGGGCCTTGCGAACTTTGCGAGCCTTGGATGAACGACGGCGGCGGGCGGTGGGGCGCTTTTTGGAGGGTTTGGACGAACGACGACGGCCGCCTGTCGGTGTATATTGTTTAGAATAACGTTTAATATACTCTGTGGCGATTAACTTGTGAAACCAAGTGAAGATATTTAAATTAATATATTGGGATGTATTGTCTACCTCACCGGAACTTATCATTGAAAAATATCGACTAGCATCATGATTCCACTCATGCCCCGTTGAAGTTTTCGTGGTTTTTTCCGGGTGGGTGGTATTATAAAAATTACAAAATTCGTAGACTGGTTTGGAATACACGGAAAGTTTTACCTCACGAGTTGGTTGGTTTTTTAATTGTAGAGTTGGGTCAAAAGAACCTTCATCAGTAATAAGTATAAGTTTACTCATGTTTACATACTATGCATACATTTATTTCCACCCAAACACCCCACTACAAAAAATAATCCCAAACGCGTTGTATCCCCTCCTCCAATCCGACATCACACTTAAACCCAAACAATTCTTGCGCTTTCGTAATCACCGGCCGCCTGCACATCGGGTCGTCTTGTGTCCTCGGAAGGTATTTCACCGCGAACGCGCCACTCCTATCGTCGTCGCCGTCGGCACTCCTATCGTCGTGACTCCTGTCGTCCCCGTCCCCCCCGCCCCCGTCCCCGCCCCCCGGCCGCCTCAACGCGCGCCGAAACACATCCACGAGTTCATTCATCGTAAACTCGCACCCCGGATTGCCGATATTCACCGGCCCTACATCGCCCACACTCGTCTCCGCCGCGCCCATAAACGCCACCAGTCCACGGACGGTATCATCCACGTAGCAAAACGACCGGGTCTGCGTCCCATCCCCATAGATTTCGATCGGCGCATCACGCTTAATCTGCCGAATAAAATTGGTAATCACACGTCCATCATCCAAGTCCATCCGCGGCCCATACGTATTGAACAACCGCGCGACTTTCAGTTCTAACTCCGGGAACCGTTTCTGGTATTCATAGACCAACGTCTCCGCCACACGCTTCCCTTCATCATAACATGACCGTTCCCCCACCGTATTCACGTTACCATAATAGGTCTCAGGTTGAGGATGGACGAGGGGGTCACCATACACCTCGCTGGTAGACGTAAACAGCATTTTACAATCGTATAAGACACAATAGTCAAGAACACACTTGGTTCCATTCATTGATGTTAGCAGGGTCTCCATCGAGTATTTTTTGTATTTCTCGGGGGAAGCAATGGATGCGAGATGATAGATTTCGTGGACATGCTCCTCGCCAAACAGTGACGGGTTGACGGGTTTTGTGATATCATGCTCGATGAACTTGAATCGGGGATGAGGCGGGGTCATAAGTTCACGTAAATTGTCGACGGTTCCGGTAATTAAATTATCCACACAAATGACATGATTGTCGGGGGATTGCGCGATGAGATGGATGCAAAGATTCGAACCGATAAAACCGGCGCCGCCAGTGACAACAATTGTCTTCATGAAATGGACGGAACGGAACGGAACGGAATGTAATTACATATATCAATTATTATCTAAATAGTGTATAACCGAATAACTGAATAACCGAAACACCAAATGGATAAAATAGCCGGTCCAAATGACCTCGTCCCATCATTTAAGATATTCTCGATGTTAATCATCATCACGATTGTTGTCAAAATGTTATTTCAATATAGTTATAATGAAACAGCGGCGCCGTCCTTTAGCGATGTATCTAGTCTTACAGATGTATCACTTATCAAAGATGAAATCAAGAAGAAAGACTCGTCTTCGTTTAAGAAAGAAATCACCGTGTATTTCAAGTCGTACATCTTCTACTATCTCACACTACTATGGACTGTGTGCTTGATGATTACGATTGTATCAATTACACTGAATAAGTACGACCCAGAAAAACCCGGTTGTATTGCAAAAATGAGTATGGTAAATATGATTCCGATTACGATGTTTATGGGACTACTCGGTTGGATTATTTATCAAAATACGGTGTATTATAATAAAATAAATTCAGGGCATGTGGCTGAAAACTACGTGACATTTGATACAGCAGTGAATATCCTGTTGTTGATACAGGCTGGCATTATGTATGTGTACATCAATCAACAAATTCTGTGTTCATCGGAAATGGGACAATATAGTGAGGCAATGTCGAAATACGGGCCGTATATTGCCGGATTTATTGCGCTTCTTGCAGGAGGATGTATGGTACTCAATGAAATCATCCTGCGGTTCTTTACGACGGATGGGTAATTTCTTTTTGCGTCGACTCCATCGCCGGGAGGCGATTGCGTCGCCACAAAAAAAAACTAAAAGAACTTATACGTCAATCCACACCCGGCTTCATTCTCCCACACCCCCGATATTTTTATAATAAAGTGTTGAAATTGCGGTTTATCGTGAATCGACATTTCGTGTTTCCATACACTAATTACACCAGTGCGTAATTGTTGTATGATATCGTTACTTGGGATGGGTATAAGTGTCCCAGTCGTATCTGCGACTGCAGCCGCGACTGTAGCTGCCGCTACCGCTACTGCCGATACCACCGGACTTTGATGTTGAATTTGAATCCATTTATCCAAAAGGGTGGTTTCAATATTCTGGAAAATTGTCAACACTGCGCGATTATGTTCATGTTGTGGGTCGAAATGACAATTATAAATATTGCTATTGAATGTATGTTCGTTATGTTTTACGAAAAGTTCAAATTGGATATAAATCCCGTTCATAATAAAATCATTCGTGGAATAGGTGATTCGATTGAATATACTGTTTGGAATGTGAGTATTTGTTCTTTTCTCCGTGAAATAAACCTGCCCGGAGTTGTATTCATTTGGTGTGATGACTACGTTCATTTATTTACCCGTTGCCTTGACTAGATAACAATTACTATTACTATTCATATGGGTTTAAACCGTTCACGGACGGACGGACGAACAGACGAACAGACCGACCGACCATAAAAATCTATTATATACGCATTATATACGCATCATATACACTACGCATCCATGAAGAAGTATAGCATCACGAATTATACGCGCAAAATGGCGCGGAAAATCGGTGTCGTGGTGAAACCATCCACAAATCCAGAAAAGAAAATCGACGTATATCGTCAGTCGCGTAAAATCGCGAGTGTTGGCGCGGCCGGTATGAACGATTTTCCCACCTATATTCGCAAACGTGGACTTGCTTACGCAAAAACCCGGCGTCGTCTCTATAAAATGCGTCACGAGCGCGACCGTCACGTGAAATGGAGCAATGGGTGGTTGGCCGATAAGTTACTCTGGTAAGGCGAAGCGAAGCGACGCAGGCGAACCCGCGCGAAACCAGTATAAATCAAATCCACGGATACATAATAACTTGGTTCGTGATACGTGATACGATGAAATTCTTTGAAACACACTTCAATGAATATGTCAAAAAGGTGGAAGAATATTCGCTTCATCCTATCATAAAAAAGGCATTCGTAACATTTCCACACGATATTCAGTCATTACCGAGTATGATTATGTACGGTCCAAGTGGTGTTGGCAAGTATAGTCATGCATTATACCTAATCTCTCGATACAGTCCGTCCCATTTGAAATACGAGAAACGGATTGCGGTTGCATACAACAAAGACACCTTCTTCATTAAAATCAGCGACTGTCATTTTGAAGTCGACATGTCGCTTCTCGGGTGTAACTCCAAGCATTTGTGGAACGAAATCTATAGTCAGATTCAGGATATTGTTAGTTCGCGTTCCAATACTACCGCGTTTGTCATGTGTAAGAATTTCCATAAAATACATAGTGAATTGTTGGAGACATTCTATAGTTATATGTCAGACAATCTCAAGTTCGTTATTTTATCCGAACATGTCAGTTTTCTTCCCGATAATATACTTCACCGGTGTAAAATGATTCCATTCAAACGCCCCACCGCGACAATGTACAATAAATGTATTTTCCCGTCATCGAGTACTGCCGGGGTGGGCGATGGCGGCAGCGGCGCTCCGTCAAAAAAAAAATCAGTGACATCAACGGCGCCCCTGCCAGCGTCCCCTGGTAGCAGTCCAGGGGACGTCATCAAAGAAACACCCATCCGACTAACAAGTAAGTTTCGGTTAGAAACCATAACAAATATTAAGGCGTTGAAATCCAATATGACGGAACTTACAGAACCACATGAGAATATATGCAATTGTATCGTAGAGATTATTCTCTCACCAAATGCACAATTAAAGTATGACGCGCTGAGAGAACGTCTATATGACCTTCTCACGTATGACATTCATATTCAAGAATGCGTTTGGTTCATATTGCGCCGTCTAATTACCAACGGTTCATTATTGCCAGAAATGATGGACGATATTATGATACAGATATACACGTTTTTTCAGTATTTCAATAATAATTACCGCCCGATATATCATTTAGAGAATTTCGTCTTATTACTAGTATGTAAGATACACGGATACAAACATCAGTTTCCTGCCACTGCCACTGCCACTGCCACTGCCACTCCGTCGTCACATGTATCCATTCCCTGAACAAATACAATCTGCACTTCGAATATTGGGATTTGCTGACGGTGTTGCACCAGAATCCATGAAAGAGTTGAATAAACGATATCACCTGCTTGCATTAAAACACCACCCAGATAAGGTTGCGACGACGACGACGACACAGGGCGACGGCGACAACGGTGACGACGGCAACAACGACGACGACGAGAACAACCGTCGATCTCGCGCTACCGAGAGATTCAAAGAAATCAATGATGCGCATAAACGCGTGAAGGATTACTTTTTTTCGCATGAACCCGGTCTCGATGATATTCGTATGGAAAATGGGTATGAGTCCATACTTCAGATGTTTATTCAGACGATTCTCGCAAAAATATCGAGAGGACCCGGGTTAGGGTCCGGTCTGGGTCTAGGTCTGGGTCTGGGTCTGGGTCATGGACACGGGTACGAAGAAACCACCATAAACCAAGCCGTCCAATCATTGATTCATATGATTATTACCAAAGGACTCCAGTCGGCGATAACCATGTTTCAAACGATGGACAAACAGGCGTGTCTTACCATCTATGATATTCTCTCGAAGAATCAAGACTTATTCGGAATCTCTCGAGAGATTATGGAGGAACTCACACGTGTCGTAGAAGAGAAGATGGGCGACGATCTCGTAGTTCGTTTGAATCCGTCGTTGCTGGATATGTTGCTCGACCGCGTCTACATTCTTCATGAATATGGGCAGGTGTATTATATACCGCTATGGCACACAGAACTTCATTTCAAGCAGCCGGCAAATCATGGCGACGGGGAAATCATCGTATTATGCGACCCCGAACTACCAGATAATGTATCTCTCGACGACAATAATAACCTCTTCATATCTCTCGACGTAAATGTTTTAGAACTATTCCGCGACCAAGTGGTTCCCGTGTACATTAATGACGAGATAAAGGACCGCGGGTTCATCTATTACTTACATGCATGCGATGTGACATTACGGTCAGACACGCGGCAGTGTCTTCTATTGCGCGGTCTTGGCGGGTGTGGCGGGTGTGGCGGTATTGCGATGATGAATACGAATACGAATACGACGAATACGAAAAGTAACGACATTTACAAGGTAGGCGCCCGGGCGAATGTGTACGCGAATGTGCGGTTAGTGTCGGGCGTGTGAATGGGTGGATGTACCGATATTAGTATTTCATTTTTTACTACCATAAGTAAAAAAAATGAAATTCCTGTCAAAACGTGTGTTAGTAAACTGAATGTGTTATGAATTGCTGTTGTCTGCTCGCGCGCACGTACCTGTGTATCTAGAAACAAATCCTCCCGGGGTCGCCTCCCGCCTTCCGGGTCTTTAGACTATTTTATTTTATTAGACCTTGCGGACAATCTTCTTCTTGGATGCAGCGTCACCTCCGGCAGCAGCTGCGGCAGGAGCAGCAACTGGAGTCGGTTTGGCAACGGGAACCGACGCGGTTCTCACCAGAGGTGCGGCCTCCTCTTCGTCATCATCCTCGATGATTGCAGAGACATTATCATGGTCATGCTCGCCACCATCCGCATCTCCATCCACGTCAGTAGGCACAACCTGTGCGACAATCTTCGTCTTCTCCTCATCATCCAGTCTGATATGGCACTTACCCTTCAGCGACATCTTGGGCTTCACGATTGCCTGAAACAACTTCCAGGTCACGCCAAACTTACCATTGGCGAACCAAATACCACCGCACTGAATCGAAACAGCGATGTGACTGCCCTTTGCGATGAGGTCCTTGGGAGAGAGCGCAGGATTCGATGCGTCAGGGAAGATGGGCTGCATGTCGACGTCGTAGAGTTCAAGCTCCTTCCATTGACCGTCCCAGAAAGGCAACTTCACCTTCAGAGTAGGCGCACGAGTCATATCGGGTTCAAGAGTGTCCTTGTTCTTGGGGTACTTGAGAATGGGAGTCCACAGCGCATCCACTGCGTCGCTTGTCATCTTGGGTTTGCTGAACCACTCCTTGGAATTGGTGATTGCGTCTTCCTTGATTCTCTTCTCGAATGCGGCAATATTTGCAAGGAACTTCTTGGTAGCTGGAGTCTCAAAACCTTCATTGGGAAACTGGAGCGCGAGGTCATACGTTACCTTGCCAGACTTCTCATCCGTGAAATCCTGAACACCCCACGTCAACATGAGAGGAGTCGATAGATTGAGAACAGTGCTGGTCTTTGCATTGACGATTCCGACACTGCGACCGCCAACGGAGTTCACTTTGGGTTTGGTGTATTTCATATCAGTAGCGGAATTGAAGGAAGCGCCGGGGATAACCATTTCAGAAGACATTGTGATGTGTGTGTTATAAGTAAGACGAAGTTAAACGAACGATGAGACGTGTTGAACGATGATATATATACTCATGATGATTGTTTAAATCAATTTTTTTGGAGACGGGGGAAATTGGAATGCTAAATGCTCGCTTGTTTCAATGCTCCATGCCGGCGGGGCCGGCATTCCGCATCTACACAACCTCGCGCTGGCGCCGCTCAATTATTGTACGATTATTGTAGGATTATTGTAGGATTATTGTAGGATTATTGTAGGATTGAATTGACGTGGAATCGGATATCATTCTCCGTCAATATATACTCTTTACGCTTCGCTGGTCAATTCTTACGGCGGGAATGCCGGGGGTGGGGTGTTTTGTCGAACCGCATTTGAGCAGCGCCAGCGCGAGGTTGTGTAGATGCGGAATGCCGGCTCCGCCGGCATGGAGCATCGGAACAAGCGAGCATCTAGCACCGCTTCTTATTAAATATGGATATAACCTCCTTCACAAGAAGGTCGAATTCCTCACGCTGAGTAACCGACAATGTAAGCGTCTCCTTGAGTTTTAACAGAATATCCTGAAGGCGCGCGCGCTCCTTTTCGATATCGGCCGTCTTCTGCACTTGCACCTTGTACTCATTCGAGAGAATCGTCAGTTTCTTCACCTCATTCGCATAATCGGCCGACTCCTTTTGAATCAAGTACTTATACTTGTTGTAATGATTGATGAAGGCCGTGGCGACATATCCAGAGATATTGTGGGTATTAAAATGAATACCGGTAAGAAGTGTGATCATCTCATCCTTGTATTCATCCTTGACAATCTTCTTATCGACGGTTGACTTCACGGCCTGAATATGTGACGCCAGTTCGCCGAGAGATTTCAGGAACGCCGGTCGCATTTCATCGAGTGTTTGAAGATACTCTGTGTCTGCGATGAGTTTCTTGTAATGTGTCTGAATCGTGGCGTTAAGTTTCTCTGTTTCATCATATAGTTTCTTCATTGTCAGACGTGACGCCTCAAGACGAAGATGTTCATTTTGAAGTGTGACACTAACGCCGTTATAATTATTACGGTTTTCAGTTTCGACCTTATATTGTTCATCGGATGTTTCCTTCATAATAGTCATGATTTTTTCCTGAAACTTGGTAAGTTTTACATTGGTCTTCTTGTTGGTATCAATAATTTCATCAATGACGGTCTGCTTAGTCGCAGATGTGGAGGAGGGTGCGGGTGCGACAACGGGTGCGACAACGGGTGCGACAACGGGTGCGGCAACGGGTGCGGCAACAACTGTTCTCACTGTCGGTGATGCCACGGGTGCAGCGACGGGTGCGGGTGCTACCACGGGTGCGGGTTTCACAGGAAAATAACGACAGTAGACGCGGTCATGATTATCGTTATTGCTTGTCCACAACCATTCGGCCTCACCTGGAATATTCGGACGAGAACTTCCTCCGACTGAACGCCAAACATTACCATCTTGGTTGCGGGTATAACTTACTGCATTCGACCAAGATGAATCATCGAAATTATTGGTATTCCATCCGGGTGCGTTCTTAGTAGAACATTTCCACTCGGATGATTTGGTGACTTTGCCTCCAAACACGCCGATAAATGCGGCCGGACCACCTCTGTCCACTCCATCTACCGCAATAACATCGCCTGGATTGACAACAGGTGAAAAATGATATGTAGTCGTCCAACTTGTCCCGCGTCCAACCTTGTTTCCATTCACGTACAAATCAAATTCATTGTCACATGTCATGTAAATAGACATGGGTGCCGGTGCGACGACGACGGGGGCAGGTGCGGGTGCGGGTGCAGGTGCAGGTGCAGGTGCAGGTGCAGGTGCCGGTGCGACGACAACGAGTGCAGGTGCAGATTTTACAACCGAAACAGGTGCTGGAGCAACTGGTATGGATGGGGGGTGGGATACACTCACGGGTTGTGGTGCAGATACAGTAACTGAAACTGTAGGTTTGTCCTTATCATTGTTCTTGGCCTTGACCGTCGCAGGCGCAGGCGCAGGTGCCGGTTTGTCATGGTCCTTGGTCTTGGCGGGCGCGGGCGCAGGTTGGTCCTTGGTCTTGGCGGGCGCGGGCGCAGGTTGGTCCTTGGCCTTGGCGGGCGCGGGCGCAGGTTTGTCATTGGCCTTGGCCTTGGCGGGCGCAGGCGCAGGTCCGGGCGCGGGAGAAGAAGAACCTTTTTTACGTTTATGTAATAATCGTCGTCCAGAATAAGAAGAAGATTCACTCTCCGCCCCCGTTGTTGCATAAATTTCATCATAAGATGGAATAATTGCATCAAGTTCAGTTTGTTCTGGTTCCTCGTGGTTGGTCAATCCGTCATCGATATACACCTTGGGAACATCCAATATTGTGATACTCGAAACGAACGACGCCGAGAGAAGACAAAACAAAATACACGACGAGAACCTCATGAAATAACCGTTATACAATAATATAACAAAATATCTTTATGTCGTAAAAGATAATATAAACATTTTATCTGTTTATATATATTTACTTGGACGTGACATCCAATGACTACTGCAATTACACCCACCACGTCGACAACACTGAACAATACGAACAGAATTGAAACCCATAAATTGTATATGACGTTACTTCAGTTTAGTTTATACGATAATCCATACAAACATTACTCTCGCAAAATCAAACTGAAGAAGGTACCGCCACTACAGTCGTCATCGTCATCGTCGTCGTTGTCCCATTCGAGTGGACCAGTAGAATACATCATTGTATCATCCTACCCATCTAGTGGGTCTTCGTCGTTACGAACTCCTGATGCGAGTACGAGCGCGAGTACGACCGCGAGTACGACCGCGAATGCGAATGCGAATGCGAGCATAAAACCCCGTAAAAAAATGAAACTAACTACGTCCGGAATATCCGATAAAGATGATTTCGAAACAGAATGCGAACCAGAATTGCCTAAAGGTCAAAAAATCATAGAAGACGAACAAGTATCCAACGTTATTATATTCAAACCTATCGAGCATGAAAAGATGAAAAATATGAAATATAGTTTATCCGAATTGAAGACATTATGTTCACATTATGGTATTAAAAAATCAGGGACAAAGTCCGACCTTTCACAGCGAATATACATGCATCTGAAACAGTCGTATTATATTATGCGGATTCAGCATATTTTTAGACGGTTTATATCTAGAAAGTATCGCACATTATGTGGACCCGGTTATTTACATACGAGTAAGTGTGTAAACGACACCGACTTTTATACATTCGACAAATTGTCTAACATAAAACCTACAGAATTATTTACATATCGCGATAATGACGATAAAATATACGGATTTCATATTGCGTCCATTTTTCATCTCATCATCAGTTCGTACCCAAATATAACGAATCCGTATAATCGAAAAATAATACCGGCCGGTGTTATCAAGAATATGTATGAAAAACTGATTTACGGTTCAATATTAGGATTTCGTGTATCAGTCAAACTAGATGACAATGGCGACGATGACGACGGTGGCAACTGCGGCAACTGCGGCAATGGCAACGGCAACGGCAACGGCAACGGCAATGCCGTGTATAGCACGGGTGGAGGACAATCTCTCGGTAATGGAAGCGCGATACACATCGATAGAACTCTATCTCGAGAGAAACAAGAAGAACTATTCGTCGTTGATTTATTCCAACATATCAACACACTTGGTAATTACTCTGATTCGGAGTGGTTCATTGCATTACAGCGAGTGGACTTTATTCGATTTATTCGAAATCTTCATGATATTTGGTACTACCGCGCGAATTTGTCGCAGGATATGAAAGAGCGAATATGCCCACCGAATGGAAACCCGTTTATGTTGAATAATGCGCATATTAACTTGAATGTTCTGACACTGTTGACCGACCCAGAAATTCGCACGATTTGCGTCTCCGTTATTGATAGAATGGTGCGTCGAGGTGTATCTCGCGAAGACCAATGTTTGGGCGCATTTTACGTCTTGGCTACGCTTACGATAGTCAGTCAGGATGCTAGAAATGCATTACCATGGTTGTATGAGGCAGTCATGTAAACGCGGTAATGCTGTCTACGATATTTGTTGCGCCTGGTCGTGAGATGGGAAATATCACGCGAAAACAACTTAAAAAGACATTACTCATATGTGTATAACCGATAACATGGTCAAGTCTGCTCCTTCTTCTGCCTCCTCTACTCCTGCTCCTACTGCTGTTGCTGCCGCCGCCGTCGCCGCCGCCCCCGCTGCCAAGGCTGCCAAGGCCCCCGCTACTCCCAAGGCCAAGGTTGCCGAGTCAGCACCCGTTGTTGCGGCCGCCCCTGTTGTTGCTGCGGCCGTTGACGGCGCCGAGGGTTCCGCACCCGTTGCCGAGGTTGATGGTTCTGTTTCCACTGCTCTCTACGGCAGCGTTCTGACCAAGCTTCAGAGCGCTCAGGCTCTCCTCGTCTCTATCCGTTCTGAGGTCAATGAGCTTAAGCGCCAACACGCCCGTGAGCTTCGCGCTGCCAACAAGGCCAATAAGCGTCGTAAGACCAACGCTAACCGCGCTCCTTCTGGTTTTGTGAAGCCCACTCTTATCTCCAACGAGTTGGCTGCCTTCTTGGGTCGTCCTGAGGGCAGTGTTCTGGCCCGCACTGAGGTTACTCGCGAGGTGAACGCCTACATCCGTAACCAGAAGTTGCAGGATAAGGACAATGGTCGCAAGATTAACCCTGACGCCAAGCTTCTCAAGCTCCTTAAGTTGAAGAAGGGTGATGAACTCACTTACTTCAACCTCCAGAAGTACATGGCTGCCCACTTTGCCAAGTCCTCGGCTGCCCCTGCTGCTGCTGGTGGCGCTGCTGCTGCTGTCAAGGCCTAAACCTAAACCTAAACCTAAAACGGAAACAAAAACAAAACGAAATAAAATATGAAAATAACAATCTAGCGCACATAGTATAGTGGTAGAACGCCTCCCTTCCAAGGATGAGACTCGGGTTCGATCCCCGATGTGCGTATTTTAGACATTTTCTCATGTAAAACACCAATTTTACATGATATTCATTTCTTACGACCGTCATTCCTTCGCCTCATTTTCTTCTGTAGTATATGCAATTCCTGAAACGACGAAACATTCAGCCCGTATACTTCATTTGCAATGATGTTCGCCTGTTGGTCGGGCGATTCAACACCTGCTCCGAACCCGACACTATATAGAGGCGATGATGATAATGACGAATTACCTGATGATAATGACTTCATAATTGTTTCGTCACTTGGTGATGGTTCGATAAAGATGAAGTCCTCCTTTGTCATGATTTCGACGATTCGTTTTTTCTGGATATTGTCACGATTGAGTACCAAGAGTTGTCTGTAGTATGGGTTTCCACTTATAATGGACGATACATCGAACATTGATTCGTTTGACAAGTAAGTGATTGCACTGCTACTGCTACTGCTACTGCTACTGCTACTGCTACTGCTACTGCTACTGCTACTGCTACTGCTACTGCTAGTTCTTGATGATGACTCTACATACCAATCATAAAACCCGCCCCCACTATTATGATACCTATCCCGTTGTTTCTCTGAAAGCATCTTATATTTTGTCAACTGCTTGAACACTGAATCCGGGGAGTGCGTGACATTTGATGGTCCACTCTGAGAATAGTCGGTCCCGCATACAACACACATCATCTTGAACTCCTGTTGTGTAAGTGCCAGTGACTTCAATATTTCACGGGTATCATAAGATACTGCAGTATGATTCAGTAGACTTATATTTCGAAGCACAACTGGACAACCGTAGACAAACATATCCGTATCGTCGCTCATACATGCGTCTACACGTCTTTTCAATGAAAGGTTCGCGCATAATACGTCGGCTTCGCCTTCTGCGTCGATTGTGGCGAAACCAAAACTCACGAGGAGTTCTTTCACGTTTGCAATATCACAATCACGCAGACGTACGAATTGTTTCTTAAGTTCACGCATTGTTTCTGTAATATCGTCGAGTTCCGTTGCTACTTCCGTCGCTATCGTCTCTTTTTTTTCTTTCAAAATACTCGCCAATTCATCGTACTGCTTTTTGGCAGCGTCTTTCTTCTTTCGTCGCAGTTCGATGAGTTCGGTTTTTTGTGGAGGCGGAGGTCCGTCAAACACGAAGACCGCGTGGATATTGTAATGCCGGAAGACTGACCCCATCAGGTACATGTTTTCGAGCAATGCTCCTTCACCGGAATACCGGTACATATAAATACTCGTATCAACCGCGATTCTCTTTCCTGTAAATTGACTCAAATGAACACGTGAAACTGCGTCACTGCACCGATTATGTATAAAACGATTCAATGAACGAATACCCATTGTCTTTTTATGGTTGATACTCTTACCATAAAAAAATATTATTAGATTCAATTTTATTGCTTGGGTCTTGCGCTTGGGGTTGCGCCCCCACACGACGCGGTGCTATTGTCGGGGGGATTCTGGGGGTGAGTGGCGGTGCTATTGGCGGGGGGAGGGGGACGAGGATGGAGGACGAGGAGGGGGGCGAGTGGCGCGGGTGAGTGGCGCGGGGTGAGTGGCGGGGGTATACTCTATTCTTCATCACTAAACACCGTATTCTCGTCTATAATAATAATATGGTGGTTTTCTTGTTCTTTTTTTGAGTTTTCATCATCGTATTCATTCACAATCATCTGGATTGCCTCAGACGCTACATTTTGGTCGACAGCAGTCGTCTCCTTGGACTGTTCGGGTTCCTCGGGCAGCGGCGGCGTAGTGCTATGCTCTTGTTTTCTGTGTCTCTGAATACTGCGTTTCACATAGCTCTTCATGGCATAATAGTCCCGGTCCATTTCGCAATATAATCCTGTTTTGACTTCTTGCATATCTTCCTTGATGTTGTAGATGTCATTGCTCCCTTGCGCAACTTCATCCTTCAAGAATTCAACCAGTTCTTTGGTATCCGACAGTTCAGCATCCACCAGGCCAATCGTTTGTTTCAGTGTCTGAAGATTCTCGCGGATTTGTTTGATGTCTTCCACCGTGCCAAAGTAACGATGCGAGTGGTACTGGTTTGACACCGTAACCAGTTTCGTATATTCGTCACGAATCTCGTCACGAATCTCGTCACGAATCTCGCCACTCACGTGTTCCATCTCGCGACAAATCGCGCGGGTAAACTCTTCACGTAAATCGCCGGCCATATTCTGTATTTGTTGTTCCGCGCAATTACGTGCTTCGTGAATTTGTCTCATTGAAGCCTCTTCGTAATCCTTTACGCGGTCCTGTAGAATTTCGGTTGTATGAATGGCGCACTCCAACTTCGCCATCAAGTCATTTTCGCGACGGACAAACGTATTATAATCACTGTCATACGTTTCATGCACTCGCTGGATTTCTTCACGAAGCGTAGCATTCTCGCATTCCAACTTCTTGATTCTCGCATCAAATTCTCCGCGCACTTTGTCAATGTATGCAAATATCTCAATACTAGAATTGTATGAACCGTATGACGCATTTTCGCGAACTTCAGTGCATTTCTTGTTCACGTATTTTCTCAATTTTCGTACATGTTTGGAGAGTACATTGTTTTCGGTGATATCGGTTTGAACTTGCGCAATGTCGCCCTTGATTTCCATAAGTTCCTGGTATATTTCATCCGACACACGAGTATTATCCTTGACGATATCTTCATTTTGTTCACACTTCATAAACAGTCTGGCAATATTCGACCACAGCATGGTTTTTTCTTCCCCATCAGTGTCGAGTGGCACCAATGCCGGCATTTCAGAATAATTGGTTTGGGGTTGGGGTGACGGTTGGGGTTGGGGTGACGGTTGGTCACTATAGTCCACAGAAAGGGATACAAGTTTTCCCCCGACAGAGGAGGATGCTTGAGGAACAGGACGACGAGATGGCATAACGAATAAACGACGAACGATAGGTTTCAACGATATATATTACAAAGACATCGATTTATATTCAATTTTACGCATCGTAAATTCAAATGCTACTATTAGTCCATCGTCATTCGCATTGTTTTCGTTGTCGTCGTCGTCGTCGTCGTCGCGCCAGCTGTGGTCCCCGCCGCGGTCGACTTTTCAATAAATGCAATCATACTCAGTATCACCGGGTCTCTCGCCAAATGCGAAATGAAATCCATGAGTTTCGGGAGTACGCCTGGTTGTCTAGAAAATCGAATTGCCGAAATTCGTCCGCCTTTTCCACCACGGTTGTTTTCACAACACCATGATATAAATGGAACAGCGTATATCGAGAGAACACCGCCTAAAATATAGTATGCGTATACATTTGTCTCTTCCGCATACCGGCGGCGGCATATTTCCGTATTTTCGGCAGACTGAATTGTAATATTACCGTACTTGAGTTTCATAATTTCGAGAACCTTTACAATCTGGTACGCATAAAACAGCGTATTGTGCGCGATTTTCTCTCGAACTGTGCGAATAAAATGTTTTTGGGTGACATGGTGGTCATTGTCATTGTCATGAAAGTAGGTATGGAACATCGTATTAATGATACGAGCCCATGTTTCTGTGTATGTTTCGAAGAGTAATACATCATCATGCGGAATGCAAAATGTGCGTCGGAGTTGGGTATTGGCCGCGCGTAAATCCTGGTCAATGAAATCCATATTGAAATTGTGCATCGACTCATGAATGAAGACCTTGAACCATTCTTCTGTTCGATATACGACAATTTCCCCATGTGTTTCGCAGTTTCGCGTGAGTCCGGTGTTTACATGAATTGCCGAGAGAATTGCATCATCACCGGAGGCACTTCGCGCGGGTCGCTGTTTTTTGAATGGGGTCATATAAAAATACACATTCAGACTTTTCTCGGAGCAATCTTTGTCTGACATACTCGTAATGATAGAAAGCCATGCGAAGACCTTGTATGCATAATGCTGGTAAGTCGCGATTTCGAGAGAACATGCCGATGACGACGATGACGACGATGACGACGACGCACTCTTGCTACAGACAACAGAGACATGGGATTCCGGAAACGTGATAAAGTACAACGTTATTGCGCGTTTACGAATCATAGTTTGAAACTGAATACATAACTCCGATTTCTCTCGGATATATTGATATACCTTATACGGAATGTACCGGTCGCCATCGCCATCGCCATCACCATCGCCATCGGCATCGGCATTGGCGCGATGGCGCCGTATATCATAGCTTCGTTGCAATTCCGAGAGAATCCGCGGATGTGGAAGGTCATTTGCCGAATTTTTGATTTCGGTGATATTGTACGGTAGTATTCCATCTTCACACGTTTGATAGATTTCGTATTCGGCATTCCGCAATGAATTATAGAATGATGTAAGGAATTCAACCATGTGTTCTTTGTGTAGTACATGGATACGCGAAACAATCGTACTCGGTAATTGTGCCTTATAATCTCTCGAGAGATGCTCAATGGTTTTTTGGATACTGTCGGCATCCTTTTGTATTTCTTTTTCAATCCACATCGGGTCCGTTACGTGATATGTGTATTATAATATGTTTCTATTATAATACCGCGAATGTTTCATCTTATCTTTAAGAAGTACTTTAAACCCGGAACGATACACATTTTCGTTTTTTCATTTCTTGTTTTTATTGTATTAAATGTTGTCGAAAACGTCATACATTACAATATTGGCAAGTTTCACGACCATGTCGGCAGCGGTGACAACAGTGTAGCCGGTTACCATTTTACAAACCCATCAAATACAGATTGGGTGCGTATTATTGTGATTATGTTGGTGTTCGCAATTCTGCAAGGAGTCTTCACAAGTCACTTCAGTGTGTGTTAGCACCAGCGCCCGTACGCAACTTATGACGAACACGCATAAGGTGTTGATATACATCCGGTCTCGCCCCGCGCTGATAATGCACCAGTTTCGCATTTCGGGTAGCTAGAAGCATGTCCTTGAGTCCCTTGTTCTGAGAGAATTTCGCAAACATTGCATTCTCCATCTCTCGTTCACTGCGTCCATGATTGAAAAAATCCGGGTCGATTGTTATCCGTGATGGACGAATCACTGCGCTCGACCCGTTCTTCAGTTTTCCGCTTTTACTACCGGCCGCTTTCGCAAGAACGGGGTCCGATGAGAGTTCGGATCTAGAGTCCAATGAGAATTTCAGGTAAAATTCGCGGTTGTTATTTTTAAATTTACTTCCTTGATAATAATGTTCTACACTTTGCCATGTATGGTTGTCTAACATAAATGGTTCATTCCAGAAGTTCGACAACTTACGTCGCCAGTTCTCAAATGTGGCCAATTTGTGAAAATGAATCTTCTCCGTTTCAGGGATTTTTTCGCCGGGACCGCATCCTGGAAGCGCATTCGGGTTCGACTTTGCATAAAACTGGAATACGATATCAGGAGTGTATAAATGCGCACCATTTCGCCCACTCGCGCCCGTCGCGCCCGTATGAACCTCCTCTAACAAATCATCCAGACTCTCGTTCGGTATTTCATCGACGCGTATACCAAGTTCTCGCTGGAAGAGTTTAAATTGCGGGATTGCGCTATATCCGCATGTCTGGGTTTCCAAGCATTTCGTAGTCACAAGCAGTTTAATATCATAAGGAAGTTCCGAGAATGCGAGAACGCCATGGGTTTTATACGTAATCAGTGTATAATTTATGGATTTAGAATCGGTAATAATATGACGGTGGGTCGGACTGCGACTGCGACTGCGACTACGATTGCGCGCGTGTTTGCCGCCACCGCCCCCCACCGCGGCCGAAGCATTCGTCAACGAAATCCCTCTACTGATTAAAATATAAGCGGTGGGTTCAAATACCTGACATTTGGGGCCCGCGTCGCCCCCGCCCCCATTATCACACAGTAATACATTGTCAATATCACCCACCTCATATGCATCACGTGAAAACATTATGAATTTCATGTTGAGTACACGTTCCATCGTATCCACCGCCCAGGCATCCGGCCAATAAATCGACGTCATCATGCGCTCTTTCAATTGTTCGGCAGACCGGACCTCGCGCATATAATCGTACGCCCCCGCCAGAATCTTCGTATATTTCATCTCATCGTGTTTCAGATTATGTTCGACAACCAGTTTCTTTGCACCAGCAATCATGAGTTGTTGTTGGGCGCGGTCATGTATCGAGGAAATCCGGCGTTTCATATCATTATAATTGCTCACCAGTTCTTTCGTCTCTCGCGTCTGGGTGCGTGTAAGTGCATGATACATGGCGAATTTCTCTCGATACGCACGAAACACTTCATCCGTGACTTCATCCGACAATTGTTTCCTCAATTCCAAAATAGTGGTCGTGCGTCCCTGTGTAAGAAGCGCATCCCGAATCACTGCGAAGAAACCGTCACTGCCGCCTTCATTGTCGATGAAATTGAAATACTTATTTCGCAGGTATTTCTGAATCCACAGGTCGGCCGCGGGGTTCGGTTTGTATTGCCGGCGTTCTAATTCGGACTGTTCTTTCGTTTGGAGTGGTAGAATCGACGCACCAGATAAGATGTGTTTTTGTTTCGCATCCAACCCGAATAATGTATCTGCATCGGTGGTGTCGTCGTCGTCGTCGCTGCTATTATCGGCGTTGGCGTCGGCGTCGGCGCTGGTGATCGCACTAACGATAGGTTTTCCGAGAGATTTCTTGATTTCATTCACTTCGGTCGCTTTTTTTTTAATATCGGTCGCGCTCGCGCTCGCGGTCGCGGTCGCCGTGATGATTCCACCTTTCGCACGGGATTTTCGTAGTAGTTCTGTATTTACAAACCCGTATAACAACGGCGTCAATTTATGGATATCAAGGTCGCCGGATTCGTCCATTTTGATTTGATTCGACGGCATTTCATAGACGCCGATTTGTTTCATGAACTCCATATCTACATTGAATAAATAGATGGGTGCATAGACTACACTGTACCGTTTCGCGAAATGGTAGTTCAACTGTCCGAGACCGATGACGACTTTTTGCGGGTCGCGTAATAACTGAACCTCGAATAATGGTGTATTGTAATTGAAATCTTCTTCTTCTAAATGCGAGTATTCGTGATAATTGATGTCTTTGTTGAGTTTGGATTTTACCATTCTGGGGTTTATTATGCGTATGTGTATATAATAGGAATGTAATTATTATATATGTGTAAATAATAATTACATGGTTTTCCGCGCTTGGCTTCGCTTCGCTTCGCTACCTATACACTATCGTATTCCTCTCGCGCCCCATCATTATATCTTTCTCCGTCGTAATAAATGACAGCTTGAACCGTCGTTCTTTCGCTTTATTCAGTGCCATAATCACGCGTATATATCGGTCGACATTATTCTCCGATGTCCCGCCCGCCCCCAAATGAAGTGCGTCAGCTTCATTTCCATAATCCAGAATCTTCGACTCATTCCATATATCGTGTATCGAGAGAAACCCAGGAATATTCATAATGGTGATACCGACATTACGCCGGTGGTAATAATTGCTTAAAATCACGTCATCCGAAAGACGGCATATCTGATTGTCAGGTGCCGTATAACGTGTCATATACTCCATGAAATCATTGCCGAATGTGTTTAGTTTTACACAAACTGACCCATATCCTTCTGCAATCGTGGCGACGTCTTTATGTGCGCGTCGCCCCTGTAGTTTCATATTCACGAAATCAAACCCCGTAGACGTCCATACATTATCGTCATTGTGCGGAATCAATCGCTCATATGTTTCAATCATTCGTTTCGGGTAGGCGATATCATCGTCCAAATAAATAATCCGTGTATGTTTGGGGTCATATTCGCGGTCACGGTGACTGTCACTGTCCGTGAGGTACGCCACTGTCGGCACGATTTTTGTCGCCGGTCCGTAATCCGTCGCAATCCGATTCACCGTCAACGATTTCCGAATATACTTTGGGACAATATACGACTCGCCAGTTCGCGCAAATTCTTCCGGAATGTTCAATAAAAATAAGTCTGGTTTGCGGGTTTGGTCTAATATACTGTATATCATCGGACTGCATTTATTGATACGGGTTGGACTTGTAGTGAATGATACTACTATTTTGGTTTTTGGTGGTTGTGGTGGTTGTGGTGGTTGTGGTGGTGGCGGTGTTGTCATATTGGGGGTCTGATATATATACATCATATCCAGACTCTATATTATTTCTTCGCCTTCCCCGATATCTCGTCCAGCATATCCAAGTGCTTAAATATCGTCTTGTTTGTAATACTGGGTTTGGTCTTGAGTTTCATCTTCGAAATCTCCGTTATTTGTTCTACGCGAGACTTGAATGACTCGGCAATTTCTGGGTGGGGAGGACGGCCTCCTCCTCCCGAACATGCATGCTCACTAAACATCATGTGACTATGCTTCACCATAATATAGAGGTTTTCTGCAAGTTCGTCGACTTCGTTCGTCTTGCCTTCCTGGCGCATATTGGAATACATCAACTCTTGAATCTGGCGCATCAATGCGACCACCTGCGTCTTCTCTACAATCCCGTTTTTCATGAGATTCACAATGAAGAGCGACATTGCTTTGCGTTTCTCATTCGCCTTGTTAATATCGCAGAACTTGTCGTAGTTCTTCTTCGGGTCGCAATATTCAATCGTCTCGAAGAGGGACATAAATGACGCGAGATTCTTTTCGAAAATACCGCGAAACACTGCGTACTGCTCGTGTCCCGGTTCGGTCTCCTTTGACATTAAATCGTTGAACAATCGCGCATATATTTCCGAGTAGAATGCATTTGAACTCGCAGTATTGAAGATAGACGACGCGACACGGTCCATCACTGCAACGGTATTGTGTTCTTCTGATACATCATCACTTGACGCCGTAAACAATGCCGAAATCTCCTTCAGAATATTGGAAAACATGGTTGCATATGTCTTGTCGGTGAGTTTGTTAAGAGCCGACCGAATATTATCAATACTCAATTCAATTCCCTCCTTCTTTTTAAGTTCAGTCTTTTGAAACGATAAAATCGTATCCCACTCACTGTTCGGGATTTGTTGAGATGGGTGGTGATGGTGGTGGCGAGACGACGACGACGATGACGACGACGATGACGACCGCGAAATTATATTTTCTGAAGCACTGCCTCCGCTGCCACCGCAACCGATATCGCCACCAAACCGACTCTGAAAAGAGTTTGCGCTACTTCCGGCAATGTGATATCCGCCAGCCAGCAGTGTATTTGCATTCCTGAAATCACCGGGTTCTCGAACAGGAAACACCGGTGTTTTGATATAGGTCGGTGCGCCCACCAAATCAGCTAAATCCGATACAGACTTTAGTACCTCGTCTGAAAGTTTAAGGTCAAATCCCATATTCATAAATGCGGCGTAATCCGGAAGGTCGTATCGATGAGTTATTTTGGCCATATCGTACGTACGTAGTATACTTGTTCGTGCGATGCGTCTATTATAATATATATCGTTGTTTTATATCAATTTTACTGCCGAGACACAGACACAGACACAATGGCGTCGACTCATGCAAATATCCTTCATCTCTATATGAATCAACAAATCCCAGATTATATTGGTGAAAATCTCTCGGTGCGTGAATCTGAAAAGAATAAATATGGCGAAGTATTCACTCCGTATTCTTATATTTGCATGCTTCTCGACCAACTTCCTTCATCAGTTTGGACCAATCCCAATCTACGATGGTTAGAACCTGCATCCGGGATTGGCCATTTCTGCATTGTTATTTACATGCGTCTCATGAATGGGTTGGTCGAAATCATTCCAGATGTGTCCGCACGTCACGAACATATTCTACGAAACATGATATTCATGATAGAAATTAATGAAGATAATGTCGCGCGAACGAGAGATTTGTTTGGACCGTCATTAGTGAATATACGTTGCGCCGACTTTTTAGCTGAAGATACATGCTATGTCAACAAACAAAAACAAGAATACGATGTCATCATCGGCAATCCTCCATTTCAGATGCCGAGAGATTATGCGCGCAATAGTAGTAAAGGGGGCCAAATCCTGTGGGATAAATTCATATTGAAATCTCTCGCACATTTGACTTCCAAAAGTACATACGCCGAGAGATTTCTATGTTTCATTACACCTCCGTTGTGGCGTAAACCGAATAGTCCCCATGGATTATGGGAGAAAATGACGCGAGAACCGTGCTCGTTATATTATCTTCATATGGTCGATAAAAAAACGGGGATTCGGGACCTCCAAGTACAGCAGCGTATGGATTTGTTTATTGTCAAGGTTGCCGGGACCGGGGGCGAGGGCGAGGGCGAGGGCGAGGGCGAGGGCGACAATGGCGTGTGCCAGGTTGTCACCAGTGCAGCCGATGGTAGTTCGTTGCATACGATAACGCCGAGAGATTGGCCATTTCTCCCCAACGCAGACTTCTCATTTATAAAATCCATCCTCGAATTGACACCCATTCCGCACCGCGTCATCTACGATCGGTCATCCTACGGCAGCGACCTGCCACATATGTCGCCCGAGTACAACCCCGCCGGAGGTTTTATTTATCCGGTCGTACACACAATGACGCGGCGAGGGTTAGGGATGTGGTATTCGAATACAAAGGCGCGCGGGCACTTCGGGGTGCCGAAAGTCATCTTGAACTTTAATGAAAAATTGTACCCGTATTTGGACTACGCGGGGGAATATGGGATGGGGCAGTTTTCATTCGGGTTGCCTGTGACATCGAAGGAGCAGGGCGATGCGATAGTGTGCGCGTTGATTTCGCCGAGGTTTCGGTCGGTGGTGAAGGCGACAAAGTGGGGAGCATATCAGACAGACCGGCGGATGTTTGAGTATTTCCGGGAGGGGTGGTGGTGGGAGTGAAACAGATTCATATTGCGTATAACAGACTTAAATATATCCTCATATCATTATTAGACATACCCAACATTATTCGTGATATATTATCCTGCATTCCATTCTTATGTCATCTCCCGACGATACTCCTAGCTCTTCCGGTCCGGCAACTGACTCTACTGTCACCGACTCCACTGCTGCCGCGTCGTCGGCATCATACCCCGAGTTCAAAAAGTGGGAAGACGTCGACGAAATATCACCCGACCTCCTTCGTGGAATATATGCATATGGTTTCGAGAATCCGAGCCATATTCAGCAAAAATCGATTCTTTCGATTATCCAAAAACGCGACGTCATTGCGCAAGCCCAGTCTGGAACCGGTAAGACTGGCGCATTTACGGTGGCCGCACTTCAAAGCATCGATGTTTCTAAAGCCAAGACGCAAGTCCTTATTCTTGCACCTACACGCGAACTTGCGAAACAAATATACGACGTCATTCACGGACTTGGCGCAATGATGACCGGTATTACAATGCGTCTCCTGGTAGGCGGTACATCCACAGCCGAAGACGCAGTTGAGTTGCGTAAATCCGCGCCTCATATTATCGTGGGTTGCCCTGGGCGTGTATTCGACATGATACGTCGTAATAACATTCAGGGGTCGCATGTTCATATGTTGGTTCTTGATGAGGCCGATGAGATGTTGTCGGCCGGATTCAATGACCAAATCTACAATATTTTTCAGTATATGCCATCCGATATTCAGGTGGTTCTATTTAGCGCTACCATGCCACCTGAACTCTATACACTTACGGAGAAATTTATGCGGTCGCCTGTGAATATTCAGGTAAAGGCGGAACAGTTGACATTAGAAGGCATTCAACAGCATTATGTTGCTCTGGACGACGATGTACAAAAATATCTGACATTGAAGGATATTTTCAAGACGATTTCTCTTTCGCAGTGTATCATATTCTGTAATTCAACCAAGCGAGTGGCCGATCTACATGAGGCAATGCTTTTTGATGGGTTTCCAGTATGCTGTATTCATAGCGGAATGGAAAAGGGGGAACGTGACAAGGCATATCAAGAGTTCAAAGCTGGCGCGCATCGTGTTCTTATTTCATCCAATGTGACTGCACGCGGTATTGATATTCAGCAAGTGAGTACCGTCATCAATTTTGACATGCCACAAGAGGTTCATATCTATCTTCACCGAATTGGTCGTTCTGGACGTTGGGGGCGTAAGGGTGTCGGTATCAACTTTGTCACTCGCCGCGATATGCGCATCAAGAAGGAAATTGAGATGTATTATGGTACCACCATTACGGAGTTGCCTGTGAACTTCATGGAGGGTGTCTAGAGCGTGACGACGCCATCCACCGGACGTAATTAGGTTTAAAATGAGAATATTCTTTCATTTTATACTCTAGAGTAAATAAACAATGACAGGAGGAGGTTGTTGTTTTAGCGTGTGTTCGTTGATTAGTGATGTTCGCGAATCTGTTACAGAAATACCGCGCGATCCCGATGATATCAAGACATTGTTAATGGAACATTTAGGATTCGGCAGTGGTGGCAGCGGTAACAAAGGTGGAGTTTGCCCGAAACAATCGTCATGCGCTGGCGCTGGCGCAGGTCCGGGTGCATTCAAGCACCCCATTTCATATACTGATTCCGATAAATTACACGAATTACCATCTAGCATTATTGATGATTTAGAAATGATAGACACGAAAACGAAGCCCGACGCCACCGACGCGAAAGGTCTCTATCATTATGTCTTCTCGCCATCCTCCGTATACGGCACTGAACATTTGCCGATTTGGAGCAAATATTATACGACTGATATCGAGTACTTAAAGCAATCCCAAACGCTTCTTGAAATGTTTGATAACGAACTCCTGGAGCGCAGTATCGCCCAAAATACATCATCGGCAACGAGTATTGAAGCATTCTCTTCCATGAAACAGACCTGGACCGACCTCCGCGGAACCGGTAAAATCACCGATTTCAAAGAGAAATTCAGTTATGTTGAAACCCCCTTTCTCTCCAAACTAAACACATCGTCGTCGTTTCTTCAGTTTTTGAGCATCTACAATATCTCATCGCCCGTAATTGCGCTGTTAACCCCCATTATTATTCTTATCATCCCATTCTTTGTACTCATCATGCGCGGGTTGACTGTAAGCGTGACGGAATACGTCGATATTTTGAAAACAATCATTAGTCAACACTCCGTGGGAAAATTTCTCACCCAATTTGATTCGGTGTCTATGGAGCAAAAAATGTATATCTTAATGTCGGTTGTCTTTTACTTTATCCAGATTTACCAAAATATCATGGCGTGTGTGCGATTTTACAATAATATCAAGTTGGTGCATACCCATATTCACACAATAAACGGGTATCTCACGGCTACCGGCGTGAATATGAACTACATCATTCAGTTGATTCAGACACATCATCTCTCGACATATGAACCGTTCCGCGAGGAACTGGCGGCGAAATACGCACTCCTCGAAGAAGTGACACGGTCACTCGCGGATATATCCCCATTTTCTGTATCTGTTTCCAAATTCTTTCAGATAGGTTATGTTATGAAGAATTATTATTCACTGTTTTCACAGACAGACCTGAATGAGTTGCTGGAATACAGTTTTGGATTTAATGCATACATGGAACATTTGACGGCGTGTCGGACATTTGTGGTTGACGGATTCATCAAGAAGTGTTCATTTATTACAAGTGCGCCCGTACCTGTACCGCCAGCACCACCAGCATCACCTGCACCACCAGCATCACCTGCATCACCTCCACCAGAATACGTTGATGAAACCCGAGAATTACCATCCATTCCTGAACAAGACAATGATGACAAATGTCAGGTGTCCCCGCCCGCGCCCGCGCCCGCGCCCGCGCCCGCCGCACCTGTACCCGTACAACGACCTAATATCACCAAGATTGAATCACAGGTATACGCCCCCCTTAAAGCCAATGACAGTACCAATGTCGTTGCAAATGATGTTATCTTGGACAAGCAACTCATTATCACCGGTCCAAATGCGGCCGGAAAAACGACCGTCATTAAAACCACCCTATTCAACATTATTCTATCCCAACAAATCGGGTTCGGATTTTATGAACGCGCCGAAATTACCCCGTATGACTACTTTCACTGTTATTTGAATATTCCAGATACATCCGGGCGCGACAGTCTCTTTCAGGCCGAATCACGCCGATGCATGGAAATCCTGCGTTGTATTATGGACAACCCAATGAAACGGCATTTCTGCATCTTTGACGAGTTGTATTCCGGTACGAATCCATATGAAGCCGTTGCGGCCGCATATGGTTACATCGACTACATTTCCAAAAACGTTAATGTCGACCTCATCCTAACAACACATTATATCGAACTTTGCGAACTCCTGGAGAAACGTAACTCCGGCGCGGTTTCGAATCTTCATATGTCAGTAGACCCCGCTACTGGCGCATATTTGTATAAGATTGCGGACGGAATTTCAACAATCAAGGGTGGGTTGAAGGTTCTTCGCGAACTCGAATATCCGGACGAAATCGTGGAGAGTGCAAGTAAGATTATTCATGGGTAAGAACTCCTTATTTAGCAGTTGCAATATACTTTCGCAGTAAACGCTTGTATATATAATAATCAGGGTCGCCCGTATGCGTTACATTTGTAAGAACGAGAACATCGTTGTAAAAAGAAACACATTGTTCTTTCGTAGGCGGGACATTTGGTGTCGTTGAAACCGCATCGTATATCGCATTGATATTTGCGCGGGCTTCTTCGTGTTTTTGTGTGAATAATGATTCATAACATGACGCATTCAAATAATTGACGAAATTGGCCAGAAGCGTTACGATTTCGTTCGGTCCAGGCGTTCCGGGCGTTCCGGGCGTTCCAGTCGCTTCATTCATTCCATACATCATAAATGTTAGTTACGTTTATGCTGTATTACACTTTCGACCCCATTGTAGCAGCAGCGACTGCCACACTTTTATCAATCATAACATTCTTCGCCACCCGTCGAATCACTTTGGATATATTCCCATCCTGCGCCCCATCCGTTATCGTTTTGGATAATTTGAAATACTTCACATTATCATTTGAATTGCTATCCATACAGCGCGGGTGTTGCGCAGCCCACTCGCCTATAAGCCGCACATTCTTATGTTCCACCGCCAGTACCGCATTCGTCATTTTCGCGTGGTCGGGACCGTCCTTTTCCCACTTATCTTCGTCTTTTACATACAAGGTCTCCCGCTTGATGTCGCTACAATGAACCGGGCGTTTATGTAGTTCGGTCTTATTCAGGTTATTAATGAGTATATTCGACATACCTTCGACATAACCCAACTTCCCTACACTTTCAAGGTCGTCGGTATTCAGTTGAATCGAGTTCACAAAATCCTTCATATTCATTGCATCTTTACATTGTTCATTCAGGAAGAACTGCACATTAAACGTCTGATTGTAACAATTCGTCATGTTGTTTGTATTATTATTATTGATAACGGTCGATGAGTTCGCTAAAGCATTCGAACTGGCCGCAGCAGCCGCTGCCGCAGCAGCCGCAGTCGCATTCGCCTTATACAGATCGAGTATCTGCGTCTTGAATTCTTGATTCATATCAATCATCGTATTTATCATATTCTTCAATTCTTCCGCGTTCTCAAGCTTCGACGATTCCATCATTTTCACAATACATGACGACCCATATTTCTTATTATGTCGCCACAATCCGGTTCGATTGTTATAGGGTCGTTTACAATACTTGCAGGCGTAGGCGGGGGCGGTCACGTGACCGGTCACGTGACTTTCTTCATCAGAGTCGCAGGTCACGTGACCACCACCACCATCGCCGCCGGAAGCGTCCTCCGTGGACGGTGGAAGGTAGATAACGTTGTTTTCGGCGTCTTCGTTGTGTAAATCGATTTGAACGATATTTTTGATGGGTGTTTTTTGGGGGGTCGATGCATCGGTTTTTTTCAAAGTCGATTTTGGGGGGATGCTTTTGGCGCCATCGCCGCCAGAAACGCCGGAATCGCCCGAAATGAGACTGTGAAAGTAGTTTTTGCACTTGACGTTCTCGGAACATAACCGTTGATGCTTTGGCGATAAAAGATGCGTATTAAAAACAGTTTTGTTATTGGTTGTCAGGTTGCATGTATCACAAACGTACATAATGTGAAAAGTCAGTCTTGATGGAAATTTGATGAAAATGTTGCCTAAATGGGGGAGGTTATATAAATGTCCAATATTATAACCCCCGGGGGGTGGACGCGCCGGGACGTCCCAAAAAATTACAGTCACAATTTTTTCAACCGAATCAAAAAAGTTGTGACTGGTCAGTCACAAATCGCATGTTTTTCGTGTTTCAAAAGTATTTTGGCCAACCCCCGTTTTGGACATTTATTGGACATGTTGCGTACATGTTGCGTAAATGGCAACATTTTCATCAATGTCCAAAAATGGGGTATGTACGGAATGGGTGGATGGCGGGGATGGATGAACCAGAACTTTAATCAAAAAATTCGAATTTCAAACGAAATATTTTCGGCTGAAAAGTCTGTTTCACATGAATTCCTATTATCCAGACAGGGACTTTTATAATTAAAATTCATGATTTCGAATTCAAAATTTCGAATTTCAAACGAAATATTTTCGGCCGAAAAGTGTCTTTTCATATGAAATCCTATGGTTCCAACCAGGACTTTTACAAAAAAGAAACATAAACCCAACCAATGAATTATTCATATCCATCCGTTTATTCCGTTCAAATATCAAATATAACATCGCGAGGTATTATATTAAACATTATTCCACGAGAGAATGGCCGAGTTGAGTTTTTTGACCATAATCGTTAGTTTAGCCGTTTGCTCTCTTTTAATTTATGCAGTCTTCCAATATATGAAGATTCGTTTGACGATTTTAGAGCAATCCCATAAAGAACAGGCGCTGATTTTACAGCAGTTTATAGAAGAATCGTCTACGGACATACATCGATTATACCAGTTGTCTTCAAATAATGGCGGAGGGCGAGGTAACCTACAACCACAGGATAGCATCATATTGGAATATGCAAATGATTTCGCGAATCATGATGGAACTACTACAAGTTACACCAAACCAATGGCGGCGTATAATGAACCGCATATCATTCATTTGGATACAGCTCTCTTCAAAAACAACAATAAAAGTAACCTGATAGAGATATCTTCCGACAGTGAAGACACCACGGAAAGTGAAAGCGAGAGTAGCGAAGGCAGCGGCAGCGGCAGCGGCAGCGAAACCGGCAGCGAGAACGGGGACCGTGACAGTGACAGTGACAGTAGCGACAGCGAGAGCGACAGCGACAGCGACGGTGGCGAAGACCGCGAACCAGAGCCTACGATTCACGGAGTAGTTTCCGAGATTATCGAAGTGGTATGTGAACCCGAACCAATTTCAGACATCAAATTAGTTACTGTGGATTTAGGCGCGATTCAGGAATCATTGCTACCGCATCCTTCTTCTCCTCCAGAACATAAGAATGACGTATTGTCTATGTTGTATAAAAAAGCCCAAGAAACCAGCACTAGTAGCGAAGCAATGGAAACGGATATTCAACCTTCTGATGTTGCGGATGCTCCCGCCCCGCCCACTAGACCGACACCGGCACCGGCACCGGCACCGGCACCGGTACCGCCCCCATCACTATCCACTATGTCCGTCCCTGAACTACGACATCTTCTTAAGGAAAAGTATAAGAACAACCCAGAAAAACACCCCGAAATCCAAAAACTCAAGAAGGTCGAGTTAATCTATGCATTACAAACCACTCAATAATAATTGTACACCATTATTTTTATTCTAATGTTAAAATAAACCATACAACATGTCGTATTCACAACCACATTGGTCCAAGAATTTTAGTTCAAGTCACAATGTCTACTTCGATTTTCCACCACTGATGAATGATGGACGCAATTTTTCTGGGTGGCAACCTGGAAACGCTGTGAACGAATCCATTCGCCGTTCAGAAAATATCAAGACAAACTGGGATTATCGCAGATATTTAACGCTCAACGCTGACCAAATCATGAACATCAACCGTATTGATGCAGTGAATATGTCTGGTCATGGTTCATTTGAAGTCAATGGTTACGAACAAGACAATCATCGTAATGTCCCATTTATGTATTCAACCGTTATGGATACACGCGAACCCTTCGGATACGTTCAGAGTGATTTGAAGGACGTTTATCTCTCGCGCGAGGCACTTCAGTCTCGTATGATTGCACCTGAAATCACACAAGAACAGGTTCTGGCGTTCCAGCGTCAGCGTCAGCAGCAGCAACAGTAGTAACCGTATAAGTAAATCGTTTATAATTCATATAAACCGTACGATGTAATCATTGGTATAATCAATCATTACATTCATTCCATTATTCCATTTCATTTCATTCCATTTCATTCCATTTCATTCCATTCCATAAATGCGAATCATCAGTTTTGATGTAGGTATGAAAAATCTCGCCTATTGTTTATTTCAGGTTCCCGACGCCCCTGCTGCGCCTGTGGTTGCCGCCACCGCCACACCTCCATCAGAACTCATCCATCAAATCCAAATCGAGAGATGGGATGTCATTGATTTACGCTTCCCGCCTCCTCTCCCCGGCGCACAATCTCTCGAACCTATGCCACCTGCACCCAAACGAACATGCGTGAATGACGGAAAATTGGCCAAGTGGATGTACATCCCGGGAATGCACAGTGTAACGCCACCATTCATCTACTGTTCCAAATGTTCAGAGAAATCCAAATATAAAACACCATCTCGAGAGATTTTACCGATAAAACGCAAACCCGAACTTCTCATGAAGAAGAAACTCGGCGAACTTATGGATATTAAGGCAATTCTCTCGACGCCGGTTCCTGCGTCCAGTGCCGCATCCGCACCCGCACCCGAGAACCTCAAACTCCGGAAGTCCGACCTTATTCAAGAAATCACCACGACCCTTTCGAGAGATTACCTCGAACCATTCGAGGAAAGTAAGTATTCTAGTTATATTGCTGGCGCACCGCCACCTGCAAAACCGAAAAAAGTGAATTATACCTATGCTCATGACTTGGACCTTATCACATACGGGCGGAATATGATGCAACACCTTGACGCGATACTGTACGCCCCGTCGCAGTCGTCGTCGCAAGCGATAGACATGATGATTATTGAAAACCAAATCAGTACACTCGCCTCTCGAATGAAGACGCTTCAGGGCATGATTACGCAGTATTTTATTATGAAACATATACCACATATCGAGTTCATTTCAGCGTCATGTAAACTCAAATTGTTTACGGATGTCAGTCTTGATACGGACGCAAACGCTGACACGATGACATGTGTGGACGCATCTACATATGCTGACCGTAAGAAATCCGGCATCACAGTATGCCGTTCTCTCGGCGAAATCTCTCGAAAACGCAATTCAGATTATGCAAAATGGATGCCGGTCTTCGAAAATCATAAGAAGAAGGATGACTTGGCTGACTGTTTCTTACAAGGATTGTGGCGATTTCATTTATTGAAGACGGGTAGTGTCGGATAGATAGATAGATGTAATGCGGTATGAATCAAATATTAAAGTATTTCTTTTATTCATACAATTTCAGTATAAAGGTTGTATTTGTATTATATTCTATACGAACAAACAAACATAAACAACGATGGCGGAAGAAATTGATTTAGGTGCATTGGATACGATGCCGACATTTACGTTTGGAGGTAGTAAGTCATCGGGCGGCGGCGGTGGCGGCGGTGGTGGCGGCAGCAATTTTGGCGGAGGTATCGAACTTCTCATGAATAATAAGTTTAAGGATAGCGACCGTAAAGGCGGCAGCGGAGGTGACGGTGCAGGAGATATTGATTTAAGTGAACTTACGGCACTTGAAAATGAATTGAACGACTTGAGTAATATTCCGAAGCGTGGTAGCGACAATGACAGCGGCGGCGGTGGCGGCGGCGGATTCATGAGCAACATCTTCAATTTGACAAAGTCAGATGGAGGAGACAGCGGCGGCGGCGGCAGCAGCAGCATTCATTTAGGACAATCCACATCGAATACTGACGCAGAAAATCGCACATGGGATGGGTATGGTAAATTCAATAATATTCCACTCGACCCTGATGCAAACATCGACCCTACCCCACAATTATCAAAGGAGGATATGTTGAAGGAGAAGTTCAAACTTCTTCGCAAGTTGGAGGAATTGGAACAGAAGGGCGTCCAACTCACAAAACGGTACTCGATGGACTCTTCGTATGCAGAGATGAAGGGGGAATATGATACGCAAATGGAAGAACGTGAGCGCCATAACAGTATGAAATTCCAGGGAAAGATGCTTCTCGCATGCATTACTGGTCTCGAGTTTCTGAACAACAAGTTTGACCCATTCGACCTGAAACTAGACGGATGGTCAGAACAAGTGAATGAAAACATCAATGAGTATGATGAGATTTTCGGCGAACTTCACGAAAAGTATAAATCCAAGGCGAAGATGTCGCCGGAGTTGAAACTGTTGTTCCAATTGGGCGGAAGCGCAATCATGCTTCATATGACGAATACCATGTTCAAGTCGGCACTCCCGGGTATGGATGATATTATGCGCCAGAACCCGGAGTTGATGCAGCAGTTCACACAAGCAGCCGTGTCATCCATGTCGGGTAACCTCGGCGGTGGCGGCGGCGGTGGTGGAGGTGGTGGTGGCCGCGGGGCCGGATTTGGCAATTTTATGAATGATATCATTGGCGGTAACGGCGGTCGCAACAATAACGAACCACCTCCTTATGTTCAACATCGCCCACCTCCTCCTCCGATTGCAACAAAAGGTCCAGTAGCACCTCCTCCTCCCATTCGTCCAGGCGCAACTGCCATGCCAACGCCGATGATGCAACAGCAACAGCAGCAGCAGCAAGCTGAACAAAAATCACGCCGCCCTGAAATGCGTGGTCCATCCACAGATGTCTCCGATATGATGTCGCGCCTTAAGACGAAGACAATCAATATACAACCCTCTGGAAGCAGCAATGGTGGTGGCGCTGCAACACAAGAGTCAGGAAATAGTATGCTTCAAAACATTCTCTCTGGAATGACTGGTGGCAGTGGCGGGGGCAGCGATGACATATCTCTCGAACCAACGGTTATTAACGTGTCTAGTTTAGGCGATATTCCTCAAGATTCTACACCTCATCGGTCGAAGCGCCGACCCAGGTCTGAGAGAAATACCGTGAGTATGGACCTGTAACCACTGTAACCACTGTAACCCCTGTAACCCCTGTAACCCCTGTAAACGAATATAAACATTATGTCACTATAAATAATAACACGGCACCACCATACGCCCCCTACTAGTGATATAATGTCTGCTCCACAATTCAAATTGATATGCGGTGATAATAATATGCGATTGGGTAAAAACCCCGAAATGAAACTCTTCACACTGGAATACACCTATAACAATCCAAATTTCAATATTGTCTCCCTCATCAATGTGAACATCCATAAACTTCTTCACGAGGTGAATAAAGATATTATCGATAACATCGATATTCACCCCCACCCATCCGACCCATCAGAACACAATATTTTGTATATGTTCCGGGATATCGGCGGAGATTTAGGTGGTTTCAAGACGTACATGTATGTAAACACAAAAATCTCGAAGAGATACGCTAGTACTGGAAACACCGAGATTATTTTTACAAGCAAGAGTATTCCTTACGAGCATCACGGAGAACTAGTCCATCAAAAATATAAACTTTTAGAGTACCCGCTTTATATTCAAAAGTACATTTTTCAGGAAATGCAGTCGCCGTCGTCGTCGTCGTCGCCGTCTTGCGTGATTTCAAATGTCCAAGTACTCCATATGTTTAAACTTAAACCCGACAACGAATCCGAACTCACAGTAGCAATGGAAAATGCAATCGGTATCCTCATCAAAAAAATGTATTCGCGATTGAAGGTCGCGATTGAAAGCCTTCGGAGTTAAACCGGTCGCATATATTTATATCTTTAGCGTAATATGTATTAGAATAATACATCTTATATACTTATACTCCGCGGCGGACATGGACGAGTTGTTGAATGAATATATTCAATATGAAAAAGAACAAATGACAACACGATGTGACGATACAAATATCAATGATAACGTGAACGAAATGGACAATGACCAAACTGAATATGACGACTACATTGAACGAACAAAGGAATACTATAACACAATGTCGGCGATGAACTTCTTTCGCGCAATATGGTTTACAATGTCATCCTGTTATATTTGTCTATCAGAGTTTATAAAATATAAGACGCATTGGAAATCGCGCAATAACGCAATTATAGATGTAAGTAAACGACTTGCAGCCAAGAATATGATGTATGTCAAGATTTTCCAGGCGTTTGCAACCAACCGCAATATTGTTTCCCCGGAACTGAATCAATTTTTTAGTGAATACACCGACAATGTAACGTATACATCCGATGAATACGACCTAAACGAACTGAAAGAAATCGAGACCCGTTCATTGGAATGCCATCCGTATCAACAACTTCGCATCATGAATGAATATACGCCGATAAAATCAGGGTTGATGTCGCTGATTTTTAAGGCGTATATCGGCAAAGGCGACGACACCCCAGTCGTCATCAAATATCTCCGAAAAAACATTAGTCAAAACTTCAATTCATCCATGAATAATCTGGTTATGTTTGCGAAGATTACCAAATATTTCCCCTATCTACGAACATTCAATATAGAAAATTTGATTCTTCAAAATATCGTATCCTTGAACGACCAAGTATGCTTTCGCAAAGAACTGGCGAATATTACGACGTATTACAACCGTTGGAAAAATTATGAGTTTGTCAGAATACCGAAACCGTACCATGATTATACAGAAAAGATAAACCCAGATGTGGTAGTCATGGAGTATATTGATGGAATGAAAATAACCGAAATCGACAGGAACGACTATGACCAGTTCGGAAAGGTATTGGCCGTATTCAATGCGAATGCTGCGTTCTGTAGTTCAATCTATCATGGCGATTTACATCCAGGTAATATACTGTTTATCAAAGAGCAACGACCACGACACGCCGACACCGAGACCCACGCCGACACCGAGACCCACGCCGACGCCGACACCGACACTATTTATAAAATCGGTATTCTTGATTTTGGTATTATTGGTAGATTATCCCGTGTTGACCAAGAACTATTGTTTAAATCCATAAAATTTATGTATCAACGAAAACTTAATAAAATTATTGATATTATTGTCAGTTGCGAACTGTCAGAACCCATGAATGCTACAACAATAAACACCAACGACCGCAACGATACACGGTCGAATATTATAGAAAAATATAGTACACTTCGCCAAGATTTGGAACGTATTCTTATTGAATATTCAACACCCGAAATCAAGTTTTTTGGTGTGTCAGAAATCTATGAAATCAACTATACTCTGAATCAATATGGTCTAATGTTGAAGCGGTCATTGTATCGTCTGTTTATTACAGTGGCGATTATGGATTCGATTGGAACACGCCTTGGAACCCAAATGAGTTACATGCAACATATGACGGATATGGTTGTTGCATTATTCAATATTAAGTTAGACGAACCGGATAGCGAGAGCGAGGACGACGAGGACGACGAGGACGAGGACGTCGAGTCCTAAGGAAAACATGAATCAATATTAAACACCTGTTTATAATATTGATTACGGACCAGTGTAATGAAAATCGGAATTGTAGGAAACGGATTTGTAGGTCGCGCCACCCAAATCTTCGCGAAGAATTACTTTGCAAAAGACAACGCCGAGAGATTTGAAGTATTGCCAGACACGGTAACAACCCCGGCCAAACCGAACTCGATTCGGACATATTCCGCAATACCAAGTAGTGACGAATCGTCGTCGGCCTCCGGCGGCTGGACGCCCCCATTCTTCAAACGATTATTATTCAAACCGATTGAAGTGTATATTTATGATATACGCCCAGAGGCGTGTCAACCACCAGGCGTGACACTGGAACAGTTGGACCGCGAATGCGACCTCGTTTTCTTCTGCCTACCCACCCCACTTAACCACGACGGGTCATGTTATACAAAAATACTAGAAAACACGATTGCGCGGTGCAGTAATCCATTTAAGATTATTCGAAGCACGATACCAGTCGGTTTCGCTGCCAAACATGGATGCTATTTTATGCCGGAGTTTCTTACGGAAGCAAACTGGGAATCCGATTTTCGCAAGACGAGAGAATGGGTGATCGGAATACCGAATGCGGCCGCCCTGAACCATACCGTCATTCAAGTACAACATGAAGATTTCAAGACTCGCATAACCAAACTCATCAAACGCAGTTATAAAAACAGCGCGATTGAGTCACCGACCATCGTGTTTTGCGAGACAAATGAAGCCGAAATGCTGAAACTTATGAAGAACTGTTTTCTTTCTGCGAAAGTCAGTCTCATGAATGAATTCTACGATTTCTGCGCAGCAACCCACACAGATTATAATACAGTCACTGGCCTCGCGAAAAAGGATGCACGTATGGGAACGTCGCATTTTCAGGTCCCAGGACCGGATGGTCGACGCGGGTTTGGAGGCACCTGTTTCCCCAAAGATACACACAGTTTATACTGCCAGATGAATGCACATGGGGTCCAACCTCATATATACCCCGCAATCCTGGCGCGAAACGATACGATAGACCGCAAAGAACGCGAATGGTCTCGTGATGTATGGCGGACAACAATTCCGCTACCGACCCCGACATCGAAAGTCGTCGTTGTATTCAATGACGATGCATCTTCCGTAGTGGATTATCTTGCAGACATTATCCGCACCAATCTTAAGAAGAATAATGTCGTTATTGAGGTGGTTCGTGGAAGTAATGACGGCAGCAGCAGCAATGTCTGTAGCAGCAGTGTCATAACAACAATGTCACACAACAATCTCATTATAAAACACCACCATGATACAGACGCGCCACTCTTCTTTCCGCGTGTGGATGAATGCTATTACATCCCACATTCAACCCATACAGCGTACGAGACGATGCGCGAAGTATCATGCGTCATTGATTTATGGAATAATCATAATGAAATGACACTATATGTAATAAAACAATCGCGGGTGAACGCGGACGACAATAACAAATGTTGCGGTGATGATGAAAGTGGGACCGAAGGATTTGAAAGCGAACACGATGACATGTCGTCGCCGTCGCCGTCGCCGTCGTTGGATTACGCGAAGATTATCAAAGAATATTACCACACGAATTATGATAGTACCGACATGAATAATCGGCGTTTGATTGTTATGTTCTAGGGCGCTTTCGTGTGTATTTGTGACCTTCGGTGGGAGGAATACGACGACGGCGTGTGGGGCGACGAGAAGCAGAGATGGATGTATGTTTTTTATGTTTGCGGGTGCGTTTTTTGTTGTTGCCGCCGCCGAGGGCACGATGTGTTCCTAATGTTCGACTGAAACTGGTGTGTGGGGTTGGTGGTGGTGCCGGTTCAAATACCGGTACAAGTGCCGGTGTAGAGGCCGGAGCAGCCGGTGTAGATGCCGGAGCAGCCTGTGGTGGTCTATATGACAAACCGACTGAAGGTGGTTTCCTCGGCCCCGTCGGTATCACAGCTGGCTGACTTCTTTGTTGTTGTTCATTAACAGCCCGAGGTAACTTGCGTGTTCCAAATTCAACTTCTTGATTTGCATCTTTATTAAACCGACCTACTGCGCTAGGTCGTAACGTCTGTCGGGGTCCGTCGAAGATACTACCCGATTGTGAAGACGAATGCGAAGATGATGGTCTTGCCGGTCCGGCGGGTAGACTACTTACACCACGAACACCCTCTTTACCTATTAAATTAGAAAACAAATGACGACTTCTGTTAACTCCAGTTCTGTCAGATAGAGGTGCACCTAGTGATTGACCTATCGGATACGTTAAAGGGGGAACTTTTGGTGGTTTAGTATGTACATCAACATCACTTACACTACTTTCACTACCACTATCATCAACCCGTTGACCATGAGGAACAGGCAGAACACTCCGGCGTATTTTATCAGGTGTCATCGGAACCCTCCATCGAAATGGTCGTTGACTTCGTGTTTTACCATGTCCTTCTTCAGGGGAGGATAAACCTCTCAAATCCGCCGCCGCTTCTGCAAGTTCAGAAGACCTCACGCTATCATCATCACTATCATCCCCCTCTGGAGAAGGAACGTAATCCGGGTCATTCTCATAGTCGTCATATTCCTCAAGGTGTTCCACATATATTGCAGGAATCATATCATCCTGTAATTCACACATTTTGTCATTTATATTTTTCACTAGAGTATAAACATCTTTATAACTTGAGTTTTCACTGTTTAAAGAAGCGTTTAATTGCTTGTTAAATATTTCAGAATATTTGGTTTTAGGATCAATCGGAAGTGTTTTGTTAAATAATCGCGTAAATGTATCTTGATACGAGGATGTAGCCAACCACCCCAAAAATGCATTATATAATGATGCAATTAATCTACCAACTGTTTCTAATGTTGATTTGTTATTATAGTAACTATGAAATGCTAGTAAAATAATCCAATTCAATCTGAATTTATGGTAACTAGAGGGATTTGAACCTAGTTTTTTGTCATCATTTAAAAATGTATTTGGTTTATTCGGGAGTCCAGTGTGAGTACAATCTTTAGAAAACATTTTCGTTAACATGTTAAAGTTTGTATTTTCAGTAGTGCTAGTCCATCCTACGATTCTTTTTATTGCTTCTTTTGCGTCTTTACTTTTTTTTTTTAATACACTATCAATTTTTTTAAGAGGTGGGCGGGGTGATAATCTAGGTGAACCTGGCGGTGAACCTGGCGGTGATATTGGCGGTAGTGGTGGTGGCGCTAATGACCCTTGGTGGAATGTATCCTTATATAGAGCGTCTAATACACCAAATGTTCCGTCTCTAAAATCCATAAATTTTCGTAATTTTTCAAACATTTCTTCATATGACATTCCCCCATGTCGTAAGTTAAAATCTAGAAGTCGAATCAATTTGATAATATTCTGGTAATACACTGCCCTTAATCCGATAGTTAGAGGATTTTGGTTTTCATCTGTAATAAGTTCACTCTTAATCTTGTCATATAACAACGCGATACGGTCTCCTTTTAGACGCCGTCCACCTCTTATATTTGTTATAATTGGATTCTCGCCGGTACCATCCGGATTGATTGTCAACAAAACACTTGGAGGTAGTAAACCAGCCATAACGTCTCCAAATCCCTTATTATCAACATCAATCGGAAATATTTCGCTACCCTCCGGCAACTTAACCGGGGGAGGAGCTCCGCCTTTCTGTACATGGTAGTTTTTGTTACCGCCGCCACCGACATTTGATTCGCCTACTCGTGGTTTTTTAACAACTATTAGATATGCGGTTTTAGGTTCTGTATTGTGAGAAACATATAAAAAGTTTCGTCGCGCGCCTATGATTGGTGCAGGGGGGGTAACCGGTTCACTTTTGACATCTGCTGCTTCTATTAAATAATCTTCTTCTTCTTCATCTTGTAATGGTCTATAAGGAATTGGTTTAAATTGCGCATCGGTGAAAGCCTGGCGAGGACCACCAGAGGCAGCGGCATCGGCAGAGGTAGAGCGACGTTGGGAAGTGATGGTAGTATGGGCGGAGGCGATGTGAGAGGCGGAGGCAGGGCGACGAGGGGCGGCGGTACCCGTTTGGTGTGTAGATGGTGGAGTAGGGTCAGTTGGTTTATAGCTGTTATACCTGGCATTAATTTCGTCGTACTTACTTTGTTGAGCTTTATATAGTTCATTTAATCCATCTATAGTTTTCTTAAGTGCAAGATAATTATCAGATGATTTATATGATGCATTCGTTTTTTGATTAATTTGTTGAAATCGGTGATTGAATTCCGTGACTTGTCTACCAAATGGTTCTAAGGTGGTAATTGCCTTCCCCAACAATGCCCCCAATAACACGTTGAACGATGGAGATCTTACGACTATTTTCTCCGCTTCGTCGAGTTTATCTACAAACAGTTTAACGCTATCATCAACTTTTTTAGCATCTTCAAGCAATACTTCTATATCGCGTTTGACCGCTATATCTTTATCGACCACTATTGCATCATTTACCTGCGCCTCGGCACCATCAAGTTCGCCGAGTTTCGCATTAAGTGTTCCAATAAATGCATCGGCATCGCGGATAAAATCCCCTAGTGTTTCACTTAAACGTAGCGGGTTTGATGCAAGTGCTGATCGCATGGCAGTTATATCATCACCATCCCTGGCACGAGTCAATGCATCAATTTGGGCCTGGATGCCCGCGATTTCGGTTTCATGCCGGGCCTTAAACTGTGTAGCAATACTTTCGAAATCTACTCCACTTATAAAAGTAGTAACATCCTTGTCAATACCTTCGACCATAACTCTCGTTGCTTGTGAAATATGTTCACCCTGGAGCAGGTTTTTTATGCCGTCAACTTTATTTGGTATTACTATTTTGACCATATGAAGTACACGTTGGGTTTTTAATGTAAGTTCTTGTTTGAATGCTTCATTTCTCTCATCTTTCAATTCCTTTAATTCAACAATTTGGGTTTGTAATGCCGTTCTGGCATCCGCGAGTGCTTGCGCTTGCGCGGCAGTTGATGCATCTTGTGCGGCTTTCGCCGCGGCTGTCGCCAATTTTTTGGCAGTAATAGCTGCTTTTATAAGAACTATCAACTCTTCAAGGTGTGCATTGTTCGTCGTAATGTTAACATGTATCTTATCATATTCAGTAGTCAATATAGGCAATTCGTGTTCCTCCAAATCTTCGAACGCCGTTAGTTTTGCGACAGCATTTTCAATTGTTTCTTCTGGTAAATTAAAGGTGGTATTAATTTTTTGGCCTAGGTCTGTATAACTCGTAACAAACTGTGGTAAATGACCGTCCTTTAATTCTGTATGAGTGGTATTATACTTAATGAACTCTTTTCTAAATGTCTCACTCTCACTCGTACTCGCAACAGCACTCGCGGACATTTCTACTTATATTTATCATGGATATAAATATAAGATTTTTATACGACCTAAATGAATCGATAGACTATGTACCAGCTGCTTCCAATTGGGCCAATTCGTCCAATAATCCGCTAATTTCACGAATAAGTACGTCTCCTTCACCCGAAAGAGTATTAAGATTATTTAAATAATTTGCTTGATATTGAGCGCGGACATCATTTTCTGCAACAGCTTTATTACGATTGATACAGGCAATTAATTGTTCTGTCAAATCTGGTATGGTTTTGACATACTCATCTACAAGAGTATTAAATGCCGCCACCTCCACATCGATTTCTTTCATATGTTCTGTTACCCATTGCGCGAATTTAGTACAATTTTGTTGTATTTCTTTAAATATTGTTCTAATTTTGTTTTGTTGTGAAAGTTGGTCGATGTTATCATTCTCTACAGATTCACACTCATCAGCTATATTTTTCAGCAAGTCCTCAATTTCTTTTGTATAATCAGTATTATATTTTTCCCCCAACTGGGCATACTTATTATCGATAGTATTGTCGTTTATAGAATTCGCCAAACTGGGTGTGTCATTTATGCAATGGAGTATATTTTGAACTAGAGGGTTTTTTTGTTCATCATATTCTTCTATTTTTTCTACTAATATTTTTACTGAACTTCCGATATGAGTATCAAACACGCCTTTTATCATGTTAGCCAGGGCTAGTAAATGTTTATTGGCTATAGCTTTACAATTGGCGGATGATTGCACGATTTCCCAAATTATGGATGTGGGTGGGAACTCAATTCCCATTGTACCTATTACTGTTGCGGTATCTGCGATAATTCCATCGATTTCTTGTAAAAAATCATTTACTGATTTTGCGACTGGCGCAGAAGCGGCGGCGGCGGCGGAGGCGACTGCAAATGATCCAATGGCAATGGGTATGGCGGATGAACTGGATGCGGCAGATGCGGCAGATGCGGGGGGAGGAGGAGGAGGAGGAGGAGGAGGACCACCACCACCGGGAGGAGGAGGGTGAGGGCCACCAGGACCGGGAGGAACTGGAGGTGGACCACCACCACCGGGAGGAGGAGGAGGAACTGGAGGTGGACCACCACCACCGGGAGGAGGAGGAGGAGGAGGAGGTGGACCACCACCACCGGGAGGAGGAGGAGGAGGAGGAGGAGGAGGAGGTGGAACACCACCACCGGGGGGAGGAGGAGGAGGAGGAGGACCACCACCGGGGGGAGGAGGAGGAGGACCTCCCACACCACTACCAACGCCAGCAGATGGAGGTGGAGGTGGTGGAGGCAATGGAGGGGGTATGGGTGGAGGAGGCGGAATTGCTTTTATCTTAGAAATAATATCGTCATGAATGTCTTTAATTTCCTTGTATTTTTTATACATCTCGATAATTTCCTCGTTTATCTCTACCAGGTTGTCTGTTATTAGTTGTAAGGAACTAACATTTACTGATTTCACATTGGTTGTAACAACTGTACCACGGACAACCAGATCATTGACCCATTTGATATTAATTTTTTTGGTGTCAACTTTATTACAAATACTATCAATTTCCTCAACTAAATTATTTAATTGCTGGTATGATGTGAGTATAGATGGGGGGGCATTTTTGGACAAATATGTAGGAATAATGGCGTCTATATTTAACTTATGAATATTTGCACCATCTTTTATTATTGAACCACACATAAAGCCATATTTACTTGTTGTTTTAATTATTGGTAATATTCCTGTGAAAACTTCATTAGACTTTTTATTCCTAATACTAGTTAAAATATGTGAATATTGAATCTGGACTATTGAATTGTATAATGTATTCATTCCATTATACTTAACAGTTATATCGGTAGTATTATTTTTGAGTGAATCACAGTCATGTATTACTCCGGGCGAAGTTGTAGATGTAAATGTCCTATAAATATCAGTTATACTTTGGTTAGCATAACCGCATAATTTTATTATAAATGCGAAATTATTAGGGTCTTTGGGGTCTTGTGTAACATGTGCTAGTTTAGTAGGGTCAAAATACTCTTTTATTTGTTGCCCCGTAGCTACTACATTCCTTACTGCTACTGCATTGAACGCTGAATTTGATAATACTACTGCTAATGTAGCTATTGCCAATGAGATTGACGATGCAGGCGGGACTGCTATAGGCGGGACTGCTATAGGCGGGACTGCCGCCACTGTTCCCGTTACAAAGGGTGGAATCGGAGGAAGAGGTGGTGGCACTGACCCTGATGTTGCGGTTGCGGATGCTGCAGCAACTTGGTCTACGGTAGTTAACTTCTTCTCTATGTCCACGCCAATTTCTTTCATTGCCCCCGCAGCAACATCCGTCATTTCGTTGAATGCATTACCAATTTGGGCGCGTGCATTTGCACAACTTTCAGTGCTGGGTTTTTTGAATGGAAAATGTTTATTGAATTGATTTTTTAATGCGCCAATCACTGAACTATCATCTACAAGTCCGTCCTTACCAGCCTCTTTTTCTCCGGCCGTCGCCGCCGCCGCGGTCACTGATACAAACGCCTCATTTTCAAGTCGAGTATCATTTGTTGAATCTTTTCCAGGCGGCAATATTTGCGGTCCAGGTTCACTCGAAATAATAAATATACAAAAAGGCAGAGCATCCGTCTTCTCACTTACATTGATTGTAATATCTTTTTTTTCGCGAATCAAATCAAGGCGTGACGGAATCGGGGCGGGGGCGGGGGCGACGGCCGAGGCTACTGCGACCTCAGGCTCCGTCAAAGTAATATTGAACTGACGAAATGCACGTTTTGAAATAATTTTAGGTCGGTCCAATTGAAAAACACCCCATTTCAACATAGATGTCTTCGGTTTTATTCGCATACTAGGGGAATACGCGATAAATCTCGGTTTCGCAAACATCATATTTAATACCTGAACTGTATTATGTTCTATCAATAAGGACAACAGACGGTTCATTGCCGTCTTCTTTTGGTCCTCATCACTGATATCGAGTCCCACACTTTTGTCCAATTTCTTTTTCATTTTTGTAATCGCAAATGCAATATCAGAACCTGGTTTTCTTTTTTCATTCAGTATATCGTTCCATGCATCTTTATACTTGTCAGGCGAAATAAATCCAGTAAAGGCATCCGCCGTAGCGTCGTCATAATACTTTGTCTGGTCAGGAATAATACGTTCGACCGGAAATTCACTTATTTTCGCGATTAAATCGCATACATTTTTCAGTTTTTTTTCGTTCAAGTCTATGTCCTGGCGGATTTTACGTAGCAGAGCATCCTTTATTTCATCTATTTTCTCAAACACCTTCGGGTTTTTCATGATTTCAGAGACGACTGTGATTGTTGCGCGATACAATAGATAAAACAGAATATCGATATCGGGGACAATACGCTGGGGTGTCGATTGTTCCGCGCTGAAATTGAAGGCAATTTTGTCGCGAACAGTACTATCAACATTGAAATGTATCTTTGTATTTATAAATGTCTGCAATACTGGAGCGGCCCCAGTCCTACCTATCTCAACCAGATAATCATTGATTTCCTGATTATTATATACACTGGTCGTTCTGGTCTGATATTTGGTTATTTTTTTCCGATTCAAAATATAATCATCGAACACCGTCTTCAGTGGAAATGATTTGTTACGCTCGGATATGTCCTTTTTGAATGTATTTACAATCGGTAATATCTGTAAATAGGATACCTTCGTCATATCGCCAAGGTTTTCTAATACTGTTTTCAACTCTTCATAGGTTTTGAATAATGTAGCCTTTATTGTATCATTGAACTCATAAGAATAGTCCATATTTTCCTTTCGATTTGTTATAAAGTTCAATTGGTCGTTCATGTGATTTTTTATATCTTTAAATACCGAGTTGAAAAATGTAACATATGGGATGACCGTCTCATTTATAATCTTCAATGCTTCCGCGCCGTTCTCGGTATATTTCTTCTGGATTTCCATATATTTTGAACTAACATTATCCACGAGATTTACGATTCCCGCGTTTCCATCTCCTTCAAATACTTCGTCGATTTCGATTTTCAGCGTAAATAGTTCATCCTGCGGAATATCTTTATTTTGAATGAAAAACATACTTGCATTATCATAAAAAACCCACCCGGCGTAATCATTGTGCCATTTAACGATTTTATCCTGTATTTCATTGCATGCTTTATCATCGAGGTCTAATGCCCCTGATTTCGCCTTCCCTGCGAGGGTGTGCTTGTAAAAAAGACTATTATTATTTTTGCCATACGATTGAATCACATTTGTGACAATGTCGTTTGTCCCTTCATCGCCGCTTTTTTCCCCGAAATACTGGTTGATTTTATCATGGATAATTTTGTATCGCGTAGGAATAAAAATATCAAGTGGGTTCTTATTCGTTGAACCATGACGATGATACACCATTTGTTCCAATAAATCCACTTGTAATTTTGGAAAATCACCGTCAATTCGTTTAAAAACTGGCGCAGATGATGACGATGATTTTCCATTCACGGGAACCTCTTTCAATGTCGGGCGGTCATTTATATCTGTTACAAATGAGTCAATACTTGTATCCATTATTGTTTTCAGGCCGGTGATGGTGATGTAGGGCAATATTACGGATTTCTTACTCTGTTGTGTCGCATTCTGCGCGATTGTCGTATTCAATGTATTTGGATGCGTCGCTGATGGAGACTGCTGCTGCACTGGTGCTCGTGTAACCACTGGTGGACCACTCACTATCGGCAAAGGAGGTAATGGCGGCACGGATGCAGACGACGGCACTGGTGCTGGTGGAACCGCTGGTGGTCCACCTGATACACCACTCACTATCGGCAAAGGAGGTAATGGCGGCACGGATGATGTACCCGACATAGTAACCCTTACTTGCTATAGAATGCGTATAATAACTATATACTCATTCTATTTTTCTTTTACACCTTTTCCGCTACTCTATTTCGCGGTAGCGCCACCTCCGCTCCCGCCTCCTACCTTCGCTGGGTCGATGACTCAAACGTGTCGTCTTTGAACAACTGGTGGTATTTCACTAGTTCTAAATGGTCAGTCTCCTCCTTCTCTTTCTTCGCTTTTTCCAGCGTATGAAGCGCATTGCTTATTTCTAAATCCGTCACATTCTTCTCGGGACCGTGCTTTTCAGGTGCCATTGTATGTAGGTCTCTAAATTTGGAAGGGATGACACAATACCGGCTATCAACGTTCATAAGATGGTCGACGACTACTGTGAAACACGCTGTAATCACAAGCGCATAATAAATACTACGTGTTCCCATCCAACTCACCGCAAAGACTAGAACCTCTTTGCTCATCAAATATTTAATCCATGACTCCGTAGAAGAGTTCAGGTCCAAGTTGATATATCGCGCACCAATGTTCAAGACAAGCATAACAAACCCGGCGAAAAATGTGCTTGTATTCAAGTTATGAAAGAAATTGTGCATTGTCGTAAGAACACGAGAGTTCATGATATTATTTGCAGGGGATTGAAGTGTGAAAAAATTGGTTTTACCGGAAAAAAGGTCCGTAAAGGATTTCATTGTGATGGGTGGAATCAATGGAGACGATGCAATCGACCCTGGCGCGCCGCCGACTTGTTTCGGCGCGCCTTGTTGTCCACCACCACCACCACCAACGGCAGGGGGCGCCGGGGCCATGGCCCGATTCCGAAGACTGCTACCGCGACTGCTACCGCGACTGCGACTGCGACTCTTTTTTGACATGGATTGATATTACTTAATAATGGGACACAGAATAATACTACTATTACCGTAGATTATTTATTTTTTACCACTTGACCGTCCGCGAAACGCGTTCTTCAGTTTACGCATTCCTTGACGTGCGCCTCGCCTGAACTTCTCGCGAATCCGGAACCCCTCAGCCCCCATCGGGTTATCCACCTGTTCTTCTACACTTGTCGGCGCCAAAACAGACTCGTTAGACCCCCATTTACTAAATATCTCTTTAAATATGTTTTTGATGTACTTTATCTTTCGTTGAAACTCGGACACAGGTGCGCCGTCGCCGTTGCTGTCGCTGTCGTCGCTGTCGACACTTTCGTCGTCGCTGTCATATGTATCGCGTAAATCATACCCGCCGGCTTTTCCGCGATATGTATTCGCACCATCTTTCACATGAGGTCCATCGGCTCTTTCAGAAATATCCAGGAAGACTTGACTCTGTTTATGCGATGTTCCTGCGCCAGAAGCACCAACCAGTTCTTTCGATAATTTGTTTGCGGGAATGACCTTGGCTTTCGCGACCGTTTTATTATCAGGCGCAGGCGCATTACCGATACTGTCTTGATATGTGCCAAATGCAGATGTGGCGATGACGATGAATGCCATCATGAATAAAATCGCAACGGTTCGTAGTTCCATTGACGTTCGAATACGTATATACCTATTATAATGTACCGATTATAATATTTTGTGTTTCAACGTCTAGTATATAACGGTGTGTCACTTCCAGTTTTATCAAAATAATACGTTATTCCGTATAAATACCGTTGTTCATCTTTCATATTGTACGTGTTGTCTTCGAGTGGGATACCGAAAATATTGTATGCACCAGAAATAGTTTCTTTTGTATCGGAGGGAAGTGGTTCAAGCATACCTTGACTCAGATCGGGACCCGCACCTGCTACCACGTTCGTTATTTTATCTTTAAGCATATTCTTCGGTAATTGTTCGAACGTAATAACATTATTACTTTGCTCAATGAGTGCTAAATACGCCAACATTCTGCGTAATTCCCTTATGAGGTCCTCGCTTACACGCACGGTATATAAGTTCGCTGTATTTTCTTTCGTTTGTTTCACCATCTCACTTAAAATTACATCAATTCGTTTTCGATACTCGAATACTTTGCCATACACACTCCTTGCAATTTGTTTTCGATATTCTCGTGAACCAGGTGCCTCATAGATTCCACTAGTTGACACATTTGTCTCGTTCATTAATGCTGTATATGTCGCCTCACTCGCATTGTCACCAATACTACCGGCATTCAATGGTTGAATATTGGCTAGTTTTGCGGCATTATCTGTACCATTGATGACAGATACTGACGCAATTTCAGCTACATTACTATCATCCTTTTTATCGGATAGAGTTACCGATTTACTTATATCTGCTGTAACATCTGACCTAGTATTGAATAATACTTCGATATTGAACCGCGCGAGACATTTCGGGATGTCGATAATGCTTTGGTTGATTTTCGCGTACATCTCTTTTTTCACCGGACGAAAATCGTTTCGTTGAATTGGGTCGTATACACAATCTTTGAAATACGTGTATCGTTTCGCAGAATCACCACCCCATTTCGAAACATTTGGAGTCCATTTTCCTGGAAAATCATATATCGTCTCTAGTTTTATTACACGTCCGCCAATAAGTTCGTTGTCACCAAACATGGTTATTGAACCACCTCCACTTCCAATCGAGCATTGTTTACTAGTGAAATACTTTTCGCTGAAATCGCGACTGTCTTCCTCTATGAATTTATTTGACCGTTGATAATATTTCCCCGAATCATCGCCCTTGACAATTTTCGGCAATCCAATTGAAAAACCTTCACGTGTCAAGGCTACACCCGTAGTAAGTTCATCCTTATCCACGGTATGATGCGATAATGTGCTTGCGCGACTGTCAGTGGCGGCGGCAACGGCGCCATTCAGTGAAAATAATGTCGACCCCATAAATACCTCTGCACATACAACTACAATGCAAAGAAGTGTAAACAACGTATACTGACCATACACCAATAATGAGACTAATCCAATGATGATTAATATTCGCACGATAGACAGTGTGACATCTGTGTTTATTATATTATGATATATCCATGATACGATATACTTTATATAATACTGAAGGTCCATTGTGTTTCTACTACTACTATTATACTAGATATATTTCAATACATATACACGATATTGAGTGTGTATGTATTCACGTATTCAGACATTCAGACATTCAGACATTCAGGCATTATGACTTCATCTGGTCTTTGATTTCCTTCATGATATCACTGGATGGTTTCTGGGTTTCGGCGCCCTCCGCTGTATCGCAGTCATCACCTTCACACTTCTTCTTCTTCTTATCGGCGAATCCTTCTTTTTCGGATTCTTCATCTTCGTCATCCATTCCTTCCTTCTTCTTCTTGTCATCTGGCATTGCTAAACCTTCGAACCCATAATATCCGCTCATGGAGGCAATAATGGCCACAAACACCACGGCCAGCAAACCGGCCGCAGTATGTTTCAGTGAGAGAAACACGATAGCCGCGACAAATATGATTTTGCCTAAAATGTTGTTGTACAAAAACCCAAGAAGGTTGGGTTTAAGAACCATAACAACGATAACAATCAATAAAACACCTAAAGTGAGTTCTTTGTTCAATTTCACCATTTTCGTCTTATATACATAACAAATATATTTTTCGTATATAACCAGGACATTCTTCTCGAATTAAAATCTCATTTTTTTATAGGAGAATATGACATCTTTAGGTTTTTCGGAATACGCCGAAATTAATAATGATAGTACACGAAACGGAAATGGAAATGGAAACGGAAACGGAAATTCAAAGATTTATAATCGCCGAAATGGAAGCGGCGGCGGTAGCGGCAATCGCACCCTAAAGATACCGCGCAATATCGACGCAGGTGGTGGCGCCATCCCCGAACGAGGATTATTACAGTCACCGAATGGTGCGATTTCAGGTATAACCGATGAGAATGGAACAAATGGAGGTATGATTCAGCAAGCCGGTAAAAAAATAAAGCAAATCAAGGACTATATTGAAAATATTCACCGTAAAGGAGGCGAGGATAGTGATGATGATGACGGCGGTGACATGGCTGCTGGCAATAACATTTTACCGTCCTATCCGGCGCAAGGCATGGGTGTTTACGCCACGAATGTATCCAACGCCGAAATCATCCGAGGCGTATCTAGCAATACACCTCCATTCACTGCCGGTTCAGAAACGGTAGTTCGTAAAACGACCCAAATGAACTCCCTACATCCAGGTTCTTCGTACTCGTCTACATTATTAGAAGGCATGAATGTGTCACCGACTCCCTATTTTGAGAAAGTGACGGGTATTGCAGGCGCCCCCAAAAAAGACGGAACTGTTAAACAAAGTGTTACAGATAAAGACAAGACCAGCACATATGCCTCACAATATTACGAGCAATTTGTTCCTTACGCTGAATCACTCGCAGGACAGTTGGCCAATAACAGCGCAAGCACTGGTGGCGGCAGCAGTGGCGGAAATATGTCCGGCACCAACGCAGCACTCATTGAAAAACTCAATTACATTATTCACATGTTGGAGGAGAAGAAAGAGGAGAAAACTGGACACGTTATTGAAGAACTTGTATTATATTGCTTTTTAGGCGTATTTATTATTTTCGTAGTAGATACATTTACACGCGCGGCGAATACTGGGCGTGGAGGATTTAGTATGTTTGGCGGTAGTGGCGGCGCATCTCGCCGTTATTCGCATACTGCATCTGTATATCAACGCTAGACCCTACACCCTACACCCTACACCATTAAGATATCCTTACATACGGTCTCTTCGTGTATAATGGCATTATATAGAATGTAATACCATTTATCCTGTGATATACACGTAAACGACGACGCCGACGACGTCGACGACACGAGAGCATCAATGATGTGATAATTATGCGCAATTGTATCAATGTATACGACCGTCTGCGTGGACGTCGCCGCCGCCACCGCGGTTACAGCAGCGAGAAACCCTCGAACAAATACGCCATGGTCGCACAGCGTTTTATGACGGATAGATGATTTCAAAAGTAGAATATCGGGCGCCTCACGGTCATGGTCACCGCCACCGCCACGGTCACTGCTGCCGTCTCCATTTGCCGCCGTATACTTTATTCGTTTTCCGAATGCGTCATATCTAGGACGAGACACCGGAGGGAGGTATTTCACGAGGGCAGTCGATGTTTGAGATATATAGTTGTGAAGTGATGATATTCGATTTCCCCGAGTCCTTTTCAGTTTCGACCTCGTGGTCGTGGTTGACATCGTGACAGACGTGTGTCCAGGAGACACCTTCATCCATGAAGGCGCGAAGATATAAACTGCAAGTACGCGCACTTGATGCAGTAGCAGCATATATATTGAGTACACCCCGCTTTGAACGAGAGATTGTAATTGTGTAAGTTCATGGAAGATACAATAACGAAAATCTCTCGCGCATTCATTTACAAACGTATAAAATAGAGCAAAGTTCACGGAAGATACTTTGATAAGTGTCACCCCATCACCAATTACTGTCGCCCCCGTCGCCCCCGTCGCAGCGACTGACCCTGAAAACGTATACCGATACACAGTCGTGAATGGAATAACAAACCACGGTATTTCATGGTATTTGTATAATGTTTGTTCCCCCGCAATCTCTCGAGACTTCTGAATATACTCGGTTGTTTCGAGAAGTTCGAGAGATTCGCGCTCACTTGTGATGTACTTCGCCCATGACATATGTTCGCACAGATAAATAGTTACCGACCGAGGCGGTTCTGTTTTCACGGAACTGAATGAAAGCATGATTCTTGGTGTGAGGACACATATACCTTTAATGCCGTCGCCGCTCCCGCTGCTCCCGCTGCTCCCGCTGCTCCCGCTGCTCCCGCTGCTCCCGCTGCTGCTCCCGCTAAAAACTCCAATAAACGCCGACAGGTCATACATGAGTTCGAATATATCTCCTCGAATACGAATATGTTCATCCTCACGTCGACCAGGCGTTACTAACTCCGTCTCTCGACGTGATAAAAATGTAGCAATCTTTTCATACGGGGGAGTACCCGCACCTGCACCCGCACTGCCGTCCTTGTAAACAATCACGCTATCATGATTTACAAAGTGTAGAAATGGATACACGGTCGCTTTACGATATTGTTGTACGAGAGATAGAGGGTTCATTATGCTCGTATTCTTACATCCGCCCGCGCCGCCGCCGCCGCCGCCGCCACGAGACCATCGTCCGAATGTAAAATGAAAAGTGATAGGTTGACTATACCAAAATAAGTATTTGAACTTTAATACACAGACACACACTAAAAACACGACACAAACAACTACGATAATATAATGAAAAAGAAACGGTGGAAACGTGATGGTCGAAAATGCGGCGTTCATCGCGTTCATCGCGTTCATTTCATTCATTATATTACAATCACAAATTGCAGGTTCCTTCTTTACGCGACCTTCTTTATACCCAGGATGGGTATCTCTGTTGAATGACTTCAACGGCGCAATATAAACAAATACTGATACTCATTAAGAACATGCACCAAGTCAACCTGTCCTGTAACGGTAAACCCTACCTCCTTCGCAATTTCCAACATTTCTCGGTTGGTTGGCATGTAATAGGTATGAATATTCTCTCGAACCTTCCCAGTTTTATCATCAATAATCTTTTCGGTAAACTGACCAATATTCTTTTTACCGGTACTTTTCGCAGCGCGTCCTTTCGTTGGAGGTGGAGCTGTAAAATCCGATTTATACTGAAAACTTCGAAACTTAACAAGTGAATTGGTGATGCGTTCTTTTGCATATTTCTGCGGATTTACAATAAAGAGCGGTTTACCACCCGGAACAATCGGGTCAAAATGATTGCGGTCAACCAAATGGATGATGAGATACCCCTCTGGTTTCAACCACTGATAACAATTACGAAAGAATGCGCGTTTATCTTTCGCATAATAGACCGTAAAATAGAGACATGTAATCACATTGAACTCTTCTTCACTAAATAACATTGGTTTCATGAAATCGCCCTGAATAAACTTGGCCGAGGGATACAAATCTCTCGCATTCTTCAACATGGCCTCTGATTTATCACAACCAATTACATTTTGGGCGCCTTTATGTGTCAATTGGTCTACATGATGTCCGCGACCACAACCAAGGTCACATATTTTGAAATTCTTTTTATCTTGTTCGCTGCCATTTAGCGCGCCAGTTATACTGATGATTTCATCGACTTCGGTTTCTATTTTATTGGACTGAATGAATAATTCGTCATAGATGTCCGCATAAAATTCGTCATAGATTTCGTCATTTTCATACACCTTGTATTTATCTCGTTGTTCAAACCCTTCTACATGAACCGATAGTTCTCGCTTAATAAAAAGGAGTATCAACAATAGTATGAAAAGAACGGTAAGTATTTCCCATCGAGTCAATGATTTAATATACTTTGAGAATGACGCATAGATTGACATTATGTTAGTGTCCGTACTACTAGTATTTCGATATAAAATATTCTTATCGTTATTCTCGCACGAAAAAAAACCGATGTGATAATAACGCGAACTGCAATATCTCTGTGCCATTCATTCCTTCACGTGATGTCCGACCCATACGAAATCAACGATATTCGCAGTGACAGCGACTTTCGGGGTATAACATTTTCGTCCTATAAAAAGACCGATGTCCGTAAAGAACTAATGAATAGTCTATCCAGTTCTAAAATAGAACCCGTGTGTTATTGGAGCGCCGAACTCGTGTGTTCCGGGCATTATCTCGAATTATGGGACATCATTATTACCTTTGTAAGCAAGTATATTCATTTAGCCAATCCTAAACTACCGTTATATATTGAAATGCGTTATGAAAGTTTCAGGTCGATTATATCCAATGGATACTCTGGGAATGAACTCCGACTTCGAAATCATCCAAAGATGCGGTCGCTTTTTGCCGAAATCGTCTGCGTTCTTGCAAACTCGAAGCGGCAGCATAAATACGAGAGTGTGAAAATCAAAAAAAAGGAAGAATATGACATCGCAACAATGTCGCAACGTCTGAAAGCGCCGCGCGTAGATTATGCACAAGAGTTTTTTCGACAGAGAGACCCGAAAGAGATATTCATTGCGATGAATGAGTTCGCGTATCATATCTCTCGAGACTCTAAAAATACACTCTTTGCGTGTTATTGGGTAGAGTGGATTGTTGAATTCGAGACGATTTGCAAAGCAAAGAAGGAGACATGTCGTTGCGAACGACGGTCGCATATTCCTGTAGACGATAAACTCCAATTCGACCCAATTTGGATGATTTGGGATATGATTATTGCGCGAAGTAACCAGACAGATGAATATTCACCACTTACACAGAAAATCGTGAATAGTCTATTACGGTTGTATTGTATCCGATTCACGCCAGGTGTGCGCAAAAAACGTCGTTATCTCATCTATTTTGCAATCTCGTTGCTTACTACGGAATATGATAGCAAGATAGAGATGATAAATGACCGTCTCATCATTGAGACTGCAGTGGAAAATATCAACTCCGTCTACAAGCAAATTAAACAACATGAAATCAGTCCAGATACAGACTACCTATTTTCGTCGGCCGGATACAAGGGCGATAAAAACGGAGATTTAGAACGCACAATTAAGCGTCTTGAGGCGTTGAATGCGATGAATACGATTGTAAGGACGCCTGATAATAATGATGCAACGGCGTCCACGTCCACGTCCACGTCCACGTCCACGTCCACGTCCACGTCCACGCCCACGTCCACGCCTGCGGCACCCCCGCGTAAATATAACCCGTATGAATAATGTATGGTATATATAGTATAATGTCGCTTCCTACTTTTAAATTCACGAATATTGGCGTACCTACAAGCAATGAACGTGTAAATAGTGGGTTATCGTCTAGTTCTAAGATGGAGAAAACTGGGATACTATCGAGTATCACGGAAAAGGCGCAGGATACATTTAAAGAAGGGCTAAAGCAAATGCCGGATATTTCTCTCGACACAACTATTGTCGGCAACGGCGAGGGAGACGGTGACGGCAGCGTATTCTCATTTATGAATGCAATCAAACTCATATTGATTCTTGTGATTGCATGGTTTATGTGGAGTAGTTTATCCAATAACAGTGACTTTCATTTAGGGATGGGTGATTTCGGAAGTAAAATGAACGCCTTTTTCAAAAGAATGGAAGACAAAGGACGCGAACTGGTTTCGCGTATAACGAATCAACCCGTAACGTCATCATCCACTTCAGGCAATGACGAACATGGCAAAGGGGATAGCGATAGCGACAGTGATAGCGAAAGCGATGATGACGACGGCGACGCACACCACGCACCGTCCTCGTCCTCGTCCGTGTCGTCCAGAACGCCACATATCCCACCGACCCCTCCAGGAATGTCAAACAGTTCAGATAAAAAACCCGGTTTCATTCATGACGACGATAAATATACATTTTTAGACAAGGCCGACCGTAGTTATACTGGACCGTCTCCTCGCGCAGATGATAGTACAAGCGTTACACAGAAACATCAGTCAGGGAAGGCTGGTTACTGCTATATCGGCGAAGACCGCGGATTCCGAAGTTGCGTACCAGTCCAAGCCGGAGATAAATGTATGTCAGGGCAAGTATTCTCTCGTCAAGATATTTGTGCAAACCCCACGCTGAGAGAATAACACCGCCACTCCCCCTCCTCATCCCCCTCGAAGTCCTCTATCGGTATTATAGTGTCAAATACCGTACTTCAGGAGTATAAAGGAATTGTTCACTGGTTTGTTCTTCACGAGTTGAACTGAATACTAATGTTATCGTGAGCGAATACGTCTGCCCTACAACAATAACATCCCGACCAGATATGTTGGCTGGTATTCTAATCTTGTGTTCACCAGTTCCATTGATAACTTGATTATAAATATTCAGATTGGTCTGAAACGCGGAGTTCAAACCATTTACTCTAACTGTCGATATTTGATTTGTATCCACCCAAGCCGTATTAATCGTAAATGTCATATCGACATGTTGCAGTCCGGAAGTTGTATAGAACCCGTCTATATTGAAAATCGTGGCCTTTGCCGATGTTGGAAGAACTGTAACAGATGTACGTGCACTTTCGACGCTTGTCAAATATCCATTAAACGCCTGTACGACAATCGAATATGTCGCGCCGGGCATTAATGAACTTTGACCAAGACGCGCAATGTTTGAACTGAATGACGTTCGTGTATCAGTTGCACTCACACTGAAAGGAATCGTAAGTGTCGTACCCGCTGGAGGTATCGTAATTGTAATATTATACAGTCTGATTGGACTACCGCCTGTGTTCGGTTTACTCCAGGTGACATTAATATAACTACCAGGGGTAAGAGCATGTTCCGGTGGTAGTATACCGTATTTCGCAGATGATACCACATTGAATGGCGCACTTGGCGTCATCAGTGTTCGCGCAGTAATAATTGCCGATTCTGGTCCAACCCCTATCGAATTAATCGGTTCGATTTTGATTTCGTATTTGTTTTCATTCAACAAGTTTCGTAAAATGTAACGGCGGGTCTGTGAACCAGATACTTCAATAATCGCGCTACTTATGTCAACTACAAACGACGACCATGTCGTAGAGGGTACCTTTCGATAATACAAATTATACTGACGAATCGGCGGTCCATTATATGACCCAGGCGTCGTACCACCATTTAACGGGTCAGTCCATTTCAAATCAACAATCAAATTTTGCCGTTCATCAAGAGCATTTGTAAACCCAAAATCACTAATAATCGACGGAACTGCCGACGTTTTCACGGTGATGGTAGCCGGAACACTCGATAATCCGCGGACATTGCCGGAAAAAACGGAAATATAATATACCGTATTCGCCTTGATTGGCGTTGACCCTGCGATGTTTTCAAATACAACCGAGTTTCCGTTGATTTCTCCGGACACACGATTATATGTTGCATCACTAGAAGGCGTTCGCGGAAACACGCTTTTATAGGGCGCCCATGTTTTATTATCAACGGAATAGGTAATGACGTATCCCGTAATTGGAAACCCGCCATTCGATTCAGGCGCATCCCATACAAACGTGATTTTGTTATTTTCAATGTCATATTCACTGATACGTAGGTTTGTCGGTTCGGTTAAAACAGTTGTTGGTATATTGACCGTTTTTTGAAGACCGGCCTTGTATTCATATGTCCGTTTGTAATTGTATAAATTGATGGATGGGTCAAAGCACAGTAGTCGTTCTTTCCCAGGTACGCCACACGCCGTTGTAAGTCCACACACCACGCGACTATTCGCAGTTGTAGGAGGGCAAATCAGTGTAAATGGTCCAAACCCGGCCGAACCACCTGTTCCAACCGACTGACTTAAATACTTATTTTCATTCCCGATTTTCCGCATCAATTCACCGCGAGTTGCTTTCGCATATTTCTGATTCTTCGTGAGACCGCCAACATTCTTGTTATATTTCAGTATTTCGGCTTTACGACGCATGTCATAGACTTCATCGACTTGAGTCACGGAGAGTTTCGCACCAGTGACACTATCCACCAAATCAGACGAACGGCATTCTGGGATAAATCTTGTCCAAAATTGTCGGTTGTATGGATTGGTATAAAATAGGTTGGTATTGCAATTGATGACAGATGGCGTGATTTCGAATACATTCACGTTAAAATACGCGATTTTTTCATTGAAGTTCGTGGTGGCGGGTTGGATGACACTAATGGTTGCAGTTCCTGAACCATATACATATGCAGTATATACATTACCAGCGGTGGTACCAATACCGGTGCCAGTACCCGTCAAACGGACCTCGACAACATTTGGGTTGGATGACGAAAATAAGAAGTTGGCGGATGGGTCTGTATTATTCGAACCAGGAGGTGTCAATATAAACGAACCTTCGGTCGTCATTTTATTCAAATCAGTGAGACGATATACTGTTGTAGGGTTGCCAGTATTCACAGTCGGCACTTGACCATTAAATGTAGGCGTAGATTTGATAATGCGTAATCGAATGGTGGTGGTGGTAGTATCGCCGATTCGTTCTGTGGAACGCCGGTAGACAGCCGTCTCTTCTTGGAGGAAATAGATAGGAAATGATGATGCTGTACCATCTGACAGTATTGGCGTAACTTTATCAAACATGACTAGGGTGTCATTGATGGTAACAAACTCATTTGTATATGTAAAATTTCTAGAGGACCCTGAACCCACTTTATTCGTAACATAGTATACAATTTCGCTGGTATCTTCAGTGCCATCAAATAGTTTTTTCCGGTTGGTCGTTGCAAATTGCGAAAAACTCAAATCAATCAAACGGTCCACGTATTCGCGCGTGATAATCCCATTTGTATCTGAACCGCGTATTGTATATGCACCAGAACCCGAGAATGGTTTAAGCGTCAACGACGATAATGACTTGGTTATTGTAATCGGCACGTAAATGACCTTTTCATTATACGAGACATCTACCGGCACAGACGCCACATGCGCGGCCTGGCGGATTTCCATCCGCAATAATATACTATTCTGTCCATATGTAAACCCGCCACCAGATACGTCATAGACGCCATTTATGAGAATCGCATTGTTGTACGGAAGAGATACGCCCGGTGGTGCGTTGGGAGCTGGGGCGGTTCCCGAAGACGAGAAATAATCGTTGTCATTATATGCATTGGCACTTGTCCCCTGTGGACGAACAAAATAAGTCTGACTAAACGATACAATCTCTGCGGATTGATTATTCGATGGAAATGCAAATGTAATCGGAGTTCGGAGATTGTTCTCGCGCGAGATGTTTATCAACGGTATAACACCGATAAGCGTATTACGACGACTGGTTATTTCAGTAGGAATATTGGCATATGTTCCAGATATTAACTTGAATGTAGTAGAGTAACTCAGCGAATATACATTGAAACGACTCGTTTGACCACTTTCACCGGTAGTGTCGAAATACACGTCACCGTACGTGGTTACTCCATTCGTAGTTGTGACTGTTTGTTCTAACTGAGGTATCCACCGTGACGGTTCTGACATTACTATATTTTTTTACACGTATCGTTTTGTATTGCTGATATGTAAATGTAAAAAAATATTACCGCATGTACCAAATATTGGACAGATACGAACCGGCGCCCTTTGTTTCATTGACACCACCTGTGGCGACCATCTTCAAATTAGGACCTTCATCTACTATGCTTTTAATTTTATTTGCACCAATCGAATAATTGAAATATTGAATGGTAGAAATATAACCACTAAACCGATTATTCCCCTTGTCTTCACCAATAAAGATATTTCCGTAATTCTGAAGTGGGATACCGGCCGTCTTACGACGCTGGGCTAACCGTCCATTAATATACAAATCAATGACATTATTTGTAACACGAATCACAGCATTCACCCAGTTCTTGATTGGAATATCGGTTGCAATGAGACGCTCATGTAAATTCTGTTTCTTATCTGTAGTATTATCCTTCTTTCCACTCACATCAATCACGGCCAATAGTGATACATTCTTTCCTTTGTCGGTTCTATCCGGATTTGTAGCAGTAATATCATCTGAATAACGAATGTACAATCCTGGGGCATTATTGGGGAAATAAATGCCATCGGAACTATTACCTTCACTACTATATTTGGTTCCTTCGCCACCTTTGCTAAATATTCGCGAGTATTTGCCAGACGCGATTGGAACATCATTAATCAAAAACCACGCCGACCACGTGTATTCTAAACCCCCGTCTTCATTCATGGACCGAGCAATGAATATAGATTCCTTCTTTGATGGGTCTTGTGTGATTATCATTTCCGTATCTTCTGTATTTGCAGTTCCATCCAATACAAAAGGGGAGTTTGTCGGAAGCAACAAATAGGACAACCCGATAATAGCGAGTTTCACTGAAACTGAGAATACGATGAATACCATCAGAATGAAAGCAAACTTGGCTACGAGACTATTGGATTCCATAAACTCTTTCAGTCCGAACCCACCGCCGCCAGAAGACGAAAGACCAGCGTCGCTCGGTTTTGAAAAACCTGATGTTATACCGCTTAAAAATCCGCCGCCACCGCCGCCGTCACCGCTACTCTCACTCATTTAAATTAAAACTTTCGATATATGATATTACTATATATATCGAATAAAAAAACGGGGGGTGGTTGCTTCAACAGTTGTATCGATTGAATTCGGTCGTTTATATTGCATTAGGTACTAATACTCGTCTGTTCTTGGTTATCTACAATGAAACTTAACTTCACCTTGTATTTATTGAGAAGGTCGCTCCATGGACTTCCACCGAATCCTTGCGAGTAAATATCCCACGCCTCTTGAGGTGCGATAGAACTCGATTTCAGTTTCACATTGGTGATAAAACCAACATCATCCGTAGGAGGTCTCTTACTTTCATCGCCTAAAATAATTGTTTTTGTATCAGCCAAACGAGAACCTGAATCAACCACGCATGATTTCACTAATTTACCATCAACATAGACATCCATGGCGGAACCGTTGAAACTGATGATGAGATTCACCCATTTTTGAAGAGGAAAATCTGTGATTTCACATTCTAATCCGTCAGAAGCACTTTCGGACCTGGGGAAAATCTGGATAGTATTTGTAGACTCTTTGAATTGAACCTGAAAAATTGTACTATCTATATTTTTGAAAACAATGACCTTTGTGCCGTTTGACCACTTCTTAATGTAAAACCAAAGAGAAATTGCGCTATTCGCCTTGAAATTACTGGGTAGATTTGAACCCTGTAATGTAGTTTGATTCTCCCATTTTTGCATCGATCCTAAACTAGTATATGTAGTTGTCAACGCCTTAAAAATGACATACAGTAATAGAAGAATAATAACGACTGCGAGAACAAGTTTGGCGTTCATCTATAATAATTATTCGTATAAATATTGTAGATATTATAATACATTCCATGATTCCATGATTCCATGATTCCATGATTCCATGATTCCATGATTCCATGATTCCATGATTCCATGATTCCATGATTCCATGATTCCATGATTCCATGATTCCATGATTCCATGATTCCAT